CCATCTGATTGACGAGGCCAACGGTTGGAACCAAAATCAATATTTTGCGGTCGGTATTTAATACCTTTTGTAGATATCGAACCAAGACGTATATAATAAGACTTTTTCCAGATCCAGTCGGAGATATCAACACAGAACGATGATTGTTCAATCCATGCATAATAGCTTGAACCTGATGTGTGTGCATCTGAACTGGTTTTTTGCGAACGGAAACCTTCAGTGATTCGTAAAAAGCCTGAAGTTGCCCCTCTGTTACGCATAAAGGATTTTTACTCTCCTTTATATTTAAGGTGTATTTGCGATCTGTGCAAAATTTTTGTAAGTAAGATTTTAACCCTCTAGGAAGAGTAGATGACAGAATATCGTAGAGCCGAATTTTTCCATCCCATATGCGACGTTTAAACATCGGCATAAACTGGGCACCGGGAACCATGAATGAGAAATAATCTCTCAATTCTTGTTTGGTTCCTTTTTCTGCTTTTACGTAATATCTTACTTCATCAATAGATTCAACATCTATATCCACATAATATTTAGATGATTCCGTTCATCATTTTCTGCCAATCGATGGCGGACTTTATCATAAAATTTCTGTTGTTAAGTCCTTTTAAAAATTCTTCAACCATTCTAAGTTTAATTTCACTCACGGCAACTTTAGATTTAAGTTCAATAACTTTAGGATCTGCTTCTATAAATTGTTCTACATCGCTTTTTAAGAGTGTAAAATTACAAGGTTCTTCATCCCAAAGTTTTAATTCTTCTTGAGAAGCCTTTCCTGTATAAATTTTCCACTTACGCAATTTTAATATTGCAAGGTCGTTATTTTGTTTTGTCAAAAGTAATTTGACATCTGATAAAATTGTAAGATACTTCGAGTGTATTTGAGGTATCTTAAGAGACTCTATTCCCAACTCTGTAGAGTCTATTTGAGAGTCTTTAGTAATAAGTTCTTTAAGGTTCTCTAGATTCATCTTTTAAGATGTAATATAAAGTAACTCTAGAGTAAAGTCAAATAAATATATTTGACAATTATATAAAAGACTTTATAATAACTTTGAGGACTATTGATGCGCATCGATCTTCGTGAAATACCTGTGGTTTGGATAAATTTAGATTCGGCAACAAAAAATGCAGAATTGATGGAATTTAGATTTAAAAAATTTGCATTTAAAAATACATATAGAAAACCTGGTGTAGTTATTCCACCCCCACCAGGGACAGATAAATCTATAGCACATTTTAGGGGGTGTGGAACTTCTCATATTCAAATTTTACAAGATAAAACTTATTCTACTCCTTTATTAATTTTAGAAGATGATGTAGAGTTTATTGAAAATTTTAATCCAGTAATCGACATACCAGATGATTCTGATGGAGTTTATCTGGGCATTTCACATGGTAACGTGTATTACGGGTCATGTCAACACAATGAAAATTATTTAAGAATTGCTGGTATACTTGCCGCGCATGCCATTTTGTACGTTACGGAAACATACAGAAAGGCAATGTCTGATATTGGAGAATATTGTCTTTATACATTGAATAAACCTTGGGATTTGGGAACAGCTGGCATACAAAAAGATTTTAAAGTTTACACTCCAAACAATCCGCTGATCTATCAATCTGATGATAGGCAAAGTTCAAATAAGTGGCAAGGTTTAACTGACAGACCACTTCAAAATAGAAACACAATATTTGCATGATTACATTTAACATGTTGGGTAGATATGGAAGAATGGGAAACCAAATGTTCCAATATGCCACGTTGTATTCAATAGCAAAAACTAGAGGATACGAGTTTGGAGTTCCATATCAAGTTAAATCAGAAAACCCGTACTCAAATTTTTGTTTAAATGAATGTTTTTTAAATCTATCAGCAAAAGATAGTTCAAATACATTTGTATACAAAAGAGAACAAGAAAGACAGTTTACATATAATGCTGGAATTTTTGGAATAGAAGATAATACGGATATTGTTGGTTATTTTCAGAGTGAAAAATATTTTAAAGATTACAGAAACCAATTATTAAAAGAATTTGAATTTAAAAATAAAATAAAAGAAAAAGCAAAAGACATAAGATGCATAACTAAAGAACCATTGATATCTCTTCATTTGAGACTCGGTGATTATAAAAATTTAGTAGACAAACATCCAATATGCACATTGGAGTATTATAAAGAAGCTTTGGACTTATTGCCCGATGATCTGTTGATTTGTGCTTTTAGCGATGAGCCAGAATTAGCAAAAAATTTATTTGATTCACTAGGTAAAAAGTATTTTACACCAGAATCAGATGATCAATTTACAGACATGTGTTTAATGACTCTTTGTGATTATCATATACTTGCAAACAGCAGTTATAGTTGGTGGGGGGCTTGGTTGTCTGAAAGTAAAAAAACAATAGCACCGTCTGATTGGTTTGGAAAAGACGAGAATATGCCTAAAAATTGGTCTGATATTTATTGTAGTGATTGGATTATTATATGAGTACGTTACACATTTTTACAAACGCTTTTAATACACATTCTTGTTTAAATAATCCCCCAAAACTTTTTAATTGGACCTTTAATACATATCCAAAAAATAAAGAACCAATTGTTTATTTTGATGAAGCCATATTTCGTTATATGAATGATGGCTATGGTGGGCCAAAATATGGATGGCTAGGCGAATCTACAGAAATAATAGCACCATTAATAATGGGTATTACATCAAACAAAGATATTTTAAAATTAAAATATAAAAAAATATTTACAAACGATAAAAGAATAATTGATATAGATCCTAATTTTTTTCAATATAATCCACCAGCATCAAATATGCCTTGGATAAAAGAACCAAAAATATATGAAAAAAATAAACTATGTTCTTATATCACTAGTTTTAAACAATTTACTTCCGGTCATATTAAAAGAATGGAATTGTTTGAAAAATTAAAAAACAATCCAAATTTTAAAGATCATATTTTTGGAAGAGATTATAAATTTATTCCAGACAAATTGGATGGATTAAAAGATTATATGTTTTCTATTGTAATAGAAAATAGTGTTTATCCAAAATATTACACCGAAAAAATTACAGATTGTTTTGCAACAGGTACTGTACCTATATATTACGGCGACACATCAATAGGCGAAGATTTTGATTTAAATGGTATTATTTTTATAGAAAATTTAGAGTCTCTTGATTTATTAAATTTTGATTTATATTATTCTTTGATGCCAGCGATTCAAAATAATTTTGATCGTGTTTCTAAATTAAAAACAGCAGATGATTGTTTATATGAAAGTGTAAAAAATGATTCGATTAAGTATACATAATTTTTGGCCAAATTTTAATTATAATGAAAATATATTTATTTCAATTTTATCAGAAATATATGGAAACGATTTAATATTAACTAATGATGTTAATGATTGTAATTTATGTATTGTTGCGGAAAATTATGTTCCTCCAGAAATAGATAGGTCAAAAACAAAAATATTAACATTTATGGCTGAACCTAAACCAGTTCAGTATCAAGATGGGGATTACCATTTATCATTTGATCCCGATAGAGAGGATCTTAAAAATATAAGATTTCCTGCCTGGTATTTTTATATAAATTTTTATAATCTTCAAAATCAAAAAAATCCTATTCCAGCGGTGAACCAATACGAGTTGAATAACAATAAATGGTTCAACACACAAAAAGATAAATTTTGTGTAGCTCCATTTTCTGCTATTCATAAAAACAGAGTAGACTTTTTTAATATTTTAAATACGTATAAAACAACTTATGGATTTGGACTGCCTTTTGGTAATGGTGATGATGATAGAAATCAATTAAGAAAGTATGATGCTATTTGTTCTTTTAAATTTGCAATGGCATTTGAAAACACATATAAAACTGGATACGTTACTGAAAAATTTTTACAAGCAAAAACCGCTGGATGTATACCTATTTACTGGGGTGATTCTTATGTTTTAAGTGATTTTAATCCAGATTGTTTTATATATGTTAATAATTTTAAAACATATGAAGAATGTTTAGAATATATCAAATATGTTGATTCTAATGAAGATGTTTATCAAAAAATAAAAAATTCCCCTATATTTAAATATGATATAAATCAATCTTTGGAATCAATAAAACAAAAAATTAAAAGAACAATTCAATTATGAAAACTAGAGTAATAACTTTACCAAAAGCATTTGATCGACAGAAAAAAATAGATGAAATATTTAAATTAAAAAATATTGATTTTCAATATAGATTGGGTGTTGATATTAAAGATTTAAAATTTACCAAACAACCGGGTTTTATTTTTAAAGATAAGTCATATTTAATAAATAAAACAAATTTATTAAAATATACAAATAGACTTTGGATTCGTTTTGGAGAGATTGCTGCATTGATGGCGCATAAAAATATATGGGAAGAATTGGTAAATGATGAAAACGAATCAGTATATTTGATATGTGAAGATGATTGTCGATTTTCAAATACATTTAAATTTGAATGCTTAAAATCATTCGACTCCAGTAAATACGATCTTTTATATTTGCAGTCAGAAACTGCTCATTATCAAAATAAAAATAATTTTGTAAAAACATATGCAAATGCAGAGTGGGACGACAGATTAAAGGTTATAGAAAATAATAAGCTAATAATGTTTGAAGGTTTTGCGGGATATTGCCTATCAAAACAAGGGGCTAAAAAATTAATTAATTATGTTGAAACAAACGGCTATGATGGTCCTATAGATAACCTAGTTTGCCATATCGAAGATTTTTTATCAGTATGTCCAGCAAATATAAATGATTATGTTTGTTTGGATTCAGATTCAAAGTATTCCTTTACACATAGTGGAGATTTTATTCACCAATATACTTTAAATAGTATAGAACTACAGTCTAAAGAACCATTAAATATTATAAATTAATTACTTGTTTTTTAAATTAAAAAGAGTACAATACTATTGTGGAACATATTTTAAAATTAGTTGAAGAATATATAAATCAAAAAGAAAAAAAGACATGGATTCCCGGTCACGATACAGTAAAATATGCTGGTCCATATTTTACTGCAGAAGAATATGTTGCCGCCATAGAAGCACTTTTAAATGGATGGTTAGTGCTTGGGCAAAGTGGAATTAAATTTGAAAATACATTTCCAAAATTATTTAATAAAAATTTTGGAATACTAACAAATAGTGGAAGTAGTTCAAATTTAATAATGATGTCGGCAATGACATCAAAAAAACTTTACAATTTTCCTAAAGGAAGTAAAGTAATAACGCCAATAGCTGGATTTCCTACTACTTTAAATCCAATATTTCAAGTAGGATTTGAACCAGATTTTGTAGATATTGAATTAGATTCTTTAAATCTTGATTTAAATCAAGTAGAAGAGAAAGCAAAACAAGGATCAAAAATTATAACGTTTGCCCATGTGTTAGGAAACCCACCTAACATGGATCGATTGATGGATATAGTAAAACGTTATGATTTAATTCTTTTAGAAGATTGCTGTGATGCTTTAGGATCAACATATAAAGACAAACCACTCGGATCATTTGGAGAATTTGCTAGTTGTTCTTTTTATCCAGCACACCATATTACAATGGGTGAGGGTGGTTTTGTTGCATGCAACACATATGATCAAGAGATCGTAATTAGGAGTTTTAGAGAGTGGGGTCGTGGATGTTATTGTGTAGGAGAGAAAGCAAATCTCCTTAAAAATGGTTGTTGTGGAAAAAGATTTTCAAATTGGCTACCATCATTACCAGATGAAATTTTTGATCACAAATATGTTTATGATGAGATTGGTTATAATTTAAAACCAATAGAATTACAAGCAGCAATGGGATTGATTCAAATGAAAAAAATCCCAGAGATAAATGAAAAAAGAAAAAAAAATCATGCTAGATTAGTAGAAATATTTTTACCATATGAAGAATATTTTATATTACCAAAAGCAACATATCATTCCGATCCAAGTTGGTTTGCATTTGCTGTAACCATTAAAGATAATTCTAAATTTAAAAGAAAAGATATTGTTGAATTTTTAGAGAATAATAAAATTCAAACAAGACCATATTTTGCAGGAAGCGTTATGCTACAACCAGCATATGATGGTTTAATGGATGTAAATAGTATAATAAGTGAATATCCAAATGCTAGAAAAGTAACAACCGATACTTTCTTTTTGGGAACAAGTCCAGTAATAACAGATGTTCAGTTGAATTATATTGAACAGACAGTACAAAAATTTTTTAAACAAATATAAGGAAAAATATGTCTAGAGTAGAAAATTTAAAAAATGCAGTAGGCGAAGCAATAAAATCATATGAAAATAAAAATATAACGGAAGATATTTTTGCTATAAAAGGATTTTCAGGAAAAGAGTATAAATTATTTGCAAATAAATTACTAGAACAACCAATAGTAAAAAATTATTTGGAAATAGGTGTATGGCACGGATCAACTTCAATAGCAGCTTTAAAAAATAATACACAAAAATTAAATTATTGGGTGGTTGATAACTTTTCTCAATTTGGATCACCAAAGCAAGAATTTATAAATAATTGGAAAAATTATATTGGATCTGAACCAAATTTAATAGATGAAGATTGTTTTAAAATTAACTTAGAAAAAAAAGGTCTTAGGAATATTGATGTTTATTTTTATGACGGTGATCACGAAGAAAAAGATCACTATCTAGCACTTCAATATTATTATCCAGCCATGGCCGATTCTTTTATTTTTATGGTTGATGATTGGTGCTGGCCCAAAGTACAGATTGGTACATTTAATGCAATCAGAGATTTAAATCTAAAAATAGAAATGCATGTTGGGTTTTATGGAAATGAAGACTCAAATGGTTGGTGGAATGGTTGTGGAATTTTTATATTTAAAAAGTAAATATGTCTAAACGAACATTAATAATAACTGGCACTACTGATTTTGGAAGAAATCCTGATTCCACAGATAATACTATGGAAGAAGTTTTTGATTTAACACTTCCATCTAAAAAAAAATATGCTCAAAAACATGGTTATGATTTTTTAGCAATGAGATCTTTTGGTATTGATAAACAAAACAGATATAAACCAAGTGATATAGGATTTTTAAGAGCTCTTAGAACATTTGAAATGCTAGAAAGTTATGATTGTGTAATGTGGATCGATGCAGATTCTTTGGTAACAAATACTGATTATAAAATTGAAGATTTTTTAATTCCCGATAATCATGTTTTTTATGCATCATATGATTGGACTGGAAAATTTACATTAAGTGGTGGAAATTTTATAATTCAAAATACAGATAAAACAATAGAGTTTTTAAATTATTATTATAAAATTTCAAAACATTTTGAAGAAGAACAAACTACTTTAAATTATATTGCTTTTAAAAACCCAGAATTAAATTACATAAAAATTTTAGAACATAAATTTTTAGGATCTGTTCCTAGTATAGATCAATATACAACAAATGTTTGGGGAAGAAGACCCGATCCACCTTATCCGTGGAATAGAGAATCATTTTTAGTTCATGTAACAGGAATAGGAAATAAAGAAAGAATTGAAATTCTTAAAAAACATTATAATTCATTTTTATGAATAAACTTCAATTAAAAAACGTTACACTATATTCATACAATTGTGTTAATCCAATTAATAGTATTAAAGCTTTACTTTATAGTTCTAAAGATATAGATTTTGCAAAAATAATTTTAATAAGCAACACAAAACCAGAAAAAATACCATCAAATATTGAATTTGTAAAAACAGAATACACAACTCATAAAGACAGTTCTAAATTTACATATACAGATTTGCCATACTTAATAGAAACTGATTATTGTTTGGGTATACATGATGATGGATTTGTAATAAATCCACATCTTTGGGACAATATATTTTTTGAATATGATTACATTGGAGCTCCATGGAAATGGGAAGGAAGAAAAAATAGAGTTGGAAATGGTGGATTTGTTTTAAGAAGTAAAAAATTTTTAAATCTTATAAAAAATATATCTTTTTTAGGATTTTGTGATGATGGTGAACAAACTAACATGTATTATGATTATTTTATACAAAATGGATGTAAATACGCACCAGTAGAAATTGCTATGAAATTTTCATTAGAATCAAGAATACCAGAGTGTGAATACAATTTAAATAATTGTTTTGGTTTTCATGGCAAAGGAAACCCAGAGAGCGTTACAGTTCATGATGGTTTTTATCAACAATTTCAAGAAAAATGTAAATTATTGGATACAATTGAAATATGAATAAAAAATACATACTAATAAAACCAGAACAGTATTGTGGAATGGGTGGTTGTATATGGCAAGTAATACGTGCTATATATCATAATCCAAATATGCTTTATTATATTGATTTTACTGATAGCATTTATAATACTAAAAAAGGTGATAATGTTTGGGATTATTTTTTTGAACAACCACATGTAAACACATTTCCACAATCAAATGAAATTGAAAAAGTTGTAGGATTAATTTCAGAGCAAGATAGTGAATTTATTTGGATTAATACTGTTCCAAATACACCAGACGAGATATCAAAAAGAAGACTTAATTTTAATAATATTATTAACAATTATATTAAACTAAAACCACACGTTGAAGAAAAAATTAATAATTTTGTTAATTTAAATTTTAATAACAAAAAAATAGTAGGCGCACATTTTAGAGGAACCGATCATCCTTATAAAAAAAATATGGATGACTATTTTAAAATTATTGACCAAGTTATAAATGATTATGATTATATATTTGTTTGCACGGATTCAAATGAAAGATATGAAGCAGCTAAAAAATATTATGGTGCAAAATTGATTTCATATGATTCTTTAAGAAGTAATAGAGATGATACTCCATTACACATGCCTTGGTATGAACAAAGATGGACAAGAAATCCATCATTTGAATACCAATATAAAATTGCAGAAGATGTTATAATTGAATCACATTTATTATCAAGAGTAAATTTTTTATTTTGTTGTGCTCCATCAAATGTAAATTATTTTGCTAGATCTTTAAATCCATTATTGGAATCGGTAGAAATTTTATGAAAAAAATAGTTTATGTAACAGGTTGTTTAGGATTTATAGGTTCATATGTTACTCGTTTGTGCCTTGAAAAAGGTTGGTATGTTAAAGGTGTTGACAGCATAACGTATGCTGCTAATGAAGACTTATTGAATAACTTTAATCAATATAATAATTTTTCTTTTGTCAAATGCGATATTAATGACTTGAAGTTTTTGTATGATTGTGATTATATTATTAACACGGCAGCAGAAACACATGTAGGAAACTCTATTGCCAATAGTGATGAGTTTGTTAAAACAAATGTCAATGGAGTTCACAACATACTAAATCTAATAAAAAACTATAGACAAGAAACTTCAAAGGTTCCAACATTACTTCACTTTAGCACAGATGAAGTTTATGGAGATATAATTAACGGAGCACATGTAGAAACTGATTTACTTAAACCATCAAATCCATATTCAGCAACAAAAGCGGCTGCAGATATGATGATTATGGCATGGGGAAGAACATACAATGTCCCATACTTGATTGTTAGACCAACTAATAATTATGGAATTGGCCAATATGTTGAAAAATTAATACCAAAAGCATGCAAGCACATACATTTGGGTAGAAAAATACCAGTACACAACGATGGAACTCCTATTAGAACCTGGTTGCACGCAGAAGATACTGCCCGCGCAGTAATTGCTCTTATAGAGTCACAAGTAAGCAATGAGATTTATAATATTTCTGGTGGATTTGAACAGTCTAATATAGAAACTATTAAAAAAATATTAACTTCTCTATTGAAAACTAACGACTACAACATTGAGAAATATATTGATTTTTCTTATTCGCGTTTAGGACAAGATTTGCGTTATTCACTTGACGATAGTAAACTTCGTTCTCTTGGTTGGAAACCCATTAAAAACTTTGACAATGAGTTACCATTAGTCATTGAGTATTACAGGAAAAAATTTATATGGTAAAAGTTGCAGATTACATTGCTAAATTTTTAGAAAAAAAAGGAATACGTCACGTGTTCATGGTTACTGGTGGTGGTGCAATGTTCCTTAATGATGGTATTGCAAAAAGTAAAATTATAAAAGGTATCTTTAATCACCACGAACAAGCTTCTGCTATGGGAGCTGTGGGATATTCAAAATACACTAATGAAATTTCAGTAGTAATGCCCACTACAGGTTGTGGGGGAACTAATACAATTACTGGAGTTCTTGATGCTTGGCAAGATAGCAATAAGGTAGTTTTTATATCAGGAAATGTTAATAAAAAAGAAACAACCCACGGATTTTCAGTTCCTTTGAGAAAATTTGGAGTACAAGAAGCAAACATAGTTGATATAGTCAAACCGATTACAAAATATTCAGTAATGATTACTGAACCAAATACAATTGCTTATCATTTAGAAAAAGCATTTTATCTTTGTGAGTCTGGCAGACCGGGGCCAGTTTGGATTGATGTTCCTATGGATATACAGGGTAGTTTAATAAATGAATCCGAACTTATTCATTTTACCCCCGAAGAATCGTTTGTAAACGTAGATTGCTCTATTTTTGAAACTTACATTAAAAATGCAAAACGACCTATTGTAATTGCTGGTTATGGAATTCAACTAGGAGATGCCAAAAAACAGTTTGTAGAATTTATTGAAAAATACAATATTCCTGTGACATTTACTTACTTAGGGATCGATTTTCTTCCATCAGATCATCCTTTGTATGTTGGTAGATTAGGCACCAAAGGAGACAGAGCAGGAAATTTTGCTGTTCAAAATAGCGATTTGATAATATCGCTAGGAAGTAGTTTGAGTGTTTCTGTCACAGGGTTTAGATATGAAACTTTTGCGAGAGATGCAAAAGTGTTAGTTGTAGACATTGATCAACACGAACATAAAAAGAAAACTATACGAGTTGATGCTGAAATCAATACTGATATCAAAGTTTTTTTTGAACAAACAAAAAATATTGAGTACAAAACAAATCAAGATTGGATTGAAAAATGCATTGGATGGAGAAATAAATGGCCAGTATTTACTGAAAAATATAAAGATACCACAAATGGGATAAACATTTACTATTTTATAGAAGAACTTTCAAAGAAAATGAGTTCAGACAGTATAGTTATAAGTGATGCTGGTTCTGCTTATTATGCTACTTCGCAGGGTTTAAAAATAAAAAAACAACAAAGATATATCACATCAGGGGCACAAGCAGATATGGGATTTTCTATTCCAGCGGCTATAGGGGTTGCAATCGCATCTGATGTGAAAAAGAAAGTAATTGCTATTACAGGCGATGGCTCCTTTCAAATGAATTTACAGGAATTGCAAACAATTGTCAATTACAATTTACCAATCAAAATTTTTGTCTTAAATAATGGTGGTTATCTGTCAATTAGAAACACTATGGACAAATTTTTTGAAAGTCGTTACTTCGGGACTGATAAAAATTCTGGTCTTTCTTTTCCAAAAATTTTAAAAATTGCAAACGCATATGATATACCATATCATAAATTAGAAACTGGAGAAGATATTGATAAAAAATTGCTTGACATATTAAATGTTGACGGTTATTCTCTGACTGAAGTAATATGTCCTTTCAAACAAGATATGTCACCATCATCATCAGCAAAAATAAATTTTGAGGGAAAACTTGTATCACAGCCTTTAGAAAATATGAGTCCTTTTTTAAATGAGGAAGAATTTTTAAAAGAAATGATTATAAAACCAATTTAAGGAGATTAAATATGCCAGCAGACAGTAAAACAAAAAAAACAATTTTAACTTTAACGACAAATAAAACAAAAGGAATCAAAACAGTATTAGTTACTGCGTATGATTATCCTCAAGCAACGCTTGCTGATAGAGCTGGAGTAGATTGCATTCTCATAGGCGATTCTTTGGGAATGACAACTCTTGGCTATAAAACAACAATTCCAGTAACAATGGATGACATGATTAGAAGTTGTGAAGCCGTAAGTAAGGGAACTCAAAATGCATTTTTGATTGGAGATATGCCATATATGTCATATCAACCATCAAATCAAGTGGCTATTGAAAATGCTGGACGATTTATTGTTGCTGGTTGTGATATGGTAAAAGTAGAGGGAGCAATGATTGAAAGAGTCAAAGCAATTGTTGACTCTGGAATCATGGTAATGAGTCATCTTGGTCTGACTCCCCACACAAGAGCAAAATTGGGTGGTTATAGGGTACAAGGAAAAACAGCAGACCAAGCAGAAGTTATTTTAAATCAGGCTTTAAAACTTCAAGATGCTGGATGTTCTGCTCTGCTTCTTGAAGCAATGCCAAAAGAACCTGCTGCTATGATTGCCCGAGAATTAAAAATTCCTGTTTATGGAATTGGTGGAGGAAATGAAGTTGATGGTCAATTGGTAATTTTTCACGATCTTACAGGTCTTTTTTGGGAATTTAAATCAAAATTTGTAAAGCGTTATTGTGAAGCAGGAAAAATTATACAAGAGGCTTTGACTCAATATGCGGAAGAGGTTCGTTCTGGTGTATTTCCCGGACCAGAAAATTTTTATGAAATTAAAGAGGAAGAACTTGAAAAACTATTAGGGGATGACAAATGGAAGTATGAACAAGACCGTGTTGAAAACCATGCAAAACCAAATCATTGTGTTACTCCAATAACAGCAAATCCATCAGACATCAAAAGATAAATAAAAATTTAAATATGAAAATTTGTGTCACGGGTGCTAATGGTTATATTGGAAAAAGTCTTATATCAGGATTGAATAAAAAATACTCTATTACTGCTATTGCCCGTAATAATTTTGATATCACCGATTTAAAACAAACAATTGAGTGGTTTAGCAATAAAAAATTTGATGTAGTTATTCATACAGCAATTACGGGTGGTAGTAGACTTAAAGAAGATAATTCGGATGTTTTAGAAATAAACTTACGAATGCACTACAATTTGTTAGCAAACAGCGACAAATTTGATAAATTTATTTCGTTTGGATCTGGTGCAGAAATTTTTAATCCCAATACACCATATGGATTGAGCAAAAAAGTGATTGCAAATTCAATTAACCAAACATTAAATTGGTACAACCTTAAAATTTTTGCGGTATTTGATGAAAATGAATTAAATACTAGATTTATTAAAGCTAATTTACTTCATTATATTAAAAAAGAACCAATTATTATTCATAATAACAAACAAATGGATTTTTTTTATATGAAAGATTTAATTTCATTAGTTGAATATTATATTCAAAATAGTAATTTACCAAAAACGGTAGATTGTTCATATAAAGAAAAACATACTTTGATGGATATAGCAAACTACATTAATACATTATCTGATTACAAAGTTCCAATAATAGTGGAAGATTCAAACAAATTTGAACATTATTGTGGTACACACCATGGATTGTCAATAAATGAAATAGGACTTTTTGAAGGTATAAATCAAACAGCAAAAAAATTAATATGAAAAAGAAAGCATTAATAATTGGTGCAAATGGTCAAGATGCTTCTTACCTTGCAGAACTTTTGATTACTAAAAATTATGAAGTTCACGGAACTATAAGAAGAAATTCTGTACCAGAGTCTCAAACAACTAGAATTCAACATCTTCATGATAAAAAATTAATTACCTTACACTATGCAGATTTAACAGATGCACTGAGTATAGAAAGTACAATTCAAAAGATTCAGCCAGATGAAATTTATCATCTTGCAGCACAATCTCATGTTCAAATTTCATTTGAACTACCACAATATACTTTGGATGTAAATGGTGGTGGAACTTTAGCAGTATTAGAAGCTGTGAGAAGATTTTCACCACATTCAAAAATTTATCACGCAGCAACATCTGAAATGTTTGGAAATTCAAAAGATTTGGATGGTTACCAGCGCGAAACAACTCCAATGATTCCCGTAAGCCCTTATGGATGTGCTAAATTATACGCCCACACTCTATGCAGAAATTATAGTCAAGCATATGGTGTTTTTGCTTGTTCTGGAATTTTATTTAATCATGAATCTCCAAGAAGAGGAATTAACTTTGTAACAAATAAAGTAGCATTGCAGGTTGCAAAGATTAAAATGGGGTTGGCTGATAGGTTAGTATTAGGTAATTTGGATTCTTATCGTGACTGGGGTCACGCTAAAGATTATGTTGAAGCCATGTGGTTAATGTTACAACAAGAAAAACCAGAAAGCTATGTAATAGCTACAGGAGAAACTAGATCTGTTAGAGAAATGGTTTCTTATGTTTTTAATTATGCTGGTTTAGACCAAAGTAAATACGTTTTTAGCGATGAAAAGTATTATAGACCAGAAGAATTGCATTATTTGCGTGGTGATTCATCAAAAGCTAGAAATGAATTAAGTTGGAAACCAAAAATATCATTTAATCAAATGATGGAAGAGATGGTTGATTACTGGAGTGCAAAACTTAGTAATAAAAAAATTGATTTAGTCGAAATCTGAGTTATAATAATATTGTGAAAAAGCCAAAGAAAAAGAAAAACAAGCCATCAGATGATGATTATGTAGATAATCAAAAACTATATGATGCTCTTGTTGAATACAGTAAAAAAGTAAAAGAAAATGAAAACTCTGGAAGAAAAAAACCAAAGTTACCAGATTATATCGGTGAGTGTATTTTAAAAATAGCAAGCAGACTTTCTTATAGACCTAATTTTGCAAATTATCCGTATAGAGAAGAAATGGTATCCGACGCCGTTTTAAACTGCATAACCTATATTGACAATTTTGATCCTAAAAAGTCAACCAGCCCATTTGGATATCTAACCCAAATATGCTGGTTTTCTTTTGTTCGCATTATAAACAAAGAAAAAAAAGAAAAGTATGTTCAGTATAAGTTTGCAGAGCAACAAAACAACAAAGACTTTCAAAACTGGTTCAATGAAACCTATGCTGGTGTTGATATAGGCAGACGAGATTTTTTTGGTTTAACTGATCTGGATATGGAAAGATTTGATGAAATGTGTGCCCCCAAAAAGGGAAAGAGAAAAAGAAAAAAGAAAAAAGAACTTTTTGACATATGAAAGCCGTTATTATAAATGATACCCATTTCGGGTATAAAGCAGATTCCTCAATTGTAATGGAATATTTTCTTTCTTTTTTTGAAAAACAACTTTTTCCATATATGGTTGAAAATAAAATTAAAACCATATTCCATCTTGGAGATTTGTTTGACCGAAGAAAATATATTAACTTTAAAACTTTAAATCAAGTTCGTGAAAGATTTTTTGAACCTCTGAACGAGTATGGTATCAGATGCCACATCATATGTGGCAATCACGATACATTTTATAGAAATACAAATAAAGTAAATTCTTTGGATGAACTTGCAGGACATTATTTTAACTGGTCAGTTCACTCCGAGCCAAAAGAAATTGATCTTGAATATGGCAAGGTAGCACTCCTTCCATGGATCAATCCAGAGAATGAATCTGAAGCAGCAAAATTTTTACAAGAAAGTACATCCACAATTCTTCTTGGTCATTTAGAATTGTGTGGATTTCAAAGCATTCGTGGAGTATTTGTGGAGCAGGGATATGACTCTAAGCACTTCGACAAGTTTGAGTATGTTCTTACTGGGCATTATCATGTTAAGTCTAGCCGGGATAACATCCATTATCTCGGTACGCAATATCAGATGGCTTATTCGGATGTGTGGGAAGAGAAGGGCTTCCATGTCTTTGATTTCAAGAACCGCACTCTTGAATTTGTACAAAATCCAGAAAAGCTTTTCTATACGCTTGACTATAACGAAGACTCTACGGAAAAATTAAATTATGCTGAGTACAAAGACAAATACGTCAAAATTTTTATCAAAAACAAAACTAAGCAAAATCAGTTTGAAAAGTATATCGACAAATTTTATGAAGCTGGAGTGGCAGAACTACAAATTGCAGAAGAAGTAAGTGCAAACCCACAGCTTGTGGCTGTTGATATTCATAAAGATACCCTTCAACTTCTCCACGAAGAACTGGAAACAATTAATGAGAAGTCCGTCAACAAGAATACACTTGCAGAGATCATAAACTCGGCATATAATAGTGCCTTGTCAAAGGATGAAGAATGATTGAATTTGTCTCGGTAAAAATTAAAAATTTTGGTTCGTTTGGAAACAATTTTACTGAAATTAAACTGAATACAAACAAGACTACCTTGGTCACGGGGACCAACGGAAATGGCAAATCCTTCGCCCTGCTTGACTCCCTGTGCTTCGGTTTGTTCGGCAAGCCATTTCGCCCAATCAACATTCCGCAGCTTGTAAACAGCATTAACGCCAAGCAATGCGTGGTTGAAATAGAGTTTAAGAGATCCAATTCGACTTATTTGGTTCGGCGTGGACTAAGTCCAAAGATGTTCGAAATCTACAAAGACGGCGAAATGCTGGATCAGCATGCGAAGTCTAAGGATTACCAAGAACACTTTGAAGAACATATTCTGGGGTTTGATTATGCTGCCTTTAAACAGGTTGTAATTCTAGGTAAATCAAACTTTGTTCCTTTCATGCAATTGACTCCAGCAGAAAGAAGAAAAATTATTGAGGGTTTGCTAGACCTTGATATTTTGGCAGACATGAACCAATATGTAAAAGGACATCTTGGTTCTTTGAAAGTAGAAATTGCAGAAAATCAATCTTTGTTAAAAATTGCACACGAAAAGATCAAGTCCCAAAAAGAGTTTATCGAACAGGTCAAAAGCCATAATGCAGACGACATAAAGGCAATTGATGAAAAAATTCAATCCTTTGAAGCAAATGTAAAGTTGAGCAAATCTGAAAAAAAGGAACATCTTGATCAACTAGAAAAAATGACTGCGGAGCAAGAAAAACACAAAAAAACAATTCAGTCTTTGAAAGATGTGCCTCTGATGCTTGCAAAAACTGAAGCTCTTGAAATTACCTTGAAGGAAGATATACAATCTCTTAAAACATCCGCAAAATGCAAATGCTGTGGTCAAGAACTTCCAGAAAAACAGAAACAAAAACATATTCAAGAAAAAGAAGCAAAATTAGTAGAGTGTCAGAATGCAATAAAAATTGCTCAAGACAAAAATCAAAAACTCACTTATGCTCAATCGGAATATGAAACTTACAAAACAAATATTCAAAGCATAAATGACGATATCGTTGGAATGAATTATAGAATCGGTAATGGTGAAGAAAACATAAAACGTTTGCAAAAAGAAAAACAAGACAAAGAGTGTTCGAGTAATATAACTTCTCTCGAAGATAGTTTGATTAAATCTGAATCTGAAAAACAAAAAATATCGAACAAACTAGAAAATTGCATAAATGATCAAATTCACTACGATGTTGTCTACGATATTCTCAAAGATGGTGGCCTCAAGAGCCGAATCATCAAACATTACGTTCCAATCATCAATGGACTTGTCAACAAATTCCTTGCAAAACTCAACCTCTACGTCGATTTCAACATCGATGAGGAATTCAAGGAAACAATCAAATCCAGATACCGAGATGAATTTTCATATTCCTCTTTCTCTGAGGGAGAGAAACAGCGTATCGATTTGGCCATACTGTTGACTTGGCGAGAAATTGCAAAGATGAAGAACAGCTTGAATTGCAATCTGTTAATCTTTGACGAAATTCTTGATTCGTCATTAGACGCAACTGGAACCGAATCATTCCTCAAACTATTAAACAAAATGAAGAGTAAATGTTCTATCTTCATCATAAGCCATAAAGCAGATTCTTTGGCTGATAAGTTTGATTTACACATGCATTTTGAAAAGAAAAATAATTTTTCTAGAGTTAAGGTGCAAATCTAAATATTAATAAATGTTTAGAGGAAAATATAAATCTAAAAACGTTTTTGGAGATAATATACTTTATTCTCGCGGTGATGTAATATTGGACCAAGGAAAAGTATACGAATGTGTGGAAACTACGTCGGGAAGTCCAATTCAATTTCCCAAAAAATGGAAAATTACTGCGGTATCAAATCCATTTCACGGACCAAGCCCACCGATAAATCCGATAGAAAATCAAATATGGATTAGTGATTCCGGAGTACAATACATTTATTTTAAAGATCCAAATGGATATCAGTGGATTGAAACTTGATTTGTATAATTTAGGAGATATATTGTAATTATGAATGAAGACAGTTTTGAGAAGTTTACTAACCGTAGAAAGAAAAAGCCGTCCAACTTTGGACGCAAACAAGAAAACCGTAGCAAGCGTGGAAACCGTCATGAGCAAAAGCAACAGCTCAATGATATGATTTATAAAAAGAAAGATAATTATGACAACTGTGACTAAAATGAGACTATCAAAAGAAACATTTTCTCTACTTAAAAATTTTGCTGAAATCAACTCCAACATCCTAATCAAACCGGGTAACAGTATCAAAACCATGTCTGCTGGTAGAAATATCTACGCAGAGGCAAAAATTCAAGAGGAGTTTGATACTGAGGTTGGTATTTGGGATTTGAATAAGTTTTTGGGTGTGATCAGCATGTTTTCAAACCCAGATCTAGAGTTCAATGATCAATACGTTGATATTTCTAATGGTCGCTCTTCTGTTCGTTATTACTATTCAGAAGCTTCTTTGCTGACAGTTCCAAATAGAGAAATAAAAACTTCAACTCCCATTGTGTCATTTGATCTTGATGAAAACGATTTGAACGAAATTCTTAAAGCATCTCGCATTCTTCAGGTTAGTGATGTAAAAATTTTGGGTGAAGATGGTGTACTTAAAATCATTGTAGATGATTCTGCTAACACCACCTCAAATAGTTTTTCAGTTGTTATTGACGAAAACTATTCGGGACCAGATTATGAAGGTAAGATAAATGTGTCTGAGATTAAGTTCATGCCAGGTTCATATAATGTTGAACTAACAAACTCAATTATTTCTAAATTTACTCATAAGTCTCAAAACTTGTTCTATTACATCGCAATAAACCGAGGTTAATGTGACTGACGTTAATAGTGTGCTTTGGGTCGAAAAGTATAGACCCAAGTCTTTGTCTGATTGTATTCTTCCTATTGACCTTACCGCAGTATTTAATGGCATGGTCAAGGAAGGTACAATACCTAACATGATGTTCTATGGCAAGGCTGGCACGGGCAAAACTACGGTTGCCCGTGCCCTTGCCAAAGATCTTGATTCTGAATATATTCTAATCAATTGCTCAGAAGAGAATGGTATAGATACTCTTCGTACTAAAATTCGTCAATACGCTTCTACAGTTTCTTTGAATGGAAACATGAAGATTGTTATTCTTGACGAGTTTGATTACGCAAATACCCAGTCAATTCAACCAGCTTTGCGTGGAGCTATTGAAGAGTTTCATGCAAATTGTAGATTTATTCTAACATGTAATTACAAAAACAGAGTAATTGAACCTCTGCATTCAAGATGCACGGGAATAGATTTCACGGTACCGTCATCCGAAAAAGCGCAGATTGCAAAATCTATGCTTTCTCGTATTGAATATATACTTACAAATGAAAAAATTCCATACGAACAGTCTGTTATTGCAAATCTTATCAAAAGGCATTTCCCGGATCTTCGTAGAATTATCAATGAGTTGCAGAAGTATTCTTCTTCTGGAAAAATTGATGTTGGGGTGTTGGCACAGAGCAGCTGTGAATCGTACAAAGAACTGATCGGATACATGAAAGCAAAGGACTTTGCTTCTTGCCGTAAATGGGTTGTGCAGAATTTGGATCTAAACACCACAGAGTTCTTTAAAAAGCTTTATAATGAACTCTATACAGCACTAAAACCAAATTCAATCCCGCAGGCAATTCTTTATATTGCAGAATACCAATATAAGGCCGCATTTGCAGCAGATCAAGAAATTAATACTATGGCTCTTGTGGTTCAGCTGATGATGGATTGTGAGTTTAATTAATGGAACTTAAAGACTATTTAAACAGCATCAATCACGATAAAAAACCACTTTTAGACGAAGAAGAAAACGTTTCTAAGTATCTTGCATTTGTGGTAAACAAATGCATGTCTTATTTTAATGATACCATTTTTTATGCCAATGAGATGAATTGTAACCCTTGGATATATAAAAAGTGTCAATTTGATTTTTATAGATTTGGTGTGCGTAAAAAGAAAAGATATTCACCGTGGCTAAGAAAAGAAGAAGATAACAATATAGCAGTAATTAAAGAAGTTTTTGGATATAGCGAAACCAAAGCCAGAGAAGTGCTAAATATTATTAGCCCACAAGACATGGACAAACTAAAAAAGTCCTTGGAAAAAGGTGGCCAAAAAACTTAATAAAGGTGAGTTATGTCGGAAGCTTCGGATAGAATTTTTAATAATGTTGGTATTCATATCAAACTATTGGATGAAGAGGATTTCATGGTTGTGCGTGAAACCTTATCTCGTATAGGGGTATCTCCAAAAGGTAAAAAAGTATTATATCAATCATGCCATTTGATTCATAAAAATGGTGTATACGTGCTGGCACATTTTAAAGAACTTTTTGCTTTGGATGGATTGCCTTCAAACGTATCTGAAGAAGATATTAAAAGAAGAAATGCAATCGCACAATTACTTGAAGATTGGGAATTACTTGAAATTATCGACAAGGATAAAATTAAAGATAGATTACCAATCAATGCTCTAAAAATTATTCGTTATAGTGAAAAAGATGACTGGGAATTGATACCAAAATTCAATCCCGGTTCTTTGCGTAAATTTTTTAATTCATAAGGATTACAATGTACAATTTAACTTTAAGCATGATCGTTAAAAACGAGGCACCAAATATTGAAAGATGCCTCGAATCGGTATCACCGTTTATCAATTATTACATTATATGTGATACTGGATCAACAGATAACACAAAAGAAATTATCAAAAACTTTTTTGATAAAAAAGGCATTCCCGGAGAAATTCATGACCACGAATGGTCAGATTTCGGAACAAATAGATCAAAGGCTCTTGAGCTTTGCTTGGGCAAAACACAATGGGCGTTGATGATTGATGCAGATGATTTTATCACCGGAACCTTGCCAGTTGATAAATTTGATTTAAATCTTGACGGTTATGTTGTAAAAATAAAAAGAGGGCCCTTTGAATGGTATCGCGCCCAAATATTCAACGTTGGAAAGAAAAAATGGTGGTACGAAGAACCATTGCATGAATACGCTTGCTGCGAGCAACCCATGAACATTCAACGCCTAGAGGGTGATTATGCATGGGAAGTAAGAACCGAGGGTTGCCGATCCAGAGAAACCAACGGCGATGACCGTGAAAAATACAGACGAGATTATCACATCCTAAAGAAGTACATCGATGAAAATCCAGATCAACCAAGAAAACAATTTTATTTGGCACAATCGGCTTTCGATGCTCACATGTTTGATGTTGCTGAAGTAGAATATGAAAAGCGAACTAAGATGGGAAACTGGATCGAAGAAGTATTCTACTCATGGATGCGGGTGGGAATGTGCAGAGAGATTATCGGTAAGCCGGTAGAACAAGTAATTGATGCGTTTATGAATGCATATGAAACTTTACCATCTAGAGTAGAACCTCTTTATCATATGTCATGCATTTACAGAAAGCATGGTAGAAATAAAAATGCTTTCATCATGGCAAATATGGGCTTAAGTATTCCGATGCCAACGGATCACATTCTATTTGTTGATACTGCAAATTATTTGTGGGGCATTCTTGATGAAGTTGCGACTACAGCAGCACATGTAGGAAAGCATCATATGGGTTTGGCCGCATGTGAAAAACTTCTTGCTGAACCACATTTGCCAGCAGAACACAGAGAAAGAGTAGCAAATAACAAAAATTTATATGCTAAAATAATTCAAGAGTGGCAACAAAAAATGTTAGAACAGCAATCAAAAGTCCTAGAAAATGTTAAAAATACAGCAAACAAAACAACATTGACTTTTGATCCAAACAAAGTCGCAGTAACCCTTTAAAAAATCATAAATACTTAATAATGACCTAGCATATAGGTCATTATTTTTTAAAAATGTATCCAGAAAATTATGACATCATTGCAGTTCAAGGAGACACCATAAGGTGGTCTAAATTTTTTATTGATGAAAATACTGGAACTACTTTTAATTTTAATTCAAATTATAATGTAGAATTAAGTGTAAGAAATGGATATTATCCAGCTACTTTAATAGCTTCTTATAGTAAACAAATTTTACCCGGAATGACATTGACATCTCCGGGTGGACTTACTGGTGGAATAGGTGTTGCATCCGGAACAACTGGAGGGACTTGCAATTTTTGCATTGGTTGGAGTTTTTCAAACGAAATGCCAACGGATAGAATGTGCAAATATGATTTTAAGGTTAATAATCAGAGCACAAATACAATCACTACTTTATTAAGAGGCAATATTCAAATATTACCTCAAGTAAATTACATACAAAACTTACCGTAAATTACATACAAAGTTAACAAAAAATAATGTTCTTCGGAAAGAACAAAACATCCTTAAAATTAGTCAAACAGCACCCAGAATTGCTGCTAGGTTGTGATTATCACATTATTGAAAATGCAGTAAATCCCAAAAAAATTAAGATCGGATCTGGAATAACTCAACTTTATTTAAAAAATGAAGAAGGTGAAGAATATTTAATTGAAGGTAACTCTTCAAAAATTAAAGAATATTTTGCACCAAATATGAGTTATAATTTTTTAAAAGGAAGAGTGTATAGAGCTAAACGTCCTTTTGGTAATATATTACAAAATGCTTTATTAAAAGAAATATCTTCTTGTAATTACGATGAAAAATATCAATTGGGGCATGGAGTAAGCGAACATTATTTTATACAAAAATTTAATAATAAAATAATAAAACTATATGGTAATTCTAACCAAATTAAAAATTTATTTGAAGAAGTAATAGAAAACAAAGAACCAAAAGAATCAAAAAAAATAATTACTAAACCAAAAATTGAAGTAATTGAAAAAGTAATAATAAAAGAATCAATTCCCGTCGTAGGTTCTCAAGGAATAAAGGGAGATAGAGGTGAAACTGGTTTACAGGGGCCCGAAGGCAAGGCCGGACAAATTGGACCAATGGGCCCCAAAGGAGATGTTGGTCCAAGGGGAGCAAAAGGAGATAGAGGAGAGAGGGGGGAATCTGGAAAAAATGGATCAGTCGGACCTATTGGTCCCATGGGGCCAGAAGGACCACAAGGAGTTGAAGGAAAACAGGGACCTCAGGGATTAAAAGGAGAAAGAGGAGACCAGGGAATTCCGGGTCCAAAAGGTGATTCGGGAATACAGGGTCCCAAAGGAGAACGCGGAGAACAAGGAGAACGCGGAGAACAAGGAGAACGCGGAGAAAAAGGAGAACGAGGAGAAAGTGGGCTCCAAGGTCTACCAGGTCCGCAGGGAATACAGGGTCCAAAAGGTGATCCTGGAAACGATGGTCCAATTGGTCCACGTGGACCAAAAGGGGATGCTGGAGAAACCCCAGTAATTAAAACCGAATATCCATTAAAATTAGAAAATGGAACTTTGTATTTTGAATCTGAAAAATTTACAAAAGTTTTAAAAGACATTGGAAGTAAAGATATTCAAAATGTAATAAATAAACTTTACTCAATGTCTTCGTCTGGCGGCGGAGCAGTCGGTATTAAAGAAAATGGAAATTATGTTTTAAAATCTGTAAATGATATAAATTTTACTGGTAATGGTGTAACGGTAAACAGAACTGGTAAAGATATTACTGTAAATATTGCTGGTGGTAGCAACATATCAGTAAAAGGTACTGTTGGATCATTGCAGTTTGCAAATAGTGCAGGAAATGATCTTGAATTCGCTACAGATCTTAAATATGATTCGGATACAAATGCTCTTGAAGTTCCTGCAATTTTAAAATTAACTCAAAATTCTGGACCAGGATATGTTGAATTTCCAAATGGAACAACTCAAGGAACAGCTTCACTCAAATTTACATATAATACTACGGCACCATCTGGTGCAACTTTGGGCGATAGGTGGATGGATTCGGATAATGGAATTGAATATATTTACATAAATGATGGAAATTCGAATCAATGGGTGCAACCAACAAATACTGGTGGATCTAGCACAACTTCAATATCAATTCTTGCAACCACCGCTGTAACAGGTGCCACTTACGCAGCACTGCCCACAGATTATTACATCGGTGTAAGTTATGCTGGACCAGCAACAATAACACTTCCAGCCAACCCAGAAACCGGGAGAGAAATAGTGGTAAAAGACGAATCAGGAAATGCGGGTGGTGGAGTCTCCCGTCAAATTACTATTGTGGGAGCCACCGCAGCACACACAATTGACAATCAAAATTCAGCTATAATTAATCTAGACAATGCCGGGTTACATTTCATTTACAGAAATGGATGGAGAATAATATGAGTTATCTTTTTAACAATCAAACGGGGTTTGTACCAACAGCAAAAGATTCCTTTGAGAGATTGCGTGTATCGGAACCATTTACTCTCTTCGACTCTTCTCACCGTTATCGTGATAACGGCTTATGGTCAACTGGAGCAACTGGAGGGGCAACCGCAGGATTTAATGCAAACGGTGGATTGGGAAGAAATCAGCAGATAACCCGTAAATGAGATAAATATTAACATATGCCACTAGATTTTCCAACATCACCGACACTCAACGAAATTTATACCTTTGGTGGTCGTTCGTGGATTTTTAACGGTACTGCTTGGGATGTTTATAGTAGTGGAAATACGGGTCCAACGGGTCCTCAAGGAAACACTGGAGCCACTGGTCCTACAGGAGCAACAGGAGCAACAGGAGCAACTGGTCCGCAAGGAAACACTGGGGCAACAGGTGCCACAGGTCCTCAAGGAAACACTGGTCCAGTGGGTGATTATGTCATTTCTATTCGCGGTCTTACTGGTGCTGTTGGCATTACCAATGGCTCTGGAATCGGTCTGTCTGTCTCTGGAAACACTCTGACTGTTTCGAATACTGGTGTTTTGAGTATTGATGGGACTACTGGTGCAATTACGAATGTTGCTCGCAAAAATATTGACAACAATTTTAGTGCCCCACAAACAATTAATGCATCTGGAGCTGTATTTGGAATTTATGACACTTTAAATAGCGCGGGCGTTACGATTGATCCGGTTGCAAATGATATTATTTGGACAAATGGATTAAATCAATCAACTCTTGATTTTAATCCTCAAGGTCAAGTTGTAACTTTACCAAATATTACAACAACTCTTGCAGGGCTTTCTGGAACTCAAACATTTGGTGGAACAAAGACATTTAATGCCCTGACAAACTTTGCTGCGGGAATCAGTGCAGCAGGAGGAACTTTCAGCGCACTCACAAGATTCACTGCGGGGATTAGTGCTGCTGGTGGAATGACTCTCGCGGGATCTTTTCAAGGTTCCACCGCGACATTTGGTGGAAGAATAAATTGTAGTGCAGGAATAAGTGCAAGTGGATCTATTTTATTGAACAATACTTCAATAATAACAGTTGATACCTATAATACAAGTGCACCCGGATTAAGAGTACTACAACCACAGAATAGTATAAATCCATCTGAATTATCAACATATGGAATAGAAATATATCCTAATAATGAAGTTGGATATGATGAAGCTGCGAGTGCAGTTATTAAAGCAGTTGGAGCATCGGATGATGGTGGATATTTTGTTAACAATTTAATTCTTTCTACACAATATATTTCTTCGGGTCAAGTGGGCGGTTCTATACTTATAAGACCAAAAGATGTTTTGGCACTTGAGATTGATTCAAATGTAGTTTTTTCTAGTGTTCCATTTTTGGCTGGAGTTACTGCAACTTTTGCAGGAAATATAATAGGAAAATTAGTAAATTCTATAAACGGAATTACTGGAGCAGTAAATATTGCTGCCGGATCAAATATAACAATAACACCATCCGGTCTTACTTTAACAATTGCTTCTACTGCAAGTGGTGGTTTTTCTCGTTCAATAAACACAATAACGTCATCTACTACAGCAGGTTCTACTGCAAATATAGATTATGTGTATAATGGAAATACATCTGGAAATATAAATTTAACTCTCCCCACGGCAGTTAGCAACACAAATAGATATACAGTTAAAAATTCCAATATCGGAATACTAACAGTTTTAACAACTTCATCGCAAACAATAGATGGTGTTACTGCTTATGCTTTGTCAAAACAATATCAAGCAATTGATTTGTTAAGCGATAACTCTAATTGGTTTATAATATAACGGAGAAACTATGGCTTACAGTTCATATAGCCCAAATGATTACGTTCTTCCCGGCGTTGCACAATCAGAAAATCCTTCTCAACTAGATACAATTATTTTTACGGATTTTAGTCAAGGAATTGCCACTTCAGCAACAATTCCTGCTCAGGGTGGAGTTATATATGCTGCAACAGCAAACGGTGGAGCGATAACAAATAATACTCAAGCCCATATAGAAGCTTTTGGAATAACCGCTTGTTCTGGAGTTATATCAATATCTACAGGAACAACGAGCAATGCTACAGGTTATACTGTAGTATATACCAGTCCATTTATTATTCCCGGTTTATCTACACCCGGCTCGGGAAAAATATCAAAGTATGAAGTAGAAACTTTGGTAAGAACTGATTCTACAATACACGGAGACTCACCAACAACAAACAGAGGATTTTATCGTTTTGGGCTACAAAGTAGCATAACTAATACTGTTTCTGCTGATGGAGTTTATTTTGAATTTCTTTGTGACGGAACTACAACGGATACAACATGGAATATAGTATTTCGAAAAGATGGAACACAGTCAAGAGCAGATACTACACTTACGGTTTCAGCCAGTAAAACATATAGACTTTATCTTTGTGTGGAAGTTAATAGTGCTGGTACTATTACTACAACTTATAAAGTTAAAAATGTTACTGATAACTCTTCGGTAGAGGGAACAGCATCGCCATCAAGTTCATCTCATTATCCAACAGGATCAGCAGATTACATGGGAATGGTTTGGACAAATTCAAAAATTACAACAACGTCTACAACTGCAAGATTGTTGTTTTTAGATTATATGGGTTGTAGAATAAGAAGGGAGTTGAACAGAGAAATTCTGTTGTATTCTTAATATGGCATATTCAGCAACATCATTAAATGATCCTATATTATCAAATACCTCTCAGAGTGAAAATCCAAATCAATTAGATTTGTTATATTTTACAGATTTTGTACAAGGTGTTGCTACTTCAAACAATGGTCCAGGAATTGATGGAACACCGTTTTATCTAAGTCAATTAAACAGCACAATTTCAAGAACTGCAGCAAATACAACAGAATATGGACAATCAAATGGTCATGGAATTCTTAGTATGGATGGAACTTCAACTCCAAGTGCGTTTCAAATAATTCAAACAAGTGGAATTCATATACCGGGATTAATACAACCTTCTTCTGGTTTAAAAACCAAATATGAAGCAGAAACAGCAATATTTGTAACAAATAATATATACGGTTCTGCGGTTCAGTATGGTTATTTTAGATTTGGTTTTGCAAATAGTGCATCATCTCCAAGTGATGGAGTTTATTTTCAATTTTGGGTGAATGGTGTTAGTGATCCCGAATTAGGATACTTTGTAGACAGTACACCAATAAATACCACATGGAATATTGTTTGGCGTAAAGATGGAACGAGTAGTTCATACGATACTGGAGTTTTAGTAGAGTTTCAAAAAATTTATCAACTGTATCTTGGAATAGAACAAGATTCTGCTGGAAATTTTATAACTACTTATTCAATAAACAACAAAACAGATTCTGTAAAAACATCAGGAACCGCATCTCCATCTAGTAATTCGCATTATCCAACAGGAAACTCTGATTACATGACTATTTTTTGGATTAATCTTGGAATAGGTGGTGGTGCAGGATATCCGGGTGTATCTCCAAAAATTCTTATGGATTATATAGGCGCAAGAATAAGAAGACCACTTACAAGAGAAATACTACTCTATAGTTAAAGGAAAAAAATGCCAAGATTTTTATCTATCGTAAAATTTTCTGACCCACAATGCCAAGAATCAAAAATGTTTGACTTTCCTGAAAATGAAAGATTCATATACTTTGGATTAATTGCCCAAGATAATACGAGATGCATAGTTCAAAGTTTGAGCAGTGGAAGAATTATGCCTTATTTGGTTTCGACATTATTTGAAGAAGTAGATCCAGTTGACTTTTAACTTTTTTGTAGTATAATATCTGTATGCTAAAAGTTTATAAGATCTTTCCAGACGCACAAATTCCAAATTATCAAACCCGTAAAGCAGCCTGCTTTGATTTGGCTGCTTATCTTCCAGCTGCTTCAACTGTAAGAATCTGGGCAGGTAAAACCCAAAAAGACTATGATGTTCAGCATGATGGAGAAAATGGTAAAAATTACATAACCATTGTTCCACAGGAAAGAGCCCTAATTCCCACAGGTCTCATTTTCGATATCCCGGAAGGTTATTCTATAAGACTTCATCCAAGGTCTGGTATGGCTTTGAAGTATGGTTTGGTCTTGGCAAATTGTGAAGGAGTGATTGACGAAGATTATGTCAATGAAACTCAAATCATCGTTCTCAATACTTCAGATGAAATTATGAAAATCTATCATGGCGACAGAATCGCTCAAGGTGAACTAGTTCGTTATGAACAGGCAGATATTGAAGAAACTTGGGAACTTCCTACCCAGAAATCAAACCGAGTCGGTGGGTTCGGAAGTACCGGAAGATTCTGATTTCTTCTTGGGCCACTTGATTGATTTAAATTCTTTCCAAGCAAACCAGAATACAACTGCGCAAATTATAACATACCAAAAGCTCCATTCTGATGCTTGGCTTGGTGTGCCAAAGAATGGTTCCTTCAATACACTATGAATTGGGTTTCCTTGTTTGTCTAAAGGAGAAACAATCTGTGGTGTTGTGCAGGAGGCCAGAAAAAGTAGTGCTAGAAGATATTTCATGATTTATTTCCTCCTGCTGCTGTGCCGAAGTAGAACCCGACGACCGCTAATAAAACTTGACGGTTCTCTTCAGCAAATAAATATCCGGGAATTTCCACAAAATATTTACGAGTTGTTTCTGGAATCAAACCAAAGAAACTTTCAGGTTGCTTTTGAGTAAACTCTGCAAATGTTGAAATTCCAAAGAATGGAAGGACAAATGGTGCCGCAACGACTGCAAAAAGGCATGCTAGAACTATTAACTGTCTCACTCCTTTGCCTACGTCAAGTGGCACTCGTTGGGCTGCTTTATCTTGGTTATCTGTTGTTTGTTTGTTGGCCTCAATAGCCATTTTAAACATGTCTTTTTGGTCTTGGGCTCTTTGCGCCCAGTAACGGAATAGGAATCCCGTGACTCCTCCACCAAGCAAAGATATTAATTCTGTAGGCATATTAGTTCCTTTGTTGAGATAATTGAATTTCTATAGAATCACGCAAATGTTCAAAAATTTTAATTGCAGATTCTTGGTTTTCGCTTAAAATTTTAAAATCTTGATGCCATTGAATTAATATAAACCCTATATTGGCCCCTTTATTTTTTAACGGCAAACAAGCATACTGTGATACATTTTCATCTTCAAAAAATCCTTTAACGTAACTATCTGGAAAAGTAGCGATATGATGAACTGTGCTTTTATTTTCTACAACCTTGGTTAATAAGGGAATATACATTGAACATAAGTTTCCTTTTAATTTCGCCACCTGAGAAACATATCCTTTGTGAGTGGATTCATGCGTAACTGAAAATTTACGCATTGATATACCATCCATCGTATATTCTCCATTATGAAATTGAATTATACTTGCTCGCATGGCTTTAGTATTAATTCTAAGTTCAGTAAGCAATTCATGAATTTCTGTATGAATTTCTATAAAGTTATCTGTTTTTTCTTTAGACTTCCAAAATTTTGCAATACCCCATCCAATGCCCAAAATTCCCATGACTGCGAGAGAAATGCCTTCTATTACTTTAATGGGGTCGATCATGGATAGGTACATCTTTGTAAACTCCAATGTGTCTTAATATTTATATTCTTGACACTCCATTAAAAGGTGGTATATTGAACAACCATGACTAGAGATGAACTATTTGCCTTACATACTAAAATTTGCACAGAAGCCAAGGAATTGATGGAAAAAAAGAACAATGACTATGCTTCTACCGCAGATCCGTTCATGAACTTCAGACGAGCGGAATATCTTGGGTTTTCAACAGCAGAACTCGGGGTTCTTATTCGAATGACGGATAAAATGTCAAGAATCTCTACTTATTTGAACCGTGGAGAACTTTGTTTGAAAAACGAGAGCGTGTACGACGCAATCGTTGACATTATCAATTATAGTGTTATCCTTGCAGGATTGCTTAAGGACAAAGACGCAAAGAAATGAAATTTTATACTGCCTGCGCTCTAAAGGGCAACAAGATACTTGTCCGAGGTTATCGCAATGGTGTTCGGTTTACGGACACCGTTGCGTTTAAACCTTCTCTGTACATCAAAACAGATAAAGACAGCAAGTATAGGTCGCTGAATGGTGTCAAGGTTAAGCGTATGATCTTTGACACTCTTTATGATTGCAGACAGTTTCTTGACCAATACAGGGATTTAGATGATTGCCCGATTTATGGAAACACTGATTTTCTCACTCAATATCTCATGGAGACTTATGAGGCTGAGGTGGAATACGATCTTTCCAAGATCAAAGTCGCATACCTAGACTTGGAGTGTGAGAGCGAAGACGGGTTTCCTGATTTGGACAACCCGAATGAAAAAATCAACCTGATTAGCATTCGGGTTGATGGTGCTACTTATGTCATAACTTCAAAGCCAGTTGATCTTCCCGACTGTAAAGTAATACTTACAAGTTCAGAAAAGGAACTGATCAAAAAAACCTTTGAAGTCTTGGCAAAAGAAGATGTTGACATTATTTCTGGGTGGAATATTAAACTCTTCGATATGCCCTATATAATAGGTAGGGCTAAACTCTTCTTTGACGAGAAGGAAATTCAGGAGTGGTTGCCTTTTGGTTTGATGAAGATGCGGGAAACGGATATCGGAGGAAAGGTCTATAAGATCTATGAATTTCCTGGATATACGATTCTTGATTACATGGATCTGTACAAAAAGTTCTCCGGAACGAGTCAAGAAAGTTACGCTCTAAATTTTATTGCAAAGGCGGAACTGGATGCTCAAAAACTTGATTACAGCGAGTATGGGTCACTTCGGGAGTTTTACCGCAATGATTTTCAAAAGTTTGCGGAGTATAACGTCCAAGATGCAATCTTGGTTGAACAGCTTGACAATAAGCTCAGACTGATCGACCTTGCGGTTTCTATTGCATACGAAGCCAAGATAACATTTGATACGGTTTTCTTTGCAACACGCATCTGGGAAACCATTTGCTGTGATTATCTGTTTAAACAGAGCATAATTCCACCGTTAAAACGGAGTTATGCCAAAGACGATCAATTTATTGGTGCCTATGTAAAGGATGTTACTCCGGGTCTCTACAAAAACATTGTAAGCTTCGATGCTACAAGTCTGTATCCCAGCATTATCATGCAATGGAATATTTCACCAGAAACTTGTGAAAATAGTGATTCTTCACTTAATGCTGATGACTTCTTGAAAAACAAAAGAGCCAGCATCCCAGATATTATTGAGGATGCTGAAAGCAGATCATGCTGCCTTGCCTGTAATGGTTCAATGTTCACTCGTAATGTAAAGGGATTTATACCCGTTCTTATTGAAAAAACATTCAACCAAAGAAAAGAAGCAAAGTCTAAGATGATTGATCTTGAGAGGGAATACGAAGCGACAAAGAATCAAGATCTGTTGCCACGCATTGCCGCGCTTAAAATTCGTCAGTCAGTTAAAAAAATTCTTGCAAACAGTCTCTACGGCTGTTTGGGCAATCCCGCATTCGTTTATTCCGCACCGCATCTGGCAACAGCGGTTACAGTAACGGGACAAGTTATTATTCGTAAAGCAGAAAACTGCATGAATGAGTACATTCAAAAAATTACTAAAACTGACAAAGACTATGTCATCGCAGTTGACACTGACTCCGTATATTTGAATCTAGATCCGATAGTGGAACAAATTTCCAAGAAAACAAAGATTCCAGATATCACAGAGTTTATCAATCAAGTTTGCGAGCAGAAGATCCAGCCTGAATTTAAAAAAGAGATGGAACTGCTTGCATATACTCTGGGTTGTCCGGAGAATAAGATCTTCTTCAAGCGTGAAGCAATTGCTTCTGCTGGAATGTTTATTGCCAAAAAGCGATATGCACTGCTTATGCAAGATCTTGAAGGTGTTCGGTTTGCCGATCCAAAGTTAAAAATCATGGGTCTTGAAACTGCAAGAAGTAGCACACCAGCAGTCGTTCGTTCCAAGCTAAAAGATTGTATTCGTATTATCTTGACAAAAACCCCCGAGGAGTTGCGAGACTATGTGGATGAATTCTATGATGCGTTTATGATTATGCCTATTGAGGATGTCGCAGCTCCTCGGGGTGTCAAGGGTATCAACAAATACAAAGACGGTTCAAATATTTACAAGACTGGAACTCCAATCGCTACAAAGGCAGCATTGCTGCACAATTCATATACAAAGAAACTAAACATAGACAAAGAAATTCAATCCATTAAGGAAAATGATAAGATGAAGTTTGTCTTTGTTAAAGTTCCAAATCCCTATGGAATGAGTGGAAGAGATGCTGTCATGGGATTTATCAACAAACCACCCAAGCAATTTCAACTTGAAAAATATATTGACCGAAAGAAACAGTTTGAAAAAACTTTTCAAGAACCTCTTGACAATATTCTTCAAGCCATAAATTGGTCAATAAGTAAACAGGCTACGCTTGATTCTTTCTTTGTTTGAGATATAATATAAAAATGAAAAGTTTTTCTAAAAAATATAAACAGTATAGTACAAAAAAGTCTGAATTTATCGATGGTAGATATATTTTTAGTTATGATTCAAATCATGAAATAAATTTTTCAAATAATAGTGTCATTGAAGAACAGAAGAGAGAAATTCAAAGACAGAATATCGTAATCAATCAACTCAAAGAAGAACTAGAAGAGTTGAAAGAAGAGCTGGAATTGCTAAAAGCAATGAATCAGGAGTGTTAATATATGGTTAAGAAATTTAAATCTAGATATGGTGATGAAAGAATACTCACACTTCTTGAAGATGGATCTTACAAAATCGAAGGTAGGTCTCTGTTTACTCGCCACGCTGATGGCCTATTTGATTTTGAAGGTGGGCCATGCTATATGGTTGGTGATAGATTTTATGAAGGCATTGGTGACCTAATCGTAGATTCAGTTAAACCAATTGAGGCATCCCAGAAAGACTGGGGTGCAGTTATTATTACAACAAGAGAAATACCAAAAAGGAAGAAAAATGTCAAAGTATCTTAAAAATTTATTGAGTAAAATTGAAAACCCGGACGCATCAATCGTAGCAGACGGAATTGATGGTGCAGATGTAGCAGGCCATATTGATACAGGTTCATATGTTCTCAATGCACTGCTCTCCGGTTCAATCTATGGTGGTCTACCAAATAATAAAATTTCATGTCTTGCTGGAGATCCAGCAACAGGAAAAACATTTTATGCAATTGGAATTGCAGGACAGTTTTTAAAAGATCATAAAGATGGTGTTGTTATTTACTTCGACACGGAACAGGCAGTAACATCAGACATGTTTACAGCTCGCGGTGTTGATCCCCAAAGAGTCGCAGTAATTCCCGTAGCCACGATTGAAGAATTTAAAACTCAGGCTCTTAAAATTGTAAACGATATTCTTGAGCAACCCGAAGAGGATAGAAAGCCAGTATTCATGATTCTTGATTCTTTGGGAATGTTGTCTACCCGCAAGGAGATGACAGATTCCGCCGAAGGTAAAGATGTCAGAGACATGACCAAGGCACAGCAGACCAAAGCAACATTTCGAGTATTAACTTTAAAACTTGGAAAAGCAAAAATCCCAATGCTTTTGACTAACCACACATACCAAGTTATCGGTGCCTATGTTCCAACTAAAGAACTTGGTGGTGGAATTGGATTGAAGTACGCCGCAAGCAACATTCTCACTCTTTCAAAATCCAAAGACAAGACCGATGAGGGTGTAGTTGGAAACTTCATCAAATGCACTAACTACAAGAACAGATTTGTTAAAGAAAATATGCAAGTCGAAACTCGTTTGAATTACACATCAGGTCTAAGTCGTTATTATGGACTGACCGACCTCGCAATCAAATATGGTATTTTCAAGAAGGTATCCACAAGAGTGGAACTTCCAGATGGTACAAAGGTATTTGAAAAAAACATTGACGACGAACCAGAAAAGTATTACACGAAGGATGTACTAGATAAATTGGACGCAGAAATACAAAAGGACTTCAAGTATGGACAAGGTTCCTGATTATAAATTTTTAGACATAGAAGCAAAAGCGGACGAAACATGCCCCATTGAAATTCTTTCTGGAGAATTTGAGGGTATTGTGTATAAGTATGGAAAAATTTCATTGGAAGAACTTGAAAGCGGAGATTTGAAGGTCAATATGCAAGTAGATATTATTGATTCGTTTGAAGGATTTGATCAAAACAATGAAAAGTTTACAAAAATAATTGGAGAAATTTTTGTGAACTTGATTGAACAAGGTGTTCAGAGTAAATCTGAGCCAGTTGATCTTGAAGACGATGTCCATCAAGATTAATGTTGGACAAATCATTATATAAGAGTATACTAAAATAATGGAAACAGTTATTCTAAAGAACTTGGTGCTCAATGAAGAGTACGCAAGAAAAGTAGTCCCCTTCTTGCAGGAAGAATACTTTCACGATAAGTGTGAAAAAATAGTATTCAACATTGTAAGCAAGTTTATTCTTAAGTACAATAACATCCCAACCAAAGATGCAATTCTCATCTCATTGGAGAATGAAAAAGCTCTAGGTGAAATTGAGTTTAAAAGGTGTGTATCCATTTCCGATGAAATGTACAAGGAAGGTGAGAAGTCAGACACCATTTGGCTTGTAGAAAACACAGAAAAGTTTTGCAAAGAAAAGGCCATCTATAATGGTATCATGGAATCCATTGGTATTATTGAGGGCAAAGACAAGGAGAAAACACAAAATGCAATTCCAGAAATTATGTCAAAGGCTTTGTCCGTCTCATTTGATACAAGAGTCGGGCATGATTTTCTTGAAGATGTGGATGAGCGCTACGAATATTATCACAGAGTTGAGGAAAAAGTTCCTTTTGATCTTGAGATGTTTAATACAATCACCCGTGGTGGGGTTAGGAAGAAGACGCTCAATGTAGTTATGGCAGCATCGGGTGTGGGCAAGAGCGCATTTCTTTGCCACCATGCAGCAGCATGTTTGTCACAAAACATGAACGTGCTTTATATCACTCTTGAGATGGCGGAAGAAGAAATTGCAAAAAGAATTGATGCAAATCTTCTGGATTCGGATATTCACGTCCTCGAACAAATGCCAATCAATCAATACGAAAGTAAGGTTGAAAATTTCAAGAAGACTTGCCGTGGAAAGCTAATCATCAAGGAATATCCAACAGCAGCTGCCAACGTTACTCACTTCCGTAATCTTATGGAAGAACTAAAGATTAAGAAAAAGTTTATTCCAGATGTAATTTTTGTGGATTACCTGAACATTTGTTCTTGCGCTCGCTTTAAACTCGGCAACGGCATGAATAGTTACACTTACGTTAAAGGCATTGCAGAAGAGCTTCGTGGTCTCGCCAAGCAGTTTAACGTTCCTCTTTGGACGGCTACACAGGTCAACCGCGAGGGCGCAAAGAGCAGCGATATGGAGATGACCGATACTTCTGAAAGTTTTGGTCTTCCCCAAACTGCAGATTTCTTTTTTGCTCTGATTGAGAATGAAGAGCTTGCAGAAGCAGGGCAACTTATGGTTAAGCAATTGAAGAATCGTGGAAACGATACTACAAAAAACCGTAAGTTCCTGGTTGGTGTAAATAAATCTAAGATGAAATTTTATGATGTTGACAATTCTAGCAACAATCTTGTTAATGCTAATAACACGGATGATGAAGGAGTCGGATCAGGATATGATGGACAGGCGTTCAACCCGGCATTTGGAAAGAAAAAGAACAAAGCTGTGAACTGGACGTTTGAAGGCGCAAAATGACTCTATATATTGACAAGAAGTTTGTAAATCTTGTTTCTGGTTCACTTGAAAAATTTAAGTGGAAGAAAGAAACTCTAGCCACATGCAGATGTTTTAAATGTGGCGACTCAAAGAGAAATAAGTCCAAGACAAGGGGATATTTCTTTGAGCATAAAGGACATTATGTATACAAATGCCACAATTGCGGTTTTTCTTCTAATCTATATGGGGTTCTTGAGTCTGTTAGCCCGACACTATGCAAAGAATACTCGTTCGAAATGTTTAAGGAAAAAACTCCAGAACCAGTGGTTACAGAAAAGAAAGAAGTCAAGCAGCCATCTTTCACTAACCTCGGAACAAGGCTTGACTTACTCAATTCAGATCATAAGGCTATAAAATATGTTCAGTCTAGACAAATTCCGAAAGAAAAGTATAGCAACTTTTATTACAGCCCTGATTTCGGCAAGATCATGGCCGACTTTGACAGAACTGGACATAAGGAAGCCAGACTCGTCATACCGTTCTACGACGAGATGGGCGCACTTGTTGGGGTACAAGGAAGAGCAATCGATGACGAAAAAGCAATCCGGTACATCACGCTCAAAAAAGAAGGGCAAGAAAGGCTCTGGTACAACCTAGATAAAATAGATCCCAGGTCAACGGTATATGTTACTGAAGGACCTATTGATTCAATGTTTATCCCAAACTGCACAGCGATGCAGGGTGCAGGATGGCTTGAAGAATTGCCTGCAAAAATTGCAAAATCAAAAGTAGTGTTCATATTTGACAATGAACCTAGAAACGCAGAAATTTCTGCATTGTTGGGTAGATACATAGATGCCGGAAGAAACGTAGTAATCTGGCCATCTGAAATAGACAAGAAGGACATCAATGACATGGTTATCGCATATGGAGAAAAAACAACCATGAAGCTGATTATCAATAATGTTTATTCTGGACTTAAAGCAAAAATGAAGTATACTTACTGGAAGAAAAATTAATATGAATAACAATAATGAAGACATGTCCGACGAAGATCTAGAAAAAGGCAGCGAAGCATATTTAATGTTTGTTCATAGATTTTCGGAATACATCAAGGAAATGGATAGAGAACTTTGGCATAAAGCAAGAGAGTATGCCCAAGACTTTACCAAGATTGATGGTGTTACAATTGAACTTATAGATGATGAAGAGGACACAGATGACAGAGACCAAACAAAACGTGGATCAGACTAATATTAAAGTTCTGGATCACGGTCACGTTCAGCTGGTTGACTACATGGGTTCCGATCTCAGTGTTGTCAATGCTGCCCGCGTTTCCTTTAACAAGGAAAGTGATTGGGATAGCGAGCATAATTGGACAGGCTATCGTGAAAAGAAATTGTCTGACCGTGATGCTAAACTTATTAATTATCTTGCAAAGCATAATCACTTCACTCCATTTTGTCACGCTCAAATTAGTTTGAGAATAAAGTGTCCAATCTTTGTTCGTGCACAACTTGGCAAGCATCAAATCGGTCTTGTCATGAATGAAGTTAGCCGCAGATATGTCACGTTTGAACCAGAGGTTTATATTCCTCTGTGGCGCAGTGCCCCAACGAACGGAGCAAAACAAGGAAGTTCTGGTGCAATTGAAGATATGGATCTTTGCATCAAACTGAGACAAGAATATGAAGGAATTGCAAAGGAATGTATTGATCTTTACAATCGTCTGTTGGTTGATGGTGTTGCACCAGAACAGGCAAGATCTATTCTTCCCCAAGGAACTTATACGGAATTTGTGTGGACTGGTTCTCTCTACGCATTTGCCCGCGTTTATAACCTGAGAATCGATAGCCACGCACAATGGGAAATTCAAAAATATGCTGAAGCAATAGATAAAATTGTTGCTCCACTTTTCCCAGTTTCGTGGAAAACTCTAACAACTAAATAAAGACACCAACCAAGGAGTAGCCTATTATGGCAGAAAATTTGTCACCATTTCAATCGTTTATTTTCATTTCGCGTTATTCTCGCTGGATTCCCGAAAAGAACCGCAGAGAAACCTGGGATGAATGTGTAGACCGTTGGTGGAATTATTTTACTGGCAAAGTTCCGCAACTTGCAGAGCGTCCTGACGTAAAAGAAGCAATCCTCAATCTTGAGGTTCTTCCTTCCATGCGCAGTCTGATGACCGCTGGACCTGCATTAGATCATGACAACACTTGCTTGTACAATTGCTCGTACTTGCCAATTGACAGCCTTGATTCGTTTGCAGAACTTTTTGTAATTCTCATGAACGGTACTGGTGTTGGTTATTCTGTTGAGCACCAATACACAGATAAACTTCCACAAGTTGCAAACAAGATTGAAAAAGCCTTCAACATCACTTATGTTGTTGAAGACTCCAAGGAAGGTTGGGGCAACTCAGTTAGATTCTTGATGGATCATCTTTATGCTGGTCGCCACGTTAAGTGGGATCTGTCGAAGATTCGACCAGCGGGTGCAAGACTGAAGACCTTTGGTGGTCGTGCAAGTGGTCCCGCTCCTCTTGACAATCTCTTCAAGTTTATTGTCAAGGTGTTCTACAATGCACAAGGACGCAGACTCACCGCTCTTGAGTGTCACGATATCTGCTGCGCAATCGCAAACGCAGTCATCGTAGGTGGTGTTCGTCGCTCTGCCATGATCTCTCTCAGTGATCTTTCGGATCGTGAGATGGCTCTCTGCAAGAGCGGTGCTTGGTGGGAGCAGGCTGGTTTCCGTTCATACGCCAACAACTCTGCTGTCTATCGTGGTCGTCCTCCGATGGGCCAGTTCCTTGAGGAATGGACTTCTCTATACAACAGCCACAGCGGTGAGCGTGGTATGATCAACAGAAACGCTCTGCAAGAACAAGCAGCCAAATGGGGTCGTGATGAAACCTGTGAGTATGGAACAAATCCATGTTCAGAGATTATTCTGAAGCCATTTGAGTTCTGCAATCTCTCAACTGTAGTTGTTCGTCCCGATGACACCGCTGCTTCGCTAAAGAAGAAGATTGAGATCGCCACCATCATCGGCACAGTTCAATCAACATTTGTTGACTTCCCATATCTTCGTCCCGAATGGAAGAAGAACTGCGAAGAGGAGCGTCTACTTGGTGTCAGCATGACTGGAATCTATGACAACAAGTTGACCAGTGGGCTCGAAGGCAAGCCAAAGTTGGTACGTCTGCTCGAAACACTCCGCGATCATGCAACGGCAACAAACATGAAGTGGGCAGAGAAGCTTGGTATAAATCCAAGCAAGTCCATCACATGCGTAAAGCCAGAGGGAACGACTTCGTGCTTGGTTGATTCAGCATCAGGTCTTCACCCACGTTATGCGGAACATTATTATCGTAGAATTCGTATTGACAAGAAGGATCCAATTTACAATCTCATGAAGGATCAAGGCGTTCCTTGCGAAGATGATGTGATCAATCCTAATAATACAGCGGTCTTCACATTTGCTATGAAGGCTCCAAAGGGTACAACTACAACGGAAGATCTCCGTGCATTGGATCACTTGGATCTGTGGAAGACTTATCAGGAACATTACTGCCATCACAAGCCATCAATCACCGTCAACTACAAGGACTCCGAGTTCCTTGAGGTCGGTAACTGGCTCTGGGAGAACTTCGATGTCGCAACAGGCATCTCGTTCCTTCCCGGTGGTGACAATCACACATACGCTCAGGCTCCATTTGAGCAAATTGATTCTGCAACATATGCAGCGCATCCGAAGGTTAAAGTTAACTTCAAGGAGCTCTCTAAATATGAGGCAGAAGACAATACTGAGTCGGCAAAGGAATTTGCCTGCGGTGCTGGTGGTTGCCAGATAGTATAATTCTTCACTCCTCTGTAGCTCAGTTGGTAGCAGCGCAAAACTGTTAATTTTGATGTCGTTGGTTCGATTCCAACCCGAGGAGCATAAAAATAACCCCCTAGGAGTAATCCTGGGGGTTTATAAATATTGGTATGCTGAGATTTAAACAATTTTTGATTGAAGGTTTGGATGATGGTGGTAGATCATACGCCAGCTCTTCCAGATTAAAGGCACCTTTAGGAGTGCTTGGCAAAAGACTTCAACAAGCATCTCAAAAAATTGGTTCCGAAATAAAAGATTACGCTACTGAAGTAGGTCAGGGTATTGCTTCAGATCCTATGATGTTTGCAAAAGAATATGGTAAATCTTTATTTACGGATCCAGACACATACCATAGCGGTTTGGCTGCGGCAGGAATGGTCCCAGTTGTCGGGGAACTAGCAGATTTGGCTGATGCTGCCTTGTATGCTGCCCAAGGAGATAAAGAAGGTGTAAAGGCATCTTTAGCTTCCACCGTTCCTCTATTCGGAATGATTCCAGCCGTTGGAAGAATTGCAAATACTGGAAAAAATTTGGCTGGCAATTTGGCTGGCAAAAAAGCAAGAGATGTTGCTGATATGATGAGATCTCAAGCAAAAGATTGGCAAAACAATCCAGAGGGATTGGAAAAAATCTCTAGGGCTTCAAAAGATCCATTTAATAGAATACTCATGACAACAATAAGTAATCCAAATATTAAACAAGTAGAAGATTTTGAATTACTTGGAGCAGTGGTTCCAGACATAGATAATCCACAAGCAACTCTTTCTTGGGGAGAACTTTTACAAGGCATATACGGCAAAAATGCAGAGAAATATGCCAAACTCGCAACACGTGGGCAAAGACGATTAGTAGACCCATCATTTAACCCAAATAATGTATCTTCGTACATGTTTCCATCTTATTCAAAAGATGCTCTAGAGAGACCAATTGACATTTATCTAGGAACTAATCCAGCAATTTTTAGGTCAAAACCAGAAGCACAGTTTTCACCTATTATGCCTCCAAGCATGGTAGCGGCTTATGCAAATGCAAATAAAGGTAGAGATTTGGGTAATCAAACTTCAGTTCCTATCAATTTAAATATATCAACTGATCCAAAAAATATTACAATAGCTACATTGGCACATGAGGCAGGTCACGGGATTGCCGCAACAGATCCACAATTTAAATTTGGAGAACTTGCACTTCAAGCACAGAATAGCCCAAATTCATCACAAAAATTTAAAAAACTACTGGACATAGAATCAAACACTAATCCAAAGTTAAGACAAGTATTTGGTGATGTTGTTCCACAAACAAATATAACTGGATTAGAAGCGGATCTTGGAAATATGGACCAGTCATGGGGTGTACCGGCTGGAACTGTGATGGATATTGTAAAATCCCAGACACCAAAGGATTTAAAACCAAAAACTCACTCTATTTTACAAAAAGTTCATAGAGAGCAAAATATTTCGGATATAACAGATCCACAAATTTTTCCTAGAGTGAGACAAAACATTATAAATATCGCTGACAAATCTGTTAAAGATACTCAAGATTATCTATCAAATAGAGAACTACCAAGTCAGATTAGTGATGCAAAAGAATGGATGTATTCAAAGGGATACCCTCACGTAGATGTTAATATGCCGGCGGAAGAAGCCGCTCGTCTGTCAAAAGAAATTATTGAAAAATGGAAAAAAGGTTTTTTCCGAGACACTAGTGGCAGAACTATGCAAATTATTGACATGTTGGCGGATCCAAAAGGAAAAGCTTTTTGGGATACTATTGCCAAGAAAAATAAAGGGTCTAGTGTTACAGATAGACTAAAACAAATAAAAATGGCATAATTTTATAAATATTTTTAGTCAGCGGCGGTGGGGTTGTTCCGCGCATTCCTTTTGGGCCAATCGAAGTAAACGCTCATCGTAATGCTCAGGAATCACCGCCGCTGGCCAAGGCATAAATATCTATGTTCCACATGTTAATAGGTGTAGATTATTCAATAACATGCCCATGCCTCTGTCTTTATGATGAGAGAAAGCCGTTTAAATTTGAAAACTGCTTTTTCTATTATCTGACAAATACTAAAAAATACGCAGATAAAATTTTGCCAAACATAACCGGTGAAAGTTTTCAAGAATATGTGGCCGATGTTGATAGGTTTGACACAATTTCTGATTGGGCCATTAATCTTTGTGTCGGTGCGTCTGATGTTGCAGTTGAAGGTTATTCTTTTGGTTCTAAAGGAAAAGTTTTTAATCTTGCCGAGAACATGGGAATATTTAAACACAAACTTTACAAAGCTGCAGTTCCACTAACAATCATAGAACCTTCAAAAGCAAAAAAGATGGCAACTGGAAAAGGAAATGCAGACAAAGCATTGATGTATGAGTATTTTTCAAAAGAAACAAACACCAATTTGTTATTGGCGTTTGATCAAAAGACTCTATCTAATCCTGTGACTGATATTGTAGATAGCTTTTATATTCTTAAAGCTCTGATTCAGTCAAAAGGTAATTCTCAAGGTTAATTACCTTGAATTCGTAAATTGGTTTAAATTCTGAAGTTGAATTCAAATTTACTGATTCATAACCAGTTTCTGTGGCAAGATAAAAATGACCTTGGAAACCAAAAGATTCTGCCAAAGGAATTATTGGCAATTCATCACTTTGAATCAAAACATTTGAATTTTCATGTTGAATAACATGACCCAAAATATTGGATTCGTGTAAAATATTATAAACGGTGCAATTTTTAAATATTACCTTTTGAATTTCGTATTCCATAAAAATATTTATCTTACGTATCTTCCACCGTTCATTGTACGGGTTTGTTCTAGGCGGTCTTGCATGCTCCTAGGAGCGGCCTTCTTAACCTTGGCCATCACCTCATCCCAAGCGCTTCCGTGCAGTTTGGAGGGCGTTAAAGTGGTGTCGTAAGCAATCCCAGTCTTATACTGGCCCCAATTTTTGATAACTTTTTTCTTTTTGCATTTTGGGCATGGTTTTTTCAATGGAAGATCGGAATCTTTCATTGGTAAAATTTCATCAAATTCGTGGTTGCAGCATTCACATACAAATGAATAATTAGGCATTTTTTTTCTTTCTAAAAGTAATTAGCATGTGATCAAAAAAGAATCCATAAGAAGGTTCTTTTGGTTTATTTTTAAGATCCATTTTAGCTTCTTTGGGTGTTCTGTTTCCTTTATGTAAATTGCAATCTTTGCATGCAGCAACCAAGTTCACCCAAGTAGACCCACCACCTCTGCATTTTGGAATTATGTGATCTACCGTAGCAGTCTTATCACAAAGGTCTACACCACAATATTGACATTCATATTGATCTCTTCTCAATATGTTTTTTCTTGAGGGTGCTGCCCTTCTGAAAGGCAATTTTACATAGTATTTTAAGATTAAAATTTTAGGTATTTTTACAATTTTTGAAACAGATGCCACTTCATAATATTCTGTCGTAGTTTCGTCACCCCAAACTTTATCATTCGACATTAACTTAAAAGCTTTACCGACAGTGATAATATTGAGTGGTGTGTTGTCTTGGTTGAGCAAGAGTACTTGCTTTTTCATACCTTTTAAGTATTTATGAAATTCTAAATATTTTACAGCCATGGATAATAAACAAAATAGACAATTTTATTGGGAAGTCAAGGATTTCTTTGTCGGAAAAACCTTGAATGAGTCTAAAAAGCCTGTAAATAAGCCAAACCTTTTAAAAGACATAAAAAGTGTCATGAATGTTGCCAAACCAATTTCCGAAATGGAAAAAAGAAAGGCTTTGTTGGGCTATTCAAAAATGAGTAGCGAAGTAAAAGACAAAACATCAAATCTTTTAAACAATTACAGTGATAGAATGAATGCAGAAAAACCTTTCTCAAAAGGAAACTCTGCTAACTATACGACAAATATTTTTAATTTAAATGAACAATTGATGTCCGGTACTATGGGACCCGGTTCTAGCACTCTTTCAAAAAAAAGAGGACAATATGAACTTGAAACAGCAACTATAAATCCAGATAGCACTTCATCAACATTAAACACAGCTACTTCTAGTCAATCGCCATTAGATTTAAGTTCTTCTTTTAGATCTTTGAATTTAAATTTTGGTCAACTTCCAAGAACTAATGTTGTACAAGGAATAAAGACAACAGTTAGCGAACCAAATGAACCAAAACTAACACCGTCACCAGCTATGGATACAGACGAGCGTATGTATCAAGGAATGACTAAAGAACAAGCAATTAGCAAATTGACTGGAAATATTTTAAAACCAAGAAAAGATAGAAATGCTCCGCCAGATAGTCAGGTCGTGACAAATCCAGATGGAACACAAGTTTCCGTATTAACTGGTAATACAAAGAAAAAATCAAGCTTTAGAGTCTAACATGATAAGAAGATTAAATCCAGTATTAGAACATTTTTTAAAGGAAGCTTTGGTAAAGACTACCAAAAAAGGTCCTTTTGATACTTCTGGTTTTGAATCTGATAAAGATATTCTTGGAAGAATTGAACCAGATCCAAAATGGAATGCGGTTCCAGGTTCAAGAACTCCAGTACCGAGTGTTTCTGTTACAGGTGAGGTTGTTCCCGAATTACCAAAAATTCCATTTGAATCACCCATACAAGAATTATCAAAAGCTTCTGCTATTAAAAAAGCAGTCCCACATATTGGAAGATTTGGTGCACAGATGGCTATTGCAAATCTTACACCTTTCGGAGAAGCCGGAGAGAAAGCAATGGAATCTTTGGGTGTAAAAAGTCCGTGGGGTCAATATTGGGGAGGTTGGGCTACAGCTGGCGTCGCAACTGATCTAACATATCCGTTAGTAACAACCACACCCAAACTCATAGCACAAGGAGCAAAAGTTGGTCCAGCCTTTACAACAGGAGGAGCACAAGGTTTGGCTGCATTAACTACTCCATTAAATTTAGCTATAACTCTTGGTCCTCTTGCAGTTTGGGGAGCGATGGAAGGTGCAGAAAAAGTTGAAGAGTATCTTGATACAAAGGATATGACTCAAACACAAAAAGATGCTTATTATGCATTAAAAAGAGAGAAAGAAATAAAACAAGCATACGAAGATTGGAAAAAAGAAAAGAAAGAATCAGAAGAAAAAGCTAAAAAAAGTCAAGAATATAATATATCAGATATTCCACCCGGAAGATAAAAAATGATTAGACCTTTAAATAAAATATTATTTTGTTTTCTTGAAGAAAGATATATTAATAAATTATTGTCAGAAAACAAAAAAAACTTTTTACTTGAGCAAAAAGCAAAAATACTACGTGATCTTTTGGATTTAATTAAATCTGGAAAATTGGATCCACTTGAAGTAAAAATTAATATTGGAAAAATAGTGGATCAATTGCCAGAAGATATGCTATCTATAGCCCAGAAAACAGGAAAACGTGGTGAAGATCTAGTTTTAGAATTTTTTAAAAAATATCCAGATTTTAAATTTGATGATTATCCAGAAATAACGAGAACTATTTTTCAAGCAGCGGATGATGTTGAAATACAATTGTCAGCAATGAAGGAAAAGGGGCCAATCAAATTTCCTGAAAAAAAACCAGACGAAGTTGCGGTTGAGGGGGATGTTGTAAAAAAATTAAAACCCGAAGAGGTGTCTACAGAAAAACCACGGGAATTAAAACTAACAAGAGATGAGCCAGAAACAGGACCAGAGCCTTTTAAATTCCCCAAAGAAGAAGGGGCTCCACCCAAAGAAGAAGGGGCTCCACCCAAAGAAGAAGGGGCTCCATCTGAAAAACCATTTGAACCTCCCGTAGCACCAAAACCTTCAGGAAAAGAAGAACCAAAACCTTCAGAAAAAGAAGAACCAGCACCTGCAGGAAAAGAAGAACCAGCACCATTACCAATAAAACCTACAATCCCATTACCAGAACCAGCACCATTACCAAGACCAAGCCCATTGCCAGAACCATTAACGGAACCTTTACCAAAAGCAGAGACATACCCAAAACCCAAAAAAGAAGAAAATAAATCTATACCATTTGGATTTACTCCGTTTACTTTGCCATCAATACCAGATAAACCAAAAGAGGTTTCTGGATCTGAAATTCCATATGACATTGATGCAATTCTTGATAGAATCTTAGGAAAATATTCTACCTCTTTGCGAATTAAGTGATATAATTGATGACCTTGTGTGAATTTAAACAATTTAATCATAATCCTGTAGAATTAAACTGCGAACTTAAGGAAATAGAAAAAGACGGAAAACGTCATTATTCTACCCCCGGTGGGGATTTTCCCAGTGTTACAACTGTGGTAGGTTTCAAGAAGCAAAAATTTTTTGCTGAATGGAGACAAAAAAATCCCGAAGAAAGCAGAAGGGTAACCTCTAGGGGAACTAAATTTCATAGTATAATTGAATCTTATTTGAAGAATGAGCCAGTAGATTTGGAAAATATGTTTCCAAATTTTAAGGCTCTTTTTCTTTTACTAAAACCAGAATTAGATAAAATTGATAACATAAGAGCATTAGAAACTCCTCTTTGGTCAAAAACTCTCGGGCTTGCTGGAAGAACAGATTGCATAGCAGAATATGATGGAAAACTTTCAATAATAGACTTCAAAGCAAGCACCAAAGAAAAAAGAAAACAAGATATTGATAACTATTTCACTCAAGCAACAGCCTATGCTTTAATGTTCCAAGAAAGAACTGGAATTATAGTAGAAAATTTTGCTATAATGATAGCATGCGAAGATGGCTTGAGACAAGTTTTTCAAGGAAGACCAATTAATTACGTTAGAGAGTTAAAAAATATTATTACGGAATATCGCAATGGAAATTCATGAATTAAAAACATTAGAAGATGAAGTAAATAGAAAAGGTTCAAAATTTTGGATCAGAATGAACGATAACTCGAAAGCATCCTCTAATAGGGATGCTTTTATCAAAGAACATGGCGGATTCTTTACAAAAGAAGGACGTTATTGGAAATGGAAATCTCCAGCACAAGAAAAAAACGGATATTGGTTAAAAAGAGTCGATACCGGAGAAAAAACTTTTTTTGAAAATATGACAATTTTTGGAAAACAGCAAGGATTAACTCCAGTAAAAATTTGTGAACTTTTAAATGGAAAAAGAAAGACTTATAAGGGATGGACTGCTGTGGAGATTCGAGCGGTAAAGGAAACTGTTGGTTCATACGAAGACGTAAAAGAAAAAGAAAAGCCAAAAGTCATCACATATAATGGTGCCACTTTCCAAAATATGGAAACAAAAGAGATATTTTACATAGAAAATATAGCAGAATATGCTAAAATTAACAATTTAAACAAAAGTAATCTTTATAAAGTTGCCAGAGGAAAGGCAAAAAGTTATAGAAATTTAAAATTATACAATCCGTTGGAACCTTAATATTATGATAAATAATTGGAGATGAACTTTAAAGATCTATTACAGTTAACAGAAGCAAGTCGTGCTACAGCAGATTCCTTTAGAACCACTGGCGAGGCCATGGAAAAGGAAAAGATTAAATCTTCCTCTGCTGACGATAAAGCAAAAGATGCAGCACGCAAAAGAGCTGAAAGAGCACGCGAAATTCCTAGAAGTAGAAAATCTAAGGAAGAGCTTATAAAAGAAATTATTGCGGTCAAAACCAAGTCTGGTAAGATTCAATTAATTTTTAAAGATTCTTTCAACAAGAATAACCATGAAATAATAAGTAAGGGCAAAGAAATTTCTATGGGCGAAGCAAATGCTTTGGCCAAAGATGAAAACTTTGAACAAACTGGAGCCTCTAAACTTCTTTTTGGTAACATCAGACAAAAAGAAAAATCTGAAGAAGGGAAACCAGGAAAAGGCAAATCTACCGAAGAACTTAGAAAAGAAAAAGAACAAAAATTTGAGGACGAGGAAGAGGAAGCAAAGCCCTCTGAAGAGAAAAAAGCTAAAAAGCTTTCTAAAGAAGAAATATTTCAATTGATGACACAAATGACACCTGAACAATTGATTCAGATGCCGATTGATGTCCGTCAAGAATATTTTAAGAGATTGAGAAATCCACCTGCAAACTCAGACTTTGATGATATGACATTTGAAAAATTGTCAACAAAGTTTGGTATCAATCAATTAACCACAGCTTCTTATAATCAACAAGTACTAAATGCGTTGGTATTCTTGGCAAAAATTAAAGCTGGCGCGAGCGAACAAGAAATTGATTCTTTCATTTCTCTTTCACCAAATGCATTAGAATTTACAAAAAAAGCATACGAACAAGCCAAGAAGATTTTGTCACAAATTGGTGATCAATGTATTCAAAATCTAGTTACCAGCATCGAAAATGGAACCAAGACTACGTTTGAAGAAGGAAACGTAGACATGGAATGTGGAAATTATAAATTTAAAATATCTTCTGGCGGAGAATTTTCTTTAACTACAGATAAGTTTAATCAGAATAGTAAAGGTTTCCGTGGAATGATTGCTGGTGCAATCATGCAAGCACTCAACTCACCAAGCATTTCACAAGATCCAAAAGTTTCTAAATTTGTAGACACAGTACAAAAAAATGGTTCGGGATTCAGCCAGTATTTAATTTCTAGAAGTGCTTTATCGCAAATTCAAAACAATCCAGAACTGTTGGCTCAATTGAAGGCAACACAACTTACAAATGATGCTGGACAGAATTTGGGACCAGTTCTGGATCAAAATGGAAATTTAAACAAATTTGCTTCTCTTGAAAATTATCAAAAAGAAATAACAAAAGCCACCCCAACTCTGTTTAAAAACAATTCCAAGAAACCATCTGAATTTTCTGATGTGTTTGTCAAGTCAATTTTGAAAACTTTTTATCGTGGTGATAATATCAAGAATCCAGACTTTTCTCCAACCCATTTGGTTACACAAAATGGAATTTTTCCAATGACAGATGCTTACTTTGATGAGATTGCAAAAAATGCAACAATCTCGGTAAAACCATCCACCGATTTAATTAATGGGGGAAATGTAGAAAATAAAACCAATTCAGCTTCAGAATTGATGAAAAAGTTTTCTTCAGTTGTCGAACAAGTAGAACCAGAAGAACAAGTAACACTACAGTCTCTATTGATACCAAAAAATTCAATAAACCCAGTAGAACTAGCTTTAGATTATGTCTCTAAAAATATGGATTTTGATATAAGTGTGAGTTTGCTTCCAGGATTCACTCCACAAGATTTGAATACCATTCAATACAATTATGTTCGTATTGGTGGAAAAACTGTAAAGATCCCTGTAGAAAAGACAGGGTCTTTGAAAGAAACAATGACGGAAAATCTATCATTGTTGTTGAATGATCTTTTGATCGAATCCTTGTCAAATAATTTTGTTTTGAATACTTTGATAAATGCAAAAATAATTGATTCGCAAGAAGTAACATATTTAAATTCAGATAACATTCTTTTAGAAAGCAACGATGGATTGAAAATAGCATTCAACAATGCCTATCAAAGAGCTATTCAAAATCCGGAAATGATGCTTTATGTGATGAATAAAATTAATTCACACATGTATGAAGAATATAAACGTGATTATGACATGGAATATAGAAATTACCATGGCAAACCAAAACAAAGAAAAGAAAGAGCAAAAAGAACTGCTGCCAGAGAACGTTTGATCCGCCAAGGTAAGGTTAAAAAGGGTTCGAGAAAAGATGTAGACCATAAAAGACCTTTAAGAAACGGTGGTTCAAATGGTATAAATAACTTACGCCTCCGAGACAAATCTGAAAATAGATCAGACAATGGACACCGTAAAGGTGAAAAGCAAAATAAGGATTGGAAGTAATGAATTCCCGTACAAAAGTATTACTTGAAAAAGTATTTGAAAAATCAGGACTAGGTAAATGGTTCAATAAAGAATCTGCTGGCGGTGGTCCAGGTTGGGATCGTTACAACACAAAGGGTGAAAGAGTAGGAAAATGCGGCGATGCAGAAGAAGGTGCAGCATACTCTGCTTGCTTAAGCAAACAAAAAGCAAAAAAGCTAGGAAAAGAAGGAATCGCTTCTTTTGTAAGAAGAAAACGATCTGCCCAAAAGAAGGCTGGTAGAGCTGAAAAAGGCGATGTAAAAGGAAAAGGGAAAAAACCAGTATATGTAAAAACTGGTGTAACTGAAGTAAAAGAAACATTTGATATTTTTATTGTAGAAAGTGCATCAAACGTTTTTAAAATGAATTTTGAACCAATTGAAGTTCAAGAACTTCTTCCATGTGATTTGGTAATAAATGAATCTGGACAAGTTCTAAACGTAGATGAAATTCTTTTGGAAGACAATGTTTACACAGTAAGATTTAGTGATGAAGATGGCAATGAGATTGTTGAAAACTTCTTTGAAGATACGATCATGGGTTTCTTAGACAATATCGAAGAGTCAGCATACAGTGAATATGGTGACAAAATTGAAATTTATGAGTCGGAAGGTAAAAAAGTAAAGCTCAACAAAATCATGCGGGGAGATGTTAAAAAGTATAAAGTTTACGTAAAAAATGATAAGGGAAATGTTGTAAAAGTAAACTTCGGTGATCCCAATATGGAAATCAAGCGAGACGATCCAGATCGCCGTAGAAACTTTAGAGCTAGACACAACTGCGACAATCCGGGACCACGTTGGAAAGCTCGTTATTGGGCCTGCAAGACATGGAGTGCTAAACCTGTCAGTGCTATGCTAAAAGAAGATATTGAGTGTATTCAAGAAGGCAAAAACAAACCAAAAGATCCAGCAAAGTGGAGTTCTTGTATTGCTCAAGCAAAGAAAAAATTTGATGTGTATCCATCCGCCTACGCCAATGCTTGGGCTGCAAAATGCTATAAGAGCAAGGGTGGAAAATGGAAATCTGTTTCCGAAGAAATAACAAATAATATGAGTAAAAATTTACATTCGGATAACTACAATGATAACCTGTTTGGACTTTACGAGAAAAGAAATTTTAATTGACCTAAATAATATAAGCCATGAAATTTAAACAATTATTAAAACAAACCGGTCCAATAACAGAAAATTCAGGTGAACAAACCTTTGGTGGTGGTTTGTTTATCGGTGATCCACAAGCACCCAGAATGCCAAGCGCCCTTACCGACAAAGGCACCTTTAACATTCAGCTCCCAAGATCTATCGATGCGATCAATGCCTTATTGTATGGCTTGAGCCAAAGAGATTATATTGATCCGGATCACGTTCTCAATGTCGTAAAGCAAAAACTAAATCACTTTGGTTTTGACTTCCAACAACAGAACGCACTCCAAGATGGAGAAAATTTAATCAAACTATACCAATATGGTAGCCCATATTTGGGAGTCTATGGTCAAAATCCATATGACGATGTAAATAAAACAGGTTTCTCACAGGGTGACGGAATCAAAGAAAAAATGGGTCATGGCCTAAATCTTTCTGTAACTGTAGTAAAGCAACCAAACATGCTTCGTAAAGTGCAAATGGTAATCGTTCCCGACATGGGTGGTGGTAATGACTGTGGCTGCATGCACTGAACTAATGAAAAATAAAGTAAGTCTGACAGAAGATACCTTTTTACAATTCTGTCAGACTTATTATTTTAATCCAGAATGCTCTGGCAAAACCGAGTTTATGGACGATTTAAAACGTATAAAATACGTAAATCGTCTCATACAAAAGATACATAAACAAAAAACTTTAAAATCAATACGTGAGAGATTAATAATCAATCACATTATAATTTTAAAAAATGTTTTTGGTGAAGAAAATTGTGCCAGAATATTGTTTTTTAGGCTGGAACCAAGATTACATTCTTACTTAAAGTCTTTTTTGGTTTTCTTAGAATTTCAAATAAAAGACATTCCAGAAGTTAAATTTAACAAATTAAATACAGATCCAAGGGTTGATCGTAAATTACAGGGTGCCGAAAGCTAAATATTTTTAATGGCAAACCTGTCATATATTCCCTCATTTTATTTTTATCGTTTTGCAGATGCAGTAAGTGGCCCATACACCGCCCTGAATGCTTATTCTTCTGGAATAATTGATCGAAATGGAAATATAAAGGGAAACGAAAGCAGTATAGATCCCTTTGAATATTTTGTAATAAAATTAAAAAGAATATTTGATCAACTTCCTCCCGGAACTACAAAGTATAAATTACAAAATTTAATGGGAACATTGCAGGTATTCAACGAAGAGTTTGATTTACCTGAAATAAGTAAAGAACAATTAAATTCTTTGATAGAATCCCATATCATGATTAACGCAGAAGATGGCGTTAGCTATCTTAATCTGTTGGAAGATATGTCAACAGGGTCTGCTGGTGGTGGCGCAGGAACAATAGGAACGCCTGCAGAGGCTCCCGGTGCCAATAAAGGCAATGTGTCGGGGTATGATCCGGTCATGATGCCCATGATGTCTAGGAGTGGCCCTGTAAACATGTTCCCAAGTATTGAGATGTTTAATGTATCAAAATCCGAATTTGATGCATTTAAAGCAGCAAAGGCATGGAAACAACTTCAAGATAGCAAAACAAAAAGATATCTACAAAGATTTCAAAGAAGAAATAAAAATGGAAAGATGGCTGTTCGGGATGAAGAAAGTGGAGAAATATTCTTTATTCCTTACAATGAAAAAAGTTTAGTAGAACAATTTAACTTAGAAAATCTTGACATTTTAAATGAAAACAAAAAAATTACTGATATTTTTAAAAATTTGATGACAAATGCAGATTATACCCCAGAAAGTGGTGCAAAACCAGTTGCTGGATCTAAAGAAGAACATACTGCACGAATGGTTCATGCGATAAGATCTTTACATGCAGCTAGAACAGGTGGTGAAAAAGGTTTAGACTTATTTATTTCATCTTTTGATGATTTATCCAAAAAAGAAACGTCTGAAAATGGTCCAGATGCAGCAGAAATTAAAGCAGATAAATCTGGTGATTTGAGAACTGAGCTTTTAGATGTTAAAGGAATTAACACTTCTATTAGAAGAAGAGCCGATGAACCATTAAAACGCAATCTTGGAATTACACAACAGATTGCTGATCTATCAGGGGAGTTGGGAAGGGAAATAGAAAAAATACCACAAGAAACTTTTCCAACACTAGATGCCAAAACAATAAAAAAAATAACTGATACAGAAAAAGTCAGAGGTGCTAAAAGTTCTTTGGAAGATGCAATAAAAAGAGGTTTATCTAGAAATGTTGATTTAAAAACTATAAGAGATTACATTAGAGCTGGTTATAATTTGGAGGGGGCTAAAGCAGTAAATTGGTCTGTCTTACAACCAGCTTCAAAAAAAGTAAAACTCACTTTAAGCCCCGAGCCAGAAACAGGGCAAACAAAACTTCCTGCTGTTTTGAGTGCCGGTCTTGTTTCAGATGTATTAGTTGATCCAAACATTATTGATACTGTAACTGTAAAACCAAGAGTCGTGATAAAAAAAGGAAAAACTGGAGAAGTTTCTCCAGAGATTGACGTATGGGCAAGAGGTTCAGATTTATCACCAAAAAAACGTCAAGCTGCAATTGAAACCACCGCTAAAAATATGGGTACAGGAAATATAGTTCATGCAGATATAAACGATGAAATGATAGAAACAATGAGAAAACATTTGAGCGATGAAGAACTTTTTTCTAGTATAGTTCAACACGTTCAAGGATTTATAAGATAAAAAACCCCCTTTCGGGGGTTTTATCAATCTTGAATAAAATTTTTACAACACTTGGGTTTAGAGCATTCTGCTTTTGCTCTCGCCTCACTCAAAATTTTTTGATGGGCATCATCCCAACCAGCAAGCCATTCTTGCCAATAAACATCACTCTCATTCATTGTAGCATTTGATGGTTTGGAACCACCACTCATTCTAGACTTGAATCCTAGATTATATGCAGATCCTGGGGTGTATTCAGTCATTTCGGCTCCTTTGGAACAATAATAATTTCATTCAGAAGCTTATCCAAAGCCTTTACGTGTGCATACTGTTCAGTAATAGCAAGATAACCACGAATTTCAATAAGCTTCAAATAATCATCTTGGTTGAAGATTGTCTTCTTTGTACGATTTTTATTTGGCTTTGAATTATCTTTATTCTTTTTCATAGAATTATTCATAACATCTTTCATGATGTCATCAATATTCATATAATCTTTCATCTGCTCTGCGTATTCATTCTTGTCAATGTTTTGATGCATCTTGTTCCACATCTCCTTGAATTTTTCATTCCAAGGACCATAGTAGAAAAAGTTTTTTGGTGGCTCTTCGTCACCATTCTGCCAATTCATAAAATCGTTAAAATCTGAATTATTCATGTTTTCCTTTAAACGTCAAAAATTTGTTCATACAAAACTTTGCTACGATTGTCCGTAACAGAAATGTATCGAACATGACGCTCTATTGCGTCAGAAATATTTATACCATCATTGGGACCGAATGCAAGATGCTTGATCCAAGCAGGGCAACCACCAATGGATAGACGAACTTCGTTTCCATTAGCATCCGTTCCATAAAAATCAAAAGAACACTTTTCTCCATCGAAGTAAGTAAAGAAGCATTCAATGTGACCATACTTCTTGCGAACTTCTTCAAACGTCATAACAGTTTCAGTTTTAGCCATTTGGCAACCTTGAAAGCTTGACAGACTTAGGAAGTTGGCCAATCTCGTCAAGCTTACGAAGAGTGCCAACCTTTGCATTCATAAGACTCTCGGCACGTTGACGAGCAATCCTATTCTTGCGCTTTTTGTGAGTACGAGCAGTAATACGTTGTTTTGAATTAGGCATGGTTATATTATACACCGTGTTTATTGTTTGTCAAGAAAGCGGGTGAAGGGGGTCGAACCCTCAACATCAAGCTTGGAAGGCTTGCACTCTGCCATTGAGTTACACCCGCAAATTTTATTTTTTCTTCTTCTTTTTTGGTTTTTTCTTATTAAAAATTGCATCAAAATTTTTACACCAAACTTTATAATCTACCGGGCGATAAGTATCACCCTTTCCTGCTTGTCCATTTAAATCCATATATCTAATTATAATCCTTTTTAAAGTTAAGTCAAATCTAAATATTTTTATGAAAAAGAAAATTAATAGTTATTCATGGATCCATGAATTAAATTCAGCTGCCATGAAAGCAAAATTGCTCTCTGAGTCAAAAATTTATACTCAAAGAGTTCAACTAAATGAACAAAAAGCAAGAAGAATTACAGATCCACAAAGACAAGCTGCTCTTTCTGGGCAAATGCAACCACCAGCACCAAGAACTATGCAAGGTGATGATGTTCTTCCAATTTATGGGGAGAGTGGTAAACAAGTAGATGCTGCAAGAGAAGGTTCTTTGAAAGCAGCAATGGCCGCAGAAATTCAAAACAAGATGCAGGGCGGTGTTCCAGGTTATGAGAAGGTTACACCAACTTCAGTTTCTTTGGCTGGCGGTGATCCTGGTGTTTATGCCCAAATAGCAAGAATGAAAAGAGCAGAATTATCGGCTCAAAGAGCCAGAGCAATGGGACCAGTTGATGCTGCTCCTGTAGGCAATGCAAATGAAGTTGAAATGGATGCGGAAGACGGTGAAATGGCCGATCCCGGAATAGGCGATCCTTCAAGTCCACTTCCAACTTATTCTTTGGCCGCACAAGCCCGATCAGAGCATGCGAGACAGTCTTATAAAGAAGCTAGCAGAGCTGCAAGAATCGCAGCCAGACAAGCTGCTTCGGAGCAAGAGTATGAAGCTGGTAGGGAAGCAAGAGAAGAAAATATAGAATCTATAATTGATCGAATGCTCCGAGGAAAGAAATAAAAATGAAAAAAATTTCTGATTTTTTAGTTTCTTATATCATTGAAGATACTCCCTTTGATGCTCCTGGAACAGGATATGGGACGCCTGGTTATTTTGGTTCACCTAATATGAGACCAATGTTTCCAAGTGGAACTACAGGTGGATCTATTGGATATAATACCGGAAATCCAACTCCGGCATATCAACCCGATTATTCTTCTTATACTGATCAAAGATTGGGTGGAATGGTAAAGGCAAGACAAAAAGATGCTCAAGAAACTTTAAACAGAATGAGAAGAGTTGCTGCAAGACAAGCCCAAGGAGCTGGAGTGGATCCGGGTGTTGAATCTAAAATTGCAGAACTTGAAAATCAACTCTCGCAAAGTGGTTACGGAAGAATTAAAGCTGAAGAAAGTAAAAAATTAGCTCAAGGAAGACAGAGAGTTGCATCTGGAACACAATTATCAAATCTTCCTCTTGGAATGTTTAAAACAACTCCAAAACCGGGAGCAGAACAAGAAGCATATGACGCCGCAAAAAAAGCATTTGAAACTCAAACTAGTGGCTCTAAACTCAATCCCCGAGGCAAAAAATTTTCACCAGAAGAAATTGAAACAGCTTTTGTTTTGTCAAGAGAAAAATCAGCAGCGGTAGATACTGAAAGAAAAGAAAGAAAAGCAGGTTCAAGAATAAGTCCAGTATATCAAGTTACTCATGGTGATTTTAAGACTGCAACAGGTCGTGATTACGATGCTCTTAACAGAGAAGACCAAAGAATATTTTTTGATTTAGCTTCCAGAGGAGCACCAAATTGGTCAGCCACTTCAGGGCCCGGTGAAGTGCCAGCACAAAATAGTGCACAATTCTATACAATGCGTCAAAGACCCACGGACATTCCAAAATTTGGAACTAGTGATGCTTGGTATGACACCGAGACAGGTCAACTAGCAAGAACAACTCCAGGATCAAGAGAAAGAACAGCTCAAAGGCAATCAGCTGAAAGAATTGACAGAGAACTGGCCGCACAGGATGACGAGATAAACCGACAAGCTCAAGAAATAGTTCGAAGAGAACAGGAACCGGAAAAAAAAGATTCAAATGCAAGACAGGATTACATGGATGCTCTCCAATATGACTTGGATACAGATGGAAGTCGTGTAATAAACGAACCACCTGGAATGGGGAAATATGTTCCAGATCCTTTTGCTGTAGAAAGAGGTCAATTCCCAATTTTTCCAAAACAAGAGGGTGGGATTCCTTTCAGACAAACTTTAAATAAAGCTGCTGAAAATGTAATATCTTCCGTTGGACCAAAAGTATCTGATTTTATTAAAAAGAATTTAGCCCAAACAACTCCAAATGCGATGCGGGAAAAACTTTATGGAACCACTGATGTTCCTGGCGCCGTTCCAATTCCAGACCAGGAAAGAGGTCAATTCCCAATTTTTCCAGAAACAGATACAGAGACAAAGGCAGAGACAGATCAGATTCAACAAATAAAAATTACTCCCGACACACCTCAATTTAAAGGCTATGTAGTCCCTGAATCCGAAGAATGGAATAAACTTTCAGAAAAAGAAAAATTGTTTATGGCAGCAACTGCTCTAGCTAGGGGAGAAACTGCTAAATTTATGGGTGGAAGACAAAAAACTGAAGGTGGATTTTTGGGAATTGGTGGTAAAAAAGTAAATAGATTTAGTGAAGATCAAAGTGGAAATACACCAGCAGAAACAGCATATTTAAATAGAGTTTCCAAAATGTTAAATCAGTTGCTTGATAAAGATGAACAAGCGGCAAAGGAAGCGAATGAATATGGACCAGAAATAGAAACTGGAATTATACAATCAGAAATGGGTGGCGGCTCAACTGTAAATACAAAATCAGAACTTCCAGGAAATGTTGGTCAATATTTGGATAGAGTTTTGGGTAGAAAATTTACAAAATTTGGTTCAACAAAACCGGAAATTTCTTCCAGACCACAAGCTCCAAACATTGATATCTCAAATATGAGAATTGTAAATGCTCCTGGAAATGTTAGACCTTACACTGGTAAGGAGGATCCAAGATTTATCAATCCAATGACTCGATATGCAGATGTGCTTGATCCATTGAGAGATAGAATGTTGGGAAGACCGATGTTCGCAACAACATCAAGAAGACCAAAAGATCTTGAACCAGATAATGAAGGAACTATGAACGCTCCTTTGAAACTTCCCGATGAAGAATGGACACCAGAAGAAATAAGAAGAATGAAAATTATAAGATAATTAAAGGTCTGGTTGGCCTATTTCTTTAGACCAGACCCATTCTTCCCAAATAATTTTAGCAAATTCATCATCTGGATCAAATCTTCTTTGTTCCAGTTCTGCCATGCCAGCAGCAGATATGGGAGCTTCCATTTCCCATGAGTACCAATACCAATCTCCGGGATCTAACCTTTGATTGGTCACAAGACACCGATGATTTTTTTGCATATTAATTTAGCAAAAAAGCTGTAACACCGGTATTCAAAGCTGTTATAGAATAAAATTGATGTGGTAGAATTGTTGGTCCAGCTGGTAAATAAAATGGAACGGAAATTGTGTTTCCTTGTTGGTTTATGAACCAACCGGTTAAACCATTTCCAGCTGAGTTGGCTATGGCCAAAACACCTTTATGTTTTGGAAATTTTGTTGATCCTGTAGCTAATGTTGATCCGTTTAGATAAATGTCATACATGTTAGAAATATTTAGAAAAATATAAATACTTTCATGGACCCAACACTATTTCAATTAAGACAATTAATCGCACAAGTTGAACTTCTTAGAGAAGAACTTGAAATCGCAGACGAAATTATTGAAAATTTGTTTGAAGATGACAATGTTCTTCTTGATTATGCTTTGAACGAGAAAAAGAACTGGATTCAAGGTGCCATCAAAAAACCAGGAGCTTTGAGAAAATCACTCAAAGTAAAAGAAGGAAAAAAGATTCCTGAAGGCAAGCTTGAAAAGGCTGCTGAAAAAGGTGGAAAGCTCGGAAAGCGTGCTCGCCTTGCTCTAACTTTGAAGAAGCTCCGTGCAAAGAAACAAAAATAATTCCTTAAAAGAAGGTAATCTCTATAATATAGAGGACCAAATTGTAGGAAAACAAAATCCAACTGAGTACGGTATAAATCAGTGGAAAAAAGAAGTCATTCAACAACTTTACGGACAGCTCCAAAGAAATAACATTCCAAATATAGATGAAATACTCAAATCTGTATTTGGAGAAAGTTTAAAATGAAACAAGAATCCTCTTATAAAATTCTTTCAGAAGAGTTAGAAATTGAAATTTTTAAACTTAAAAAATTAATAGAACAAAAACAAGAACTACTTGAAGAAGTTCTTGATGGATTCTTTACTCCATCTGAAAAAACTCAAACAACAAGCAGTGGTAAAGTTCCCGTTCCCAATGCAGGTGGTGTCGCCGGAACTTATTCATACCTTGACATTGGTGGTGCATCCGATGCAATGTCATGGAACTCAGGGGCAGCAGCGTCTGCTTTAAAAGGCCAAGGAAAGCCGGGAATAGTCCAAGGAACCGACATACGTGTTGTACCCAATAAACCGCACTACACTAATAATATCGGGTCTGGGATGGGATTTGGTGTGGATGATGCAACATTTGCAAGAGCAAGAGATTTTATTGCTCAATATTCTGACAGCATCCCAGAAACAGATGACCCTGAACAAGACGTTAAAATTGGGTGGAAAAATTTAAATCAAGCTGTTAGCAACTATGTTAGCCAAAATTTAAAACAATCTTTAGCTCAGGCTGGCTTGTTTGCAGGTCAAGACATGACTGCTCCTTACCAACAAGGATTGCCCGACGCATATAGCAGATATGTTCCAGATTTGGCTTTTAATAAAAAATTACAGGATACGGTGGATAAAGTTATGGGCACAAAATCTAAGGGATCAGAAGTTGCAAAAAAATTAAAAATGGCAACAAGAGAAAAATTACTCAACAATTGGTTAAAAAAATAAAATTATAAATAATATTACTAAGGAACAATTCATGAATTACATCACAAACTACTACAAAAATTTATCAGAACAACTTCAAGCTCAAGTTAATCATCTTGAGAGAGAAGTTAGAATGATCAACGAAGCAATCACAGCTGGCACAATGGCTCCAAGTGCACAATCATTTGCACAAGCTGGTCGTCCAGAAGCCACAAATCCTGGATACGATCCTCAAATGCTTGCAGCTCTCTTGGCTGCTTATGGTCAAAGCTCATCACAATTTGATTACAACCGTGATGGTGTAGTTGACGGAGCAGATCTTGGTATTCTCTTGGGTGGACAAGGTGGCACTAACCCACTAATGCAACGTTCCACACAGTACGGAACCGGCCTAGGTAATCAAGGAAATCAATTTGCTGGCCCCGGAACAAGACCAACCCAAGGCGGTGGAGGTTTCGGTGGAGGAATGAGACCAACCGGGAACATCGGTGGAGCAAATAGTTTCCAAACTCAAAGACCAACCCAAGGTGGTGGAGGTTTTGTAAACGGTGATATCAATGGTGACGGTGTAGTTGACGGGGCAGACCTTGGTCTCGCATTGGGAGGACAAGGTGGTGGTAATTATCAAGGAGTTCTCCAAAATTGGGGAATTGCAGGACAAGCTCAATCCCCAAATCAATCACTCCCAAGAACACAACAACGCAGACCTCGTCGTACAGTTCGCTAATTAAAACTTAATACAAGTTTTGAAGAACTCATCAAATATTTTGGTGAGTTCTTCTTTTTTCTTTACCATGTTATTATATTCTTTTGTAGAAGAATTATCATCCGTTTCCATTCTTCCAATTCTATACATGACATGGCCGTATTCGTAAATGTATTCTTCAAATTCTTTCTTGCTCATTTTTTTATTGTAACCCAAGTAATTGAAAAGTAAAGATAAATAATAGTATGAATAAAGATCCGATTAAAAATGAAATTTTGAATATAATGAGTGGTAAAAGACAGGGGATACCACAACAAAAAATTTCAAAAACTCATATTTTAAATGAAGACATATTAAAAACGATAGCGGGAAATAGAACACCACAAATAAATAAAAATGTTCAAAAAGTAGATAACGGCTTGTTGCGTGGTTTGGATGATTTATTGCGACCAAAACCAGAAGAAAGAACATATTCTGGTGATGTTTCTTCACATATAAACCACATATTGGAAGAAAGTAAAAAAATACCAGAAATTGTTAATTTTGAGCCAACGCCAGTTGATCCAAATTTGCTTGGACGATTGGAAAATATATTTAAGCACAAAGAAGTTCAAAAAGATAATGAAATAATAATTCCTTTAAGTGAAGAAGTTGGGTCTTATTTAAAGATTGATAAACCGTTATCATTTAAAGATGGAAAACTTACTGTTGATGCAAAAGTAATAACAGAAAACTTAGAAAAGAAAACTGAAGAAATTCACCAAACAGTTTCTAAACTTTCAGCAACTGTAGGTGGCGGTGCGGTAGGAATAGTTTATGATGATGGCTTAAATAAAGAAAATGTAATAAAATCTGTAAATAATATTATATTTACCGGACCGGGTGTAGGTGTATCAAGAAAAGGAAAAGACGTTGAAATTTATATTTCTGGTATGGATGCAGATTTAGATTTTGCTAGAGAAGCTACTTTATTGCAAGCTTTGGCTTTGGTAGAACAATCAGCCAATGATATTGACTCAGTTTTAAATCAAGCTTATCCTAGCAACTTTGATACGATAGGTGGGATTACAGTGGATGAAAATGGAAATCAGTGGACTATATTTTAAAATGTATTTTCCATCTTACAACCCAACACTTCATGATTTATATTTATATGGACCAGGAAATTCTGGTATGCCGATTGGTTTGAATACAAATTGTATATTGTATGATGCCCGAGAAAGTTATAAAACAATAGGGCTTAGAAGTAGAAGATATGAAAACGGTGGTATAAGTTGGAGTGGACAAATACCACCCGGAACACCAGATTCAGAATTGCCAAATTATTATAATTGTAATATACCACTTTCTTGGAAAATATCTCCTACAAATTTTTCTGGATGCATACATTATATGGCTGGTAAGCCCAGCGATTCCTTGCCTTCGCTTGTTCCTAGTATAGTAAAACAAACAGGATTAACTGCAAATTATGGTTGGGCATATTGGCATCCAAATTTTGATGGTTACACTTATTATACAGAATTTGAAGGAATTTATAATTGTGTTTCTGATCCACCAAATTTTGCTCAACCACAGTATTTTGCAGGATCACCAGAAATTCCAGGTTTTCAAAACGGAGCAACATTTTATTATGCTATGGAACAAGATTTTGGTTTGATGAAATTTAGATCAAATTCAAATCCACCACAATCATCATCCCCATTTGTACAATCGGTGTCAATTCTATCAATATTAAAAGATCAAAATATATCTATTACAGATTATTTAAATTATACAACTCTAATTACGCATAACTACACAATAACAAATTTACAAAATTTATATTACATAGGGGGCAGCGATACTGTTTGTCCAATTACTGAGGTGAGTTTATTTATTTATTTTGATCAATTTGCAGAAAGGTATCCGGTGGCTTCTTTTTATATGACAGCAATAGGCCCAGTTAATAGCAGATTTTGGGTTGGAGATTCATCCGGTATTTTAGTTTACAAAAAAAATAATAAACTTTATAATGTTATGCATGGATTTGGTGCAGGCTTTTCTAATAACAAAGGAAATGTATCAGGACCGATGCATGCCGGAACAGTAAATATAATGATGGATTATTTAACAGAAAAAACCGATATATCGCCTTATTATTTTTATTCGTTAAATAATGATACACGACCGACTATGAATGGACGATTAATTTTATTTCAAAATAAAGTTACAGAGTTAATAAATAAAGTTTCAGAGGTACAATCTCAATTGTAAAGTAAAATGCCAACACAACCAACATTATTAACAGGAATATTAAAATTAAGATCTAATATTGATTCAAAAAGTCTTCCAAAATTTGGAAATACTGGTGGAGCAATAGAGGGAGCATCTTTTTGGATTTCAAGTGGCAATTCCGAAGAGTTATATAGCAAAACACCATATTTTTCAAGAGGTTCATTGGCTGGAGCCACAGCAAACAATTTATCTTATCTTTATTTAAATAATAGATACCAATATTCGTTATATGGGGGTGATCCTAATCTCGGAGATTATGCCGTAGCTTCTTGTTTTGCTCCAAGTTTTTTTATAGATTTTCAATCAAATGAACCAAAAATTGGTTGGAATTATACAACAAGCGGTTCTGTAAATTTTGCAAGCTCTCCTAATAGTGGGAATTCGAGTGATAGATTTGAAGTGTTTTATTTAAAATATACCACAAATTCATTTTTGACTGCTGCTGGTGGTGGTGCAACCGCAAATGCTATAACAGGAATTACATTTGCACATGAAATATTACCCGGAAACACTACACTTTCGGCACAACAAATTTATTATAGAAAAATTGGTAATATAAGTTATCCACAACCACCAGAAGAATAAAAATAATTAAATCAAATTATTTTGATTTATTCTTCAATTGCCAATATTCATCAGCAATCATATCGTAATGATAATTTGCTCTATTTGCCTCTTCTTGAGTGTCAAACATTTTCAACTTAAGTCTCTCTCCCAATAGATACTTACGTTCATAAAGTTTGGTGATTCTCGGATCTTTGCTATTTGATTTTCTTTCCTTGACAAGAGTACCGATTGCTTCACAATAGTCTGCATAATTTTGCAGAAGTAAAGTAAAAGGCATCTCTTCTAAAGACTTATTAAACTTTTCATCAGCATCCTCTAAAAGATATGATACCAAATCAAAGTCATTTAATATGAATGGTACGGTTTTTGTTTTTCTTTTCATTTTACATCCTTAAACCATTTTGGATCAATCAATACAAAAGAGACAATTGCAATAGCAAACCATGTTTCTCCCATGTGTGCCATGATGCCAGCCATGACTGACATTAAAATTGCAAGAACTCTCTCAGAATAATCACGAAGAACGAAATTGTTTTTGATGTGTTTGAACATGATAAAAATATACTACACAAAAAATAAAAGTCAACTATTGACAAACAACAATTGTGATATATACTAGTGCATCGACTATAAAGCTGCTTAGGGATAACTGATACCCCGCAGTAATCAGAGGTGGGGCGCGAATACCTCAGAAGAACGCGAAGGGCTAGTACTATACTTCCCAAGGCTTGATCGGCCTTGGAAAAAGGATTCAATGCCCGTTTTTAGCGAGTATACTCAAGTGGTCAACGAGGTCTGACTGTAAATCAGATGGCATAGCCTACGAAGGTTCGAATCCTCCTGCTCGCATTATGTACAACTTAAATATTCCACACTTTTATTGTCTCTTGAGAAAGGAACATCTCTATCAAGATGAAAAATTTAAAGGCGAATATGAAAAAGTTACCGTGTTTGGGGCACAGTCAAATCCAGATAGAGCAATGCTGTTCACAGTCCTTCTGGACAATGGAACCGTAAGAAGTAGAGTTCCTGTTCATAAACTTTGCAGTAAGCCCTCTCAAGGAAAGCCACTCGATTATCTTCAACTTTGGGATTGCTTTTCTATTAATTGCACTGTAACTGTTTATGAATACTTAAAACCTGCAAGAGCAAAGGTAATTTTCAAAGACAAAACTCATTGTTGGGGAAATTACATGATGACATTTGATTGGTATGGAAATCCCTTTAGCGATGAACCAAGCCAATACAAATGTTTACATATGATTGAGTTGGATGATGGAAACTATACACTCCAACCAAATAATAGAATTTTTTGGAAACATATGTCATTTACTACAAAACCATTTCCAGAAAATCCAGATTATAAAGTTGATAATAAAATTTATAGATGCGAAGATAAAAGTGATCGTTGGATTTTGACCGGAGAAGATGACCAATATTATTACGATATTGAGGAAGATAAATAATATCGGTATTGTTGATATCGGATTGAAATGCGAACAAGACAGGGGTTCGATTCCCCTCGGCTCCATTAGCCTAACCCAGAACCTCTGCAAACTCTGGGAATGGCGATTCAAGTCCTCGTTGCAGCGGGGCATTTAAGGGGCTGAAATGGCTTCGATTGGCGCAGAGTAATGAAGAAGGAGATACCCGACACGGGTAACAAGTGTCGTAAATAAACAGTTGCAAATATAAAAGCCGCACCAATGCGGATGGCTGCTTAAAGCAGTGGGGTTTCCCGGTTTTCCCGCATCTGAAAAACCGGGATTTTTATTGGTATAAATACTTTACGGGAAGAATTATGAATAAAAAATATTCAAATATTATCAAATACAAAGTAGCTCTTTTTGAAAATAAATTAAATTATTTAAATGAAGACGGTCCTGTGTTAAGTTACGTAGATGAAAACCGGCTTATGGCTATGATTAGGAATTATCTTGACGCATTTGAGAGATTATATCCGAACAAAAAACCCCCGAGCCATCAACAAATATTAGATCAAGTTTTTCAAGGTCAACCACGCCAAATTGATTCAGATCTTTTCGGTAGACCTATAACTTATCAACCACATTGGAACCCTGCGTGGGTCCCCTTCTTTGGAGGTGGAAATGATTTTGGGACTGTACCACCACCACCACCACCACCATCAAATTCATTTCAACAATCTAATTAAATAAGTTGTATGCATCCATTAGATAATTTTTACAAACTTCGTTGCGCAATTCTTGAAGAACAGAGATTGAAGCTCATCCAACAATTAAAACTGTTGGATGAGCAGATATCTATTTCACCTGGAATGTCAGCACAAGATCCTGCGTATCAAGTTGGTGAAGAACCTGTTGTTCGTACAAAAGGAAAATCAGCTAGAAGAAGAAAGTCTGAAACTGAAGTTCCGGCTGAAGAAGAACAAGGAATGCAACCACCCATGGCGCAAGATCCGCTTGATCCAAGAGCACAGCACGGCCTTGAACCATATGGACTTGGTGAATATGGATTAAGAGATATTTTGCAAAGATATTCGGATAACCCAGAAACTGCTGAAGTTGAAGTTCCCCAGCAAGCAACGTGGCAGACAACAAACACTGCAATAGGAAACTATATGAGAGGCGAAGTTGACCGTCTCAAAAGAATGCATGGAATGGTTTAATATCTAAATATTATTATGAAAAACTCTGGATTATATTACAAACAACTTTGCGAAGAATTGACACAAAGAATTAAACTTCTTGAAGCCATGCTTTCAAAGAAAAAGAAGAAAAAGAAGTCTAGTCTAGATCCTGTAGGCAAAGAAGATGAAGATATCGATAATGATGGAAAAGCAAACACATCAAGAGACAAATATCTTAAAAACAGAAGAGAAGCAATAGGACAAGAAATGAAAAACAAGAAAAAACCAATTAATGAAGGAACCGTTGTAACTGATGGTTATATTTTTTATGGTGGGTTCCCAAGAAAATTAAATGAATCTAAAAAAGGTTTGCCATCAGAGATGTTGGCAGATCTTTTTGTCAAAAATAGCACAGAAGGCTATGAGCCAGAAGATGCAGAAATGTACACTCCACTTCCTCCAGAAATTCATAGACAAATTTTACCACATGTAGAGGATGAAGTTTTGATGATTGGTCAAGGTGGCCGTATACCAGAGGGTGCAAATGTACAAAAGCATATCAATGATTTGACCAAAGCAATTAGAATATTGGATAACGCTGGGCACGGAAATCATCCAGCTGCACACTTCTTAGATAAAATAAGAGATCATTTACACTATAGCTGATGAACACATGTCACGAAGAAGATAACCCCACCCGAGATAGAATCTCAGGTCCGACAACCCCGAGAAGTTCGGGGTTGTTTCTTTTGGAATAAATATTTTTATGAATCATCCTAATGAAGATTTTATAAAGAAAATTTTTACAAAAAGAGCAATTGAACAAAGATATTTACCTGGAAAAAATGAAATAACGCAACTTTATCAAAGTTTAAAAGAAAATTCTACAAATTTTAAAACTTTAAATGAAGGACTACAAAATAAAGTTAATTCCTTTATAAACAGATCACCAAATAAATTAAATAACAAACAACAGATAAATGACTGGGTTCTTTTTACAAATCCATATGGTGTTTTTTATTATAGTAAATCAAGAAATGCTTGGGCAAATTCTTTTGGAAAAATTGCTTCAACATTAGAACAGTTGATTGGAGACATGATTGATCTTGCATATAGCAATGAATTTAATAAAAAATCTACAATTAGTCTTCCACCATTGCCAGAACCAACATCTGCTTTGGACTATGAAGTATGGGCCACGTCGTTTATCAATGATCCACCGAATTGGAATACAGAAAGCTATTCAACTTTTGGAATAGTTCCAATGCCAGCATTAACATCAAATGTGTTTAATGGATTCAGACAAGCTGGGCCATCTGTTTCTATGAGCTATACAACTTTTTTAAATAAAATACAAACAATCCCGGAAACAAGAAGAGTTGCAAGCACTTATGTGTATTGGGACGATTTGGCTTCTTGGACAAGAGATAAACACGATTATTATAAAGCGACTACAGATGGTTTTACATTTGCTGGTGGAAGATTTTTAAGTCCGTGGGCAGATAACCAATATACTGATTGTAAAAATCATTTACTAAATGTATTGAATTACCTAGATTCTCAAAATATAAACATAGATTATTTCTGCGATGATAAGGAAAACGTTGCTCCATTATACGGTTTGTACGGTTATAACACCGGATGGACAACCACCAGACCCACTAGTTTCGACATAAATGGCAATCCAATAGTTGCTTTCCCTTCCTATAGGGGATGGACCTTAGACGCAAGAATAATAGGGGCTGTCGTAGTAGACGATAGACTTGAATCTTTCATCGATCCAAACACAGGGAAGCCAGTTGGACAATCAGTAATAGACAATTACAAAATTATAAGTTCACAGCCAAATTACACAGGAACCGCTGGAACACTTCTAACAAGATGGGCTGGTATAACCCACCCAGGAGATTTTGACAACGCTGCTGGAGATTATTTTAAACAGTTTAGTTTCTTTGGACCTGGCCCAGTAAATACAGAAAAAATAGATGATACGTACAAACAAGCGGCTTGGTATGGTACCTTACATCAGTTTATGAATGGATACTACGCAACAAGAATGTTCACAGAAGCATTTCAAGAAGTTGAGAGATATTCGGGATGTACTTATTCTAATTATGAAAATTATCCAATATCTGCAGAAGAAGCTTGGTTGGCAAGAGATTCTAATGATCAAGTTTTTTGTCAACCAGATTTTGCCAATTCAAGCGGAGGAAAAGGATTCTACAGTTGGAGTGGAAATATAATATGGAATACTTTTGGTGGAATAACTTACATTTCTGGATATATCACCAACCCATCTACAGACAGAGAACGATATACTTGGTGTGGCCACAATGAAAATCCTTATCTAGGTCCCGGAAATCTTGTAAGATATGCCAACAATATTTCTGATGAAAATTGGGGGAACCAAGCGTCACACAAACAATTCATAGACGATTTAAAGTGGATTCGTCATATGCATCGTTCAAACCCAAATTTCTGGCAGGTTCACACTCCTTGGATATCTGTAAATGGGATTGGTGGAATCCCAGCAATGTATCCAAATGATTATAGATATTGGTATGAATTAGTATATCACACCATATTACACGGTGTTCTGTATGTAATACAATTTGATTCTCAAAGCTCTTTCACTGCAGCAAAAATGAATACAGCTCTTGATAATTGGAGAACAATAAGTTATAATTCAAAATCAAGACCCTGCTCAAATTCAACAGGTGATATAAATACCCCAGTAGATAGATTGCTAATTGGTGATTCTATAATCAATACGGCAAAAAGCGGTGGTTATTTATTAAAGACTGGCAAATATCTTTGGAGAATAACTGCACCACCAAGTGCAACTAGACAAGATGGTACTATTGTTTTTAATAGAGTCGGATCTGATGGAGATATTCCTTCTACAATTACGGTAGACACAACTGTAGAAGGAAATGGGTGTGGAGTATGGATTGAGAGAAATGTTTCAACCCCACCAAATTATGTTTGGGTTCCAGAATAATTATCGCTCTACAAACTCAACCCAGTCTTGGTGAACTACGTGTGAGCCAGCATAGCCATCTTTAATTTTGCTGACATCCCACCAGATCGTATCACCAACCTGAATGTCTTCTGTTAGTTTATTTCCGATAGCTTCTACTTTTGCAGGAATTATCTTCGAAGAAGATCTCTCATTATAAATGATTCCTGCTTCGGTAGTCTTCTGACCACCAATCAAAGACTTTGCGAGTATCCATTTTCCTACTGGTTTCATTTGTTTATCTTTCATATTTGAATTCCTAAAACTTTACATCTTTTTCTTATTGCATTATCTGAAACATTAAAAAGTTTTCCAATTTGTGTGAACGGTTTATTTTTTACTAATGTTTCTAATTCTTCTTTTGTTACTTCAAATTTTTTATTTCTAATACTTGAAGAACACTTTTTACATAGTTTTGATTTGTGATGAATACGACAATTACAAGATGGGCATAGATTGTATTTTTTAAATTTTTTCCCAGCGTAAGTATCTGTTTGTGAATGGCAATTTGGACACAAAAATCTTAAATTGCTTAGACTATTATCAGTACCATCTCCATTTATGTGATCTAAATGGAGGGATAAAGTTTTTCCATTCCATTCATTATGTAAATTACATAAAGCACATTTTTGTTCTATTAATTTATCAATCAAAATTCTTTTTCTTATTGAATTTCTTGTAAATATTGAATTTTCACAAAACATTTGATCAAAAGGAGTTCTTGTTTTCGTAATCCATGTTTTATTTTTATTTGCACCAATTCCCAATTGAATATGACTAAAATCTATATTATCAGCTTCCAGTCTAGACTTTAATGTTTTATAGTTTCCACCCTTATTAGATAAACCAAAATGTAATAGTATACAAGAAACAGTCGAACAATTTTTTACAATATTTTCTAAACTATCTTTTGATATTTTCCATATTGGAGAATGTTTTTTCTTCATGTATATATTTAGGTAACATAAAGTTTTGACGGTGAGAAATACTACTAAATTCCCTTGAAACGATTCGAACGTTTACACTTAGAATCAAAGTCTAATAGGCTACCTTTACCTCACAAGGGAGTGAACCTTAGCACAGTAATTGTTCATAATAATTCCCGATGCCGTACCAACATTGATGCTTCTCACAGAACCATACTGAGGAATGTAAAGAAGATCATCACACATACTTAGAACGTTTTCGGGAACACCGATTTGTTCCTGTCCAAAAATCATCACATAATGAATACTTGGGTCGAATTCGTATGCATTTACATCTTGTGCTTGAGAAACATTGTCAATTCCCAATAGTTTAACTTTTCCTTCAAACTCGGAAACAACTTCTTCAACATAGGTGCTGAGATTTTCAATGCTTTTGACATGGCGGAAGTTGGTGTAATGATGCGTACCAACAGTCCCTCGTCGGTCGTATTTCTTGTTACCATAGATTACAACCTCTCTCGCCAGAAACGCATTAGCATTCCGTATAACGGTAGCAATATTAAAGTCGTTGCCAATGTTGCAGCAGACAACAGAAAAGTTATTGCGCTTAACGTCAAGATCAGCTCTAATGGCATCATCAGTCCAATATTTATAATGGTCGATGAGGTTTCTGTTATCCATTGCCAATAATCTTGTAGTTCATGGAATTGCGAGAATCTTCACACAAAGTCATGTAATGAGAACCACTTTTAGACAAAGCACCCAACTTTCCAGTTACTTGACAAGTTACATATGAAGCATCTTCAGCGTCGTCAACAAGTGATTGAATCTTTTTATAAAGTTCGTCGTCCTTCGTATTCATCATGTAATAAAATCGAAGACCACCAAACTTCTCCTTGACCTGTAGAACGCTGAATAGAGGTTCTTCAGGAGTCTCTGGACTTTCTTCAAGAGCCTCAAGAAGAATTGGAGTAAGTTCTGAGCACAGTTTATCCACAATCTTATACCAACCGGCAGGAAGATTATGAGATATAGTTTTATCAAGGTGCTTGAATACAATTGGATAATTTGAAATTAGTTTATCCAGTTGATCTGGGTGATTATCAATTGAATTGTTCATTCGTCTTTTCCTTTTCCCCATCCGTGAATTCCACGATCAGGATGATGCATGCTTTCTTTATAAAATTGCTTTAGAGTTGTGTCAAACGGATAATGCTTCAACACATCTCTTGCACGATCTCTGATTGCCTTTGGCACGTTTGGTGTCTTATGTGCATCCAAAAGATCGTATAAAAATTCTCTTGTATTTGTAAGACTATTGTATTCTTCGTGTGGCAATGTCATAATGACCCTTACGGGATTCGAACCCATGTTATGGCCTTGAAAGGGCCGTGTCCTAGACCGACTAGACGAAAGGGCCGACTACTATCCATTAATCCAATTTAACTTTGACTTCTAGTACAAGAATTGCAACAAGCATTCCAACAAGACTGCCAGCAACTGCTCCTTCATAGTTTTTGTGATAACAAAAACCAATCATGTTAAAGCCAAGAAAGACAAGAAAAGGTACGGTAAGTTTGTTTAGAATAGTTTTCATAGGTGTATTATGTATCAAGAAAAGGAAGAGGCAAGAATAAATTTTTAAGTTTGTACTTATACTTGTCTCTGTTTACATGGTGTTCTATACAATGACAATTTGCACAAAGGCATATGCACTTACTTATTTCAGCAAGTACTCTTTTCCACTTGTATCTTGAGACAAGATTGGGAACATTTGCATCTTTTTGTGATGGATCCAAATGATGCCATTGCAAAACTCTTATATCATCATTACCACAATGAGCACACTTTTTGTCTTTCATGTACTCATCGTATTGTTTTTTTACGGCTTGTCTTGCTAGTTTTCTATAATAATTTTTTGAGTCACACATAATTAGGCATGCTGGATTTGAACCAACGACATCTTGCTCCCAAAGCAAGCACTCTACCAAGCTGAGTTAATGCCTATCTAGTTTATTTATTATTACTTCATCTATCCAAATAATGATTTCGCTTAGTGCCATCATAAAGACTGGCATGAAAGTAAAAAAGAAAAACCAGAATATTGGAATTTTTTTATCCATTTATTGCTTACCAGAGTTCATACAAGTTTTTGTTGACTTTGGTGGTTTTATTGTATCCCGAATTATTCCACACATAATTCCATATAATACCACAGGAATTAGTAGTATCAAGCAACCATATAGAACAAATGGATCATGCCATTTTGTAGGTCTATAATCGTCATAAAGATGATTATTCGATTGCGTAGGTTCCAATTTTCAGTTCTCCTTTGTTATCCTCATAGAGAAAAGTGCAGTTATCTTTTTCAGTCCAGCATCCGCAGTTTGCGTATACCGTCCCATGCACTTCCGCAATTTTTGGATTGTGAAGATGACCGCAGATTACACCATCATACTTCTTGTCCTTGGCGTATCTGCATATAACATCTTCAAAACTTTCAATGAACTGTGCTGCCCTCTTTACTTTAATCTTTACATACTTGGACAAAGACCAGTATCGCATTCCTAATGCTCTACGACACCAATTGAAAATTTCATTTAGATCAAGCATAATTTCGTATCCAATGTCTCCAAGTTTGTAAAGAGAAGAACTGATTGGATACTTGGTTAGCAAATCAAACTGATGTCCGTGAAGAACGAGAAACTTCTTTCCGTTCTTGGTGGTGTAATCCATTCTCTCGTACAGAGAAATATTTCCAAATATTTCATGCCCTATGAACTTTGCCATGAACTCGTCATGGTTTCCATAGATGTAATGAATCTTGGTTCCTTTACGAGAAAGTTTCAACAGTCTTTCCACGACTTCAACCTGTCCAATCTGCTTCTCATGTTTCATGGAGAATGCGTCCTTGAATCTCCAAATGTCTATGATGTCACCTACCAAGTAGATGTTATCAAAGGTATTGGACTTCAAGAAGTCTATGAGAGGCTTGTACTTTGCTTTTTTGGAGGCAAGGTGAAAGTCTGACAGAAAGACTGTTGTGTAGTGCATTTAGAATATTTATTAGTGCAATCCAAGTTCTTCATCAAGGTCTGCGAGTTTATCCATCGCCTGTTCCTGCTTCATTCTCTGAAGTCTCTCAGGAGTCCGAAACTTTTTCATAAAATCACATTTGCAATGCTCAAACTCACGTTCATCCACATGAATTAGAAGCCCGTCCCATTCATCACACCAATGCCATCCATTTTTCAGTTCCTCTGCCGTGAGCATGACATCCCAATTGTCATCAAAGGGCTGCATGAGGTAGTTCCAACGCTCTTCAGACATTCCGTGTTTATCACACATTGCCGCCCTCCTTGAAGCAATCCCATCCACGCCGCCTTGCTTCTCTGTGCGGATCAGCCATAGTTGGTAGATGGTTGGCCTCGTTCCTGCACACCTCCCGCCTCGCCTCGTCGCGTTCCTTGCGGAGTTCCTTGATATATTCAACCACCTGATTAAAGACATCCTCGGTCACACTAAACTGCATGAACCGATACTTGAATGCCAAGAAGCGATCAAGGATATCCACACCATTTGAATCTCTATCGGGCATCGGCATTCTCCTTGAAGCAATCCCATCCCCTTGACTCAGCAATGGCATGAGGATCGTGGAAACAAGAATTGTCAAACATGAAGGAGTTGTACTGCGCTTGCGATTGGGAAACTTCTCGTCTTGCCTCGTCGCGCTCTTTTGTCAGTCGTTCAATAGCCTCATACGCCTCACAGATATCCCGCAGAACATCAGGGGGAAGATCGGTGCGCTTGCTATGGCAGCGTAAGCGGTAGTCTATGTGTTCAAAGTTTGTCATAGTTCTTCTCTATAAAGTTTGCAATTTTCTTAAAAGAATCCCCCTCATCGTTCATGAAGGCAAGACATTCGTTTTCTGTTTCAATACGGCCACTTCTATTTTTCATTCCAGCCCATTTTTTTACCGCAACAGGAAGAACTTTATCTTCTTTATTGTAGGTAAACACAGTGTAACTAGGATGAGACCCACTAATAATTTTAACAGACAATGCCTTCTTCTTATTGCGTTTGCATTCTTGCTGATACATATCCGTCAAAACCCCCAAGCAGCAATGTTTGGTGTGCCCATCTTCCGTCTTACACAGATAGTCTGTTCCCTGCTTGTACTTACCCGAACGCAAAGCCTTAACCCAACGTGTTGCAATTTTTTTATTCATGGTATCTCCTTTTAGTCAGTCGTTGAATAGTCTCATACGCCTCACAGATATCCCGCAGAACATCGGAGGGTGAGGGGAGTTTTTTCGATCTTGGTCTTGTTCTTGGTAGCCATATCAGTCATCTCCGTAAAGGGCTTCTTCGGTATAACGAGTGATGCTCTTGATTTTGCCGTAGCGACGACGAGCGCAAGCCACGATGCGCTTGTACTCCTTCGGAGTGCAGTAGAAGTGTATATCAAACGCCTTCCCTGTCAAGTGAATTCCCGAACCATAAAACATTTTGCCATAACGCTTTTCCAATCCATGGGAAATCTGAAAATAGTTTCCTCTGTTGTAATTGAAAAAGTAATGATATTTCGTCGGTTTCTTGGTATTGTTCTTAATCTTGGTAATCATTGTTGTTTTCCCGAATTTTTTAAGAGGCGACTTTCTGTGCTTTGAGAGCAGCAACTTGGAGTTGAAGAATGGGATCGTTTTGTAAACTCTCTTGAGCAGCGCTGCGAACATCCGAATTCTTGTCTCCAATTGCCTTCAACAAGACTTCAGGAGTGGCATTGGGATTCCCGGCAGCAGCCTCACGGATCTTAACAAACCTGTCTCCAATTGCCTTCAGCAGGACTTCAGAAGTGGCGTTGGGATTCTCCGCAGCACCCTCACGGACATCCGAATCCTTGTCCTCCATAGCCTTCAGGAGTACTTCAGGAGTGGCATTGGGATTCGCTGCCGCATCCCGACGAACATACTCATCCTTGTTTTCCATCGCCTTGGTCAGGACTTCTGGAGTAGCATTGGGATGGTATGCAGCATCACGACGAACCCAAACTTCCTCATCTTCCAAAGCCTTCATCAAGACTTCAGGAGTGGCATTGGGATTACTGGCAGCAGCATAGCGGACATTCCTATTACTGTCTTCCATAGCCTTCAGGAGGACTTCAGGAGTGGCATTGGGATTACTGGCAGCAGTAAGGCGGACATCGAGATTATCGCTGTCTAAGTCTTTCAGGAGTTTGTTGGTAATCTTAGTAGCCATTTTGTTTCCTTTCAGGTCTCAACTCAGGTCGGGCATTGTGGTTTACTTTACTTTCTCAACAGAAATCTTGATTCGGAGTTTCTTGGATTCAAGATTTGCTTCAGCAGCATCACGAACATCATTCCACCGGTCCATGATTGCCTTCGCGAGAACTTCGGGAGTGGCATTGGGATTCCCGGCAGCATAACTGCGGACACACCACTCCTCGTCTTCAAGAGCCTTCAGGAGGACTTCGGGAGTAGCACTTGGATTATTGGCAGCAGCATAGCGGACATCAACATCCTCGTCTTCCAAAGCCTTCAGGAGGACTTCTGGCGTAGCATTAGGATTAAGTGCAGCACCACGGCGGACACCCGAATTCTTGTCTTCCATAGCCTTCAGCAGGACTTCGGGCGTAGCATTGGAATGATACGCAGCAGCATAGCGGATGTCAACATCCTTGTTGTCAAGGTCTTTCAGGAGTTTATTGGTAGTCTTGGTAGCCATTTTGTTTCCTTTTAGGTCTCAACTCAGGTCGGGCATTGTGGTTTACTTTACTTTCTCAACAGAAATCTTGATTCGGAGTTTCTTGGATTCAAGATTTTATTTACAAAGGTAAAAAAGATGACAAAGATCTTTAAACGTAATTGCTTTCTTCCCCCTCAGTTTGTGCCATTCATCATCGAAACGCCCACGGATATGATAAGTTTCCCCTAACTCGCGCTGCAATTTCCAAGGGAAACAGGAAAAGAGAACTTCGGAGCCTACTTCATACTTGCGCAACTTATCCCAGTTTTCAATACACCAAGTAAACATTTCTTGGTAAAACTCCATTCTCTTTTGGAGCAAGGGGTGCAGAGTGATTGAAGCGTTCTTTGCGGTCTTCTTAGTAGCCATTTTGTTTCCTTAATTTTCTTAAGAGGCGTTTTTTTGAGCCTTGAGAGCAGCAACTTGGAGTTGAAGAATGGGATCGTTTTGTAAACTCTCTTGAGCAGCGCTGCGAACATCCGAATTCTTGTCTCCAATTGCCTTCAACAAGACTTCAGGAGTGGCATTGGGATGATACGCAGCAGCCTCACGGATCTTAACAAACCTGTCTCCAATTGCCTTCAGCAGGACTTCAGAAGTGGCGTTGGGATTCTCCGCAGCATTATAGCGGACATCCGAATTCTTGTCTCCAATTGCCTTAAGCAAAATTTCGGGAGTGGCATTGGGATTCCCGGCAGCAGCATAGCGGACATCCGAATTCTTGTCTCCAATTGCCTTAAGCAAAATTTCGGGAGTGGCATTAGGATTCCCGGCAGCCTCCCAGCGGACATCCACCTCTTCATCCTCCAGAGCCTTCAGCAGGACTTCGGGAGTGGCATTAGGATTCGCAGCAGCACAATAGCGGACAACGCGATCATTGCTGTCTAGGTCTTTCAGGAGTTGTTCTGGAGTCTTGGTATCCATGTTGTTTGCCCGAATTTTGTTAAGAGGCGGTTGATTGTGCCCTGAGAGCAGCGACTTGGAGTTGAAGAATGGGATCATTTTGCAACCTTTCTTGAGCAGCGCTGCGGACAACCCTATACTTGTCTTTCAAAGCCTTCATCAGCATTTGTGGAGTAGCATTGGGATTCACGGCAGCACCCCAGCGTACAATGTAATTCTTGTCCCTCATTGCCTTCAGCAGGACTTCAGGAGTAGCATTAGGATTCAGGGCAGCACCACGGCGGACAAAGTGATGCTCGTCCCTCATAGTCTTCAGCAGGACTTCAGGGGTGGCATTGGGATGCCCCGCAGCAGTACGGCGGATCTTAACATCCTTACTGTCTAGGTCTTTCAGGAGTTGTTCAGGAGTCTTGGTAGTCATTTTGTTTTCCTTAATTTTCTTACGTTTCGGTTGATTGTGCCCTAAGAGCAGCAACTTGGATTTGAAGAATGGGATCCTTTTGTAAACTCTCTTGAGCAGATTTGCGTACCAACTCATCCTTGTCACTGAGAGCCTTCAACAAGATTTCAGGAGTAGCATTGGGATTCCCGGCAGCATATTTGCGGACACGGTAATCCGTGTCCTTCAGAGCCTTCAGCAGGACTTCAGGAGTGGCATTGGGATGCCCCGCAGCAGCAAGGCTGACACGGTAATCCCAGTCCTCCAGAGCCTTCAACAAGACTTCGTGAGTAGCATTGGGATTTTCGGCAGCATAATAGCGGATATGGTAATCCTCGTCTTCCAGAGCCTTCAGGAGGACTTCAGGAGTGGCATTGAGATTTTGGGTAGCAGCATAGCGGACATCTTTGTCCTCCAAAGCCTTCAGCAGCATTTCGGGAGTAGCATTGGGATTTTCGGCAGCACAAGAGCGGACATATTCATTCTTGTCCTCCAGAGCCTTCCGCAGAATTTCAGGAGTGGCATTAGGATTCCCGGCAGCAGCACAGCGGACATATTTATGCTCGTCCTCCAGAGCCTTCAGGAGGACTTCAGGAGTGGCACTTGGATTACTGGCAGCATCCGTGCGGACATTAACATCATTGCTGTCTAGGTCTTTCAGGAGTTCTTCAGGAGTCTTGGTAGTCATGTTATTCTCCAAAGGAGTTAGTAACATCGTCAAAGAGGGGCATATCTACTTCGTAATCTTCGTCTAGGAAGGCGTAATCTTCTTGTTTCTCTCCCACCTGCTTGAGTCTGTAATACTCCCACACAGGACCGGAGGAGCAGTTCCACTCCCACAGAACCCCCCGCATGACTTCAATCTTTGCGTTCAGACGGGCGATCTCTGCCTTCAGTTCATGAATGTCGTCGCTGTTCATGTTCATAGTATACACTCTCTTGGGTTGGTTGTCAATCAATATGAATCCCAATACCCAAACTATTCATCACCTTCGTGGCCTGCTTACCCACTCTAGGGGTTTCTTCAGGCAGAGGTGGAAGTTCATCCACTCGCAGACGCTTTCTTTCTCCAGTCTGTTCGCCGGGAAGAATCTCTGCGGTCAAATATTGAGAAACTTTTTTACGCTTTCGGACAACAGCCTTGGGTTCAAACTCTTCGTCATAGATTTCCTTGTAGGGACGAATGGCACGGCAGATTGGACTGAACACCCACCAGTTATCCAACGACGTGCCGGGAAGAGTGGGGAGGGCATTGAACGCCTCTGCGATGCAATTACGCAGATAGCGAACCTCACGCCGTAGACGCTCAATGTCGGGTTTCATGGACATAGTATACACCCCAAAGGACAAAAGTCAACTAAATACCTATATGAAAAGTTTTAAAGATTATCTCAAAGAAGAAATTGAAGTTTCTAAAGGAACTGACAAAGGAACACAAGAAAAAACAATGGGTTCGGCCATGGTTTATTCTGCACCTCCTTCACAAAAACCCGCATACAGAAAACCAACAGCCCAACCAGGATATGGTGCGCCAACAGATCCGGGCGAACCACCAAAAAGACAACCCGGAGAGAGTGAAGAGCAATATGCCCAAAGATACAAGAAATATCTTGAATTGAAAAAAATATGGGATACATACCAACAACTCAATTTTCCATTTGGAAATGTCTACACATATCCTGCAAGAATTCCGGGTAAAAGAGTTAGAGGTTCAGATGGAGTAGTTACAATTTTTGCTCAACCACCCGCACAGGTTGGTGATATTTACATAGATGATAATGGTCAGGTTTGGCAAGTTCAACAAGACCAATTTGGAAATGTAACGTGGGAGAGAGTAAATTGAAAAGTTTCAAAGAATTTTTAAGAGAAGAGATGACCGCTACACCCGGTGATGCTGGCTCCTCAAAAGCACAGTCAGCACCTGTTTTCTATGGGGGTGGAAGTCCACTTGGAACCACACCCACACTTCCGGGTGGTTGGCCATACAAACCTCAAACAGAAGAAAAACCAGAAAACCCACATAAACCACCCGAGCCAATCGACTGGGAGGAAGTTGATGATAGAATTGAGGATTTGTATGACAGATTTAAACAAAAAATAGATATGTTGGGACTTTTATCGTGGGACGCATTCATACAATGGTTAGAGACAACTTTTGGAGTTACAACAACGGGAGCAGGCGGGGGAATGGATGTTTATACACGCTTTACAATGACACTTTACCTTCAATTACAACAATGGTTTATGCGAACATATCCAAATGCCACTCCCGAACAAGTAAACACTTTTACGCAAAGAATGCGTGATTTGTATGACAGATTTAATGACCTCTTTGATGACTACGTGAATCCCGGCCCACCAACTCCCGGTACACCCGGCACACCTTTTGGTGGAGCAGATGATCCTCGTTATAATTTTGATTTACAAAACCCAAACACATGGGAAGGTATAAATCCATTTAATCCTGACTTTCTACGACCCGGCGCACCAACTCCCGGTCCATATCAACGTGACGACAATGTTAGTCCGTATCTTCCTTGGTGGTACAGATATTTTCCTGGCCAATCCACAACACCCGGTCAACAAGTGAATCCTGGAACTTACGAGGCATAAGTCTATGAAAAAATTTAAGGAATTTTTAAGAGAAGAGGATGCAAAGGCATCTACTTCAACAGCGGTAGTTGGTGAGAAGGAAAACCCACCGGGCGGTGGACCAGCACCAATATACAAACCCAATCAACCAACAACCCTACAACCTGCACTTAAGCAAAGGCTGTCAACACCAACCCCACCCCCAGTCGTGTATGACACATGGGAAGATTATTATAGATTTTTGGAAAATTGGTTTATAGAACAATATAAAAGAGGTGCATTTGATCATTTGAACTGGTCTGAAGAACAATTATACCAATGGTATAAAAATTTACTTGAAAAACATAAAAGAATGTGGGAAAGACAACAATCACAGCCTTCTCCGATTCCTCCAGCACAACCTACCTACGGATAAGAATGTATGGGGGGTAAAGGTGGGGGAGAATGGGAGCAAGTGGGGTAAAGAATATTTAAGAAAATTTGAGAAAATTGGAGTTAGACACCCCACCTCAAACCCTCTCCAACCCACTTTAAATGCTCTATAAACGGTCCGAAAGCCTTCCTAGGGTCCCAGCCCGTCCAAAACAACAAAGCCTTATAAGGCTTTATAGCCTGTCAAGCATTAATTTGACAAATTTTCAAAGAAATTTACAAATTTTTGACAATTTTTTGTAACCCGTCCAGCCAGGACAGGTAAAACAAGCAATTATATTAAATTTCTCGTCAATCCTGTCCAGAAAGCTACATCCCGTCCAGGCAAGGGGGGATCTCAGTCCCGTCCAGGTCCCATAAGGGACATTCGATACAGTCCCAGAACCCCCGGATAGTAGTTTTCAATATTTTCAGAAATCTTTGAATCCTGTCCGGGAAGTTTTTCAGAAAAATTTGAAACCGTCTGGGTGAGTCTGATAACTCCCCAGTAGAGACCGATAACGCATAGTCCGATAACTAGGACCCACCATAACGTCCGATAACCCCCTGCCCGATAATACTTACGATTATCAGTCACAGGTCGGGACGAGGGGGTTATCGGTCGCATGAACAGTCTGATAACTATACACCAGATATGGGGGATGTCAAGTAACTAAGTACAAGTCCGATAATGGGTCCCAGGCGTGCACCTGGAGTCCGATAAGTCCGTCCGAGAATTAATAAATTATTTGGAAAGCTGGAAACAATCCCGTACCTGGCAGAGGTTGTCCGGGACTACTATCCGCCATGTCCGCAAGTAATGCAAGAAAACTCAAAAAACCTTAAGGTTTTTTGATAGTAGTAAGAACCCACCCAGAACTGGCTCTCTCCTTCCAGTCCTGGGTGGGCATGAAGATGTTTGGAAAGATTTACTTATCTTTCTTGGCAGGGTTGGCAGAGAGGCGGTAGACCTCCTCGCCCACGGCCTTGAGAGGCTGACCCGCCACGATGTCCACATACCGGGTGAGGAACACACGGCTAGATCCACGCTGCCCCATCGTCTTGACAAAGGTGTTCTTCACTCGCGTGAAAGTACCGGAGTCCACGATGGCATCCTCGTCCTTGACGATCTTGGGAGTCTTGATGAGGAAGAAGCCGTCATAGCCGGGGTACAGAGACTTCGGCAGAATGATGCACCCTTCCCGATTGTAGACTTCCTTGATCGCAATGAACCGGGGGCTGCACTCGTAGGAACCACTAGAGTTGTAGTTGCCCTTGCGATACTGCTCCTGCTCCTCCTCATGAATCTTCTCCGATTCGTCGGTCGTGACGCAGAACGAGCAGAACATATTCGCGCTGAAAGTCTTGCTACCCACGAACATTCCCACGGTGCGGGCGTTCAGAGTCTTGCGAAGATCCTCAAGGATGACCGACACCACGACATTGCCCATCGACATTCCACGGTTGGCCACCGTATCGACGCGAGTGACCTGCTGAAGAATCTCGTTGTTCACGGTGAGGGAAGTCCCACCAATCGCGGTGTAGGGAACGCTATCCCCCCCACTTCTCATGTGTTCGGACTGGAAGTAGACTCCGTTGGGCTGACCGTCCGTAACGACCATGACGGTCGGAATCTGAATCTTTTTGTCGGCCACCCACTTCTGCATGAACTGGCTTCCGATCATCATGGCCTCCACGGTCGGAGTCGAACCAAGCGAGAACACGCGATTCCGCACCTTCATGACAATGGCCTCGTAGAGAAAGGCGAGGAGCCGTTCACGCTTGGCCGCATCGTCCGACGAGGATGCCAACTGAATCAACTTGCACCCACCGTACATCAGGCTGTTCGGACGAAGATTCACAAACTTGGGAGCGTATTGCGACTGGTAGGGGCTGTTGTCGCCCTTCGCAATCATTGCGCGGAGAGTCTCCGAATCAATCCTGCCACGCTCGCCCATCATGCCCATTTCGGTGAAACCAAACACCTCAAAGGGAATCTTCGCCTTCTCGCAGAACCAAACCAACTGAAGAATCTGAAGGAAGCAATCCGAAATGGTGTTCCCCATCGAACCGCTGCAATCAAGGAAGAAGCAGATCCCGTGGTTCTTGCCGTCCTGCTTGATGATCTTCGACAGGAAGATATCGTCATGCGTCCGGTACTGGTGCAGGCGGTCAAGGTTGAGCATCCCGGTCTGCTTGGGACGCTCACGCCGGATCTCGTCAGCCGCCTTGCGACGCTCAAACTGGGCAACCAACTGGCGAACGAAGGAATCGGAATCCTTCACGAACTCCCGGTAGGAGGTGATGGTGAGCGGGAGGTGAGACTGCTGCTCAAACTCCGAAAGAAGATCGTCGGTCGTGATGATCTGATCCGAAACATTCTGAATCGGAGAAATGGTGAGCGTGGTCGCGGTGAAAGTTTCACCCGTCTTGCGAACGAACCCACCCTCCATGTCGATCATGCCAAGCCCTTCGGTCTGCTCCTTGCCACGCTTGGCATCGGAAGGATCGCCCTTGCCGGAACCATTCTGCTGCTGCTCCTCGTACTTCTTCCGCATCTCGTCCATCGACGGATGCTTGTAGAGAGCCTTCGCCAACTGGAAAGCCTCGTCAAAGGTCTGCACCGCGTCGATCAGGTCCGCAATGCCCTGCTCCTCGTCAGAAAGATTCACATTCAGAAAGCCGGGAATGCCCCACTTGAAGTGAATGTTCATGCGGTTGATGAGTCCGACCTTCGCAATGTCCATCTCGCTGAACTTGAACAGGTCGCTGTCCACGACCTCCTTGTAGCCCAAGAAGAAGTCCCGACGAGTACCGGGGTACTTCGCCTTCATCATCTTCTCGATGCGGACATCTTCGATGACATTGCAGATGCGGTGCAGCAACTTGGCGACGAACCCATCAGCCTCCGCCTGCTTCATCAACTCCTCGCTACGCTCGTAGGGAGTCCACAGGGCATGGCTGATCTCGTGAGCCACGAGCATGGTCTGAAGGGTGTCGGAGACATTCCACACGGGCATGACGAGGTGGCGGGTCTTGACATCGAACGATGCCGTGGGAGCCTCCGCGTCAAAGGAGAAAGAAAGGTTTTCGGTGGCGAGAGCGCGGGCGAAGATGGAGAGAGAGGTGTTCATGCTGTAATCTTACCACAAGTTCGGGGTCAGGTCAAGCGCAATGGAAAATCTTTTTTGCGTCCGGTAACGTTCGAGCTGGTCCGGGGGGGACTACTATCCGGCACCATCCAAAAATAATAAAGTTCTGCGAGTCCTCGGCCCTTTAGCGGGGCCTCGGATAGTAGTCCGACACCTGCTGCCCCGGCCCCCTTGTGGGGGCCGGGGCATGAACAGCATCAGACGGTCACGGGGTTGATGAGTGAGGACAGATCGTAAGCCCTCTGACTCACCGCGCTACGGTACTCCTTCAGCACCCAAGTCGGAACACCCTTCATGTTGATGCTCTGCGCGATCTGAAGAAGATCGTGCTTGGTGAACTTGCTGAAGTCGCCCTGAAGGAGCGGACTGTTCTCCGCGTAGTTCTTGGCGGCTGCGACGAAACGATTGCGCTTGTTGAGGTATGGCATTTTTTTTCTCTTTCTTTGTTAGGCGTGAACTGCGTTAGCAGGCGTGTTGTGATTGGCGGATGAAGATTCGTCCTTCATCCCCTCCGGGGTGGGAAGAATGGTGGGGTCGATCTTGGTGTAGAGGTTGAAGAAAGCCTCCTGCGTTGCAGCGTCGAACCGCGTGAGCGTCAGACGGATGGCCTTCTCCTTGTTGCCGAAGATGGCGAACGCCTTGCAGACTTCCTCCAGTCGGCGGGTCGTGATGATGTCATCCAAGCCACCCTCCTTGAAGCCCAAGCGGATCGTTTCTGCCCACTTGACGAGGTATCCGGCGAAGTCCTTGTCCTCCTTGCCGTAAGCCTTCATCTTGCGAATGATGATGCGGGCTTCGATGGCCTTGTCCGCGTACTCCTGCTCAAACCAGTACGAGAAACGGTCAAGGAAAGCCTCGTTCATGCAGCGAGTCCCGACGAACCGATCAGACTCACCCTTGCCCTTCGTGTTGGCCGTGGCCACCACATTGAAGCCGGGAGCGGGCTTGACGAACGCGCCGATCTTCTTGATGTAGATGCCCTTGCCCTCAAGCACGGGCTGAAGGCACATCATGCGCTCCGTTCCGAGGTCAATCTCGTCAAGGAGCAGAATGGCCCCACGCTGCATGGCCTGCACCACGCCACCGAACACGAACTTCGTTTCGCCATTGATGAGGCGGAAGCCACCGATGAGGTCATCCTCATCCGTTTCGGCGGTGATGTTGACACGAATGCACTCGCGCCCGGTGTTGGCGCAGACCTGTTCGATCATCGTGGTCTTGCCGTTGCCGGACAGTCCGGTGATGTAGACCGGAGCGAACTGCTTGGATGCGAGGATGGAGTTGATGTCCTCGTAGTGACCCCACGGCACGAAAGTGTCGTTCTTGACGGGGACGAGGGAAACATCGTTGGCGGGCATGACGAGGTTGTAGGCGTTGCTGTTCATGGGTTCCATTGTATCACAAGTTTCGGGTGCGGTCAAGTTTGAGTCGAAAGTTTCTGAAAGATTCTTGTCCTCTTCGATCTCCACGTTGACCATCTCATGAATGGAGTAGACTCCACGGCCTTGGCGGCGGGACTGGTCCTGCGTCAGCCAAGCCGGGAGGACGGTATAGGTCTGCAATCCCCCATCATGGCAGCGGCGAAGAGCCTCAAGGCATTGGTCACGGGTGTAGATGGCGTCACCGACGCAGGTGGGCGTTCCGTACATGATGCAGAGGGCGTTGAGGAAGTTGCGCTTGCGAATGTCGATGTTGCTGTTCATGCCCCAATCTTACCACAAGGTTTGGTCCGAGTCAACCAAAGACAGAAATCTTTTTTCAGGTCCTATAAGTTGTCCTGGGCTACTATCCGGAATAATAATATCCCCCATCCTCAAAAAATCGCTTTAAGCGGCGATTTTTTGATAGTAGTCAAAAGAACAGACCCCCTGCAAATACTCAGGGGGTCTGTGTATGAATCGCAAGTCCGCAGCGGTCAGACTTCCGAGTTGTAGTAGTTCTTGTCGTGCATGGGCTTCTCGTTGGTGTACCGCTTGTGAGAACTGTAAGTGGTCATGCTCTCAACCCTCTCCTCAAGGCGGTTGATGCGCTGGTAGATTCGATCCTGTTCTGCGTAGAACTCTCGCGCATTGCTCTGCATTTCCTCACGAAGGGTGGAAAACTTGTCAGCAATGCGGGCACGAATGTAGCCGATGCCGAAGAAGGCAGAGAAGGCGGAAAGAACGACGATGGCCATGGTGTTGAAGTCGATATTCATGTTTCTATTGTACCTTCTGTTTGGGGTCTTGTCAAGCAATCGGACGGAAAAAAGTTTAGTGGAAGGGGCGGGAGTTGCACCCACATATTCACGCTTATAAGGCATGCGCTCTAACTACTTTTCAGCCACCCTTCCGTGGGAAACTAATTTTACGGCTAGTTCCCAACCGTGCATTCGCAGAATGCCTCTGTGTGGTTTTTGTAAACCACCAAACTTTATAAAATAGTAATCAAGTTGGGATACATTGTACCACCTTTTTCTTTCTTGTCAAACGTTCCCGACAGGACTCGAACCTGTAACCTGCCGCTTAGAAGGCGGCTGCTCTATCCGGTTGGGCTACGGGAACAATCGGAAGGGCTAATCTACGGTCTACCGTAAACGGTTTCCGGCTCGTTGGCCCTTCCTTCTTGGATGGTCTTGAAGAAGATCCATCTCGGTAATAGCACGGGTGGGACTCGAACCCACACTTGATTGATTTTGAGTCAATTGACTCTGCCATTGGTCTACCGTGCCGTGGGATCATTCTACTTCAGAAGTGGCCCCTTGTCAAGTCCAAACTTGGCATGAATCTCTTCGTAGAACTCTCCGTTGGGTCGAACTACGGACTCATGCAGTCGGTTGCCATTGATAGCGAGTTGGGCTGCGTCCACCGCGTCGAAGTAGGCATCCATCAGTTCCTTCGGGGGATTGGCGTTGCCTTCCAACCAATGCTCCACGATGAGGTCTGCGACGATGTTGACGCGGTCGTACATCTGAAGTGCGAAGATTTGCGGATCGAAATGAAGTGGGTCTGTCATAATGGGTCCGGTGGGACTTGAACCCACAACCAATAGATTAAAAGTCTACTGCGCTACCGATTGCGCTACGAACCCGTGTTGCCCATTCTATCCGATGGGCGCGGGGCTGTCAAGTTCACTCTTCGTCGGTACGAAACTTTTTCTTTTCTTCGTCCGAAGCGTACTGCGTGGTGGCGGCGAGCAGATCTCCAAGAATCATCATGAACGCTGCCTCGGCACTCGTCACCGGAGGATCGTCACCTCTCTCCTTGTATTCGCGCATGTGGTCGGATGCCATGTGCAGTCCTTCGCACATGAACAGTCGCATTGCACCCTGCTTGTGCCATTCGGGAACCGACGCGCAGACCATCATGAGCGTCTGAATGATGGCTCCCATCGGAGGCTTGATCGTGTCGGCGTTGAAGGAGAGGGGCTTCTCCGGATTGTCGAAGAATCCTTCAAACTGGTTCTTGGGGTTCATTGACGGGCCTCCTGAAGTTGGGCGTGAATGGACATGACGAACTCGCACTCCTCTTCGGTACACATATCGGGGCGGGAAACCATCCCGATGATTGAGTACGCCTTCGCCATTGAGCGCAGGCCGTCCTCGTTCTCGTACCACAGGGGGTTCTCCTGAATGAAGGAGAACACTTCGTTCAGCAGGTCGCTGATGTCACAGGTCGTTGGTGAGTTGGGTCGGTGCATGGTGGTATTGTACCAGTCGGAGAAAGGGGTGTCAAGTCCACGGCGTAGAAATGTTTCACTTGTTTTACGAGGCGGGCAAACTGTTGAATCTGGGATTCTGCCCACGAATCTGGAAACTCTATTGTGTAGATGTAGATGTCGCTTCGGTAGGTCATGGAGAAGTCTGCGGTGATCATCATGCCAAAACTTTGATCCGAGCGTGATGAAAGAGCCGCACACCGCAGAAGGCTTGCCATGCACTTGTTGTGCCTGCGCACCTTCCATCCCGAACTTCCCGTTTTGGGAAAGGCTGCTCTGATCTTAACGATCATTCAAAGTCTCCATCGTCAATGAAGTCGGGAGTGTCACGGTCGGAGTCATCATCGAAGCCGTAGAACTCGTCGGCGTTGTATTCACCCACCATGCGGCGGGCTTCGTCCTCGCTGTAGCCTTCCGCGATCAGTTCGGCAACGTAATCTTCGTCATCGAACGCATCATCGTAGGGCATGAGGTCGGAGTCGTTGGTGTCATCTTCGTAGTTGGGGTCGTATGGGTTGGTCATGGGTGCATTGTATCACGGGCGGGGGGTGGTGTCAACCGGGAGGATGGAAATATAGAAGTTTTTTTGGGGGGTCCGATAACGTCCTCGGACTACTATCCGGCGAGGTGGGCGAACAGTCCAGCGAGAAATCCGAAAATCCTTAAGGATTTTCGGATAGTAGTCCTGTCCACGATGGGGGGGCCTTTCGGCCCCCCCATCGGACCCTCCTGCACCCTAGTTCTTTCCGCACTCCGCTTCGTGGACCTTGTGCAGAGCCTCCACGAAGGAAGCGAGTGGGCGATTTCCGCAGAGTTCGCCACACTTGGCGACGAAGGAAACGGTCTCGCTGTCGATGTCCGACAGAAACTTCGTCGGATGGCCGTAGAGCGTGTTCACGACATTGAAGATCGTCATGCGCTCGGCGGGCGTGAACCATTGCGGGGGGACGGACATGGCGATCTCGCAGAACGCGAGGGTTGCATTGGTCTCAAGGGCGTCGCCCTTGATCTGCGGGAGCATCAGTTCGCTCTCGCGGATGTTGGCGGCGAGTGAGACACAGGCGGAGGAACGAATCGGGTGGAGAGTGTTCATGGGTGCATTGTACCAGTTCGGGGTGCGAGTTTCAATCAGAGGACCGCAAGAATATCGTCTTCGTGAAACCGAATCCAGTCTACCTTCTCAAGGTCGAAACCGGTGATGAAGTGGGGGTTCTCGGCTCGGACAAACTTCGGATGCTTGTCCTTCGGAATGATGGTCAGGTTGCGGGTGATTCCGCGAGTGGTCTCCGTTCCATCCTTTTTGCGAAACTTGACGACGATCTGCTGTCCTTCGGAGAGCATGATTCGGGCACGACGGGCTAGGGTGTTGTTCACTTCGTTTCCTCCTTGTGAAGGCAGTCATCCATCGCCTTGAAGGACTCCACCTGATTCATGATGCGCTCCACGAGGAGTGCGCGGTGTTCATCGTCCGTGGCGTTTTCCAACTGCTTGATGTAGATTGCGACATTGCTCATGCAGCCGGAAACCCAGCCGTAGGCGTAGGCGTAACGGTCGCAGGAAGCGGGAATCTTGACGGTGAGGGTGGTGGTCATGGGTGTATTGTACCAGTTCGAGGTGCGCTTGTCAAGCGTGAAAGAAAGATTTATTTCTTTCCCCCCTCCTGCACGAGGATGAGGCGGAGCAGTTCGGGGTGGGCCATCAGCACCGACGCTGCGGCCTCCTCCACCGACTGGAACCATTCGGCGGGGCAGGACATTCTGAAGGCTTCGATCTCCTCCTTGCCCCCGGTGAGGATCACATTCCCGAAGATGTGACGGCCCGCGATGACGGAGGCCCGGATGTTGAGCGGGGAACCCTTGAGGTAGCCCTCCTCGTCGCACCACATGGTGAAATCGTAGGCGTGGTTGATCGGGACGATCTCCACCATATCGCACCCGATGATCGGGTACAGGGAGGAGAGGTCCTTCGTGACCTCAACGGCGCGGATCGACTGGTCGATGGCGGCGGGCAGGAAGGCGGCGGGGACGGTGACGGTGGAGGTGGTGGACATGGGCGTATTGTAACAGGTGGCGGGCCGGCAGTCAAGCGGTGGGCAGAATATTTCTAAATTTCTTCGGGTCCGGTAAGTGCGTCCAGGCGGGGACTACTATCCGAGGGCTCGCAGAGTCCGAGGGGGTCCGGAGGCCCCTACGGGGCCTCCGGATAGTAGCCCTAGACCACCTCTAGGGCCGTTTCCCGCTTTCCTTCCCTCCTGGCCTTGCGAGTGTCCCGGCTCTTCTTGCCCCAGGTCTTGGGGCGGAGCCGGATTCCTTCCCGCAGTGCTTCGTGGACGAATCGGACGCGAATCTTGGTGGTGGTGTTCATGGGTGTATTGTACCTTCGTTTCGGTCCCGTGTCAAGGGGTCGGGCGGATTATTCCGCCTTCCCCCGGATGATGATCCACAGCAGGGCCTGAAGGGTGGCCGGGGCCATGCTGACGGCAGGCGTGGCCGCGATGGTCCGGATGGCCGATGCGATGGCCCGATATTCCGTCTTGTTGGGAGCATCCTTCCCGAGGCCCGCAGCACGGCACATCCAAACGTCCACGACGACGGCCTCACGGTCACCCGCGATGGCACGGGCGAACGCGTTAGTCTTGAGCCCGCGCAGGCCGTTGAAGCCTTCCGCGACGCACCGATCCGCCGCGACCACGTGGGACCGCAGACCCTTCGGCGTGATGCCCTGAGCGTACTGCGTCGCCTTCGCCTTGTTGTGCGCCCAAGTGACACGGGGCGAGAAGGCCGACACGACGCTGGCCGACGTTTCGAGGCTCCACCCGGTGGTGGCGCGGAGGGATTCAGCGAACGCGCCCGCCTCATCGTACCAACGCTCGGCAGCGCGCAGGTCAAAGAGCGTAGCCTGCGCGAGCAGCGTGATGAAGGAATCGATGGCAGCGGAGCGGACGGCGGCGTAGCGGGTGGTGGTGGTGTTCATGCGCGTATTGTACCAGACTGGGGTGGCTGTGTCAACCCCACCACGAAAGAATTTATTTATTCCTCCCCGCTTGCAATCGACGCCCCAGTCTGGTACAATGCCGACATGCACCACTCCTCTAACAACGGTGAACCCACCCGCCCCCATGTCTGCGGCCGCGATTGCGACTACGATCCCGACCGTGGATGCGACATCGGGGATGCCGAACCCGGTCGCATGTGGTGGCTAGACGACGCAGCAGCAGCAGTAGAAGCCGAGATGGACCGCGAACTGCAACGGATTGCCGCTAAGATTGAGTTTATGGACCGCAAGGAGCGCGGGGAGGTGAACTGGTAACCCCGGACTACTATCCGAGCGCAGCGAGGATCCGAGGCCCCTGGGAGGGGGTCCGGATCCCGCCGTAGGCGGGATCCGGATAGTAGCCCTCAAACAGCCTAGCCCCGAACTAATCGGGGCAGGGAGCGAATCCTTTTCGGCTGGTACGAGCACCACCTCGTTAGGTTGTTACCGGACCTCGTAGTATTCTTCGCGCACCGCATTGGAGATTAGCCAGTTCACGACCGACAGACCGCACAGCGCAAGGCAGATCATGGCGCCGATGTAGTCGCCGTTGTAGGCGAGCCCGAAGGTGAGGAACGCGGCGAAGATGATGCAGAGGATCGAAACGATGGAAGTGATGCGGAGGATGGTGGTCATGGGTGTATTGTACTGGGTGGAAGGCGGTGAGTCAAGCGGGAAGAAAGATTTAGTGATTATTCTCCGGGCACTCCGCCGGGATGCAGACCGACCGGACATCCTCAACATAGAAGGAGCGGACGTCTCCGGCAGCGTGGTCGAAGTAGACGAGCGGGACCGCATTGAAGGGACCGTCGGAGTTACGGATGGCGGTCAGGTTCACGCGGTCACCGAAGGTGCCGACGAGCGTCGGGTTGCGGGTGCCGAGGCGGGTGACCACATCACCGTTGCCCTTGCGGAAGGTGACCTGCACCCACCCGTTCGAGAGGAGGCTCATCACTTCGTCGTGACGCGAGTAGAGGTTAGAGGAGAGGACGATGCCGATGCCGTTGCGTGAGGTGGTGTTCATGCGCACATTGTACCAGACTCCCGGCCCCATGTCAAGCGGTGGATGAAAGAAATATTTCTTTGGTGGAGGGGTTGACATGGGGAGCGGGGCATGGTATCATGGGGGCATGAGCAACGCGCACCACAACCACGAGGACGAACACTTCCCCTGCTTCTGCCACCGCCCGGAGTATGCCTACACGGACAGCCTGTGCCCGTCGTGCGAGGAGGAGCAGGAGCGGGAGCGTGAGGCCCGCAGGGGAGGGGAACACGCGGAGCCTTCCCTTGAGGAGGCGAGCCGCGAGGCGGACAACGATGCGTTCGCGGATGCCTGCGGGCAGATGACCCGCGAGGACTGGGATGCCGACAACGACTGGCTAGCGAGCGCGGGATGGGGCGAGATGTAACGCCCACCGCCTACCCTGCAGCCCACTGCCGGCCCCCAAGGGGGCCGGCAGTGTTTCTAGAAATTTCTTTCGACGCGCTTGCATTCGGTTGCAGGTATGGTATACTACACGCATGGACAGCACCACCCACATCGAAGAAACCACCCGCCCCGCCTGCTGCGTCTGCGCTGGCTCGGACACCCTCTGCGGGGTGTGCGAGGAAATCTTGGACCGCGCGAACATGGCGGAGGCGGACGCGCAGGCGGATGCCACCGAGGACCCCGGCTACGAGGCCGACGAGGAGCACTTGCTCTACTGGGACCAACACGCGGAGGGATAACCTCCCAGCCCTCAGAGGCCCCCGCAAGGGGGCCTCTGAGTTTATTTGAGAATTAAATTAATTGTGTTAAGATCGATGTCCAAACAGTAAATTTGGGTCCCATATTGGGTGCGGTTATCGGACGGCTAGCTCCCCCCACCCTCTTTAATTTTTTCAAATATTTTCAAAATACCTTGAATATTCTCCATGATCTTTGATCGACCCCTATTTCTCAAATATCCTTGATGGTCTAAAAAATTTTTGGCCACCCCCCATGACCCCAAACCTCAAAAAGCATGGGATGGCATAAAAAATTTTGGGCCCCCAAAGGAGCCCAAAAGTTTATTCAAAAAATTTTAAGTTTTTACTTATTTTTTATTTACTCTTCGTTGGCCACCCTTATTAAAATATTGTGACAATACTGTACGTTCAAATCTTTCTGGGAACTGTGCTGCTACTGATTGACCTGCTCTCTCTACAGTTCTTGGATCATTTGAATAAGTAGCCAATGTACCAAGTGTATTTATTACATTTGGATCTTGAATTCTTGCCATAAAATCTCTTACTGAACCTGTTGAAGTATTCATTGCACCTGCAATTTGTTTGTTTGATCTTTGTAGACCACCTACAGATACTGGATCGTCTCCAAATGTTTCTTTTGCAAGAGCATCTACACCAGTACCAACATCATAATTTACTCTACGTACTGTTCTCATATTCATATCATTATTGCCGACTACTTCATCTCTAGTTCCACTTTCAGCATAACCAGACAAATTTTTAGCAGCATGTGCTTTAAAAGCATCAGAAGATCCGTGTGTTTTTAGTGCTCTCAAAGCTCTTCTTAAATCATCACGACTGGCATCGACTCCGGGGACTTCCATATCTTGCAAAATTTTTGCAGCAGACAATTTAGTTTCATGGTCTGCTCCATCAAATGATGTAAGAGCGTGAAGATCTGACATTACTTGAGATCTTTGAAGCAATCTTCGATCTTGTTCTTCATCATCTCTAAAAGTATCATTTAAAATTGTGGAAGTTGGTCTATTGACGAAAGCCTCAAGAATATTAACTCTATCTTGAAGTTGTTCGCAAAGATTTTTGTAGTAGTTTGTTAGGTAGTCCATTTTTTCCTTTATAAGATTATTTATGGTTTTTTTTTAATAGTGTGAAGGTGTTACGTGCATTGTTTCTGGTGTTGGAAGCGGTGGTTGGTATCTTCCTCTACCCATTTGCACTACTTTTCTCATTGCTGCGATGTCTGCGGGGACTGTAATTTGCCTGCCAAGGTTCCGTATCGTATTGTGAATTTCGGCAGTTCTTTGTTGATATGATTGCAGACGTTCTGCAAACTCTGGACTAAAATTTCTGTTTCCGGCAACTTTTCCAGAAATATTTTTCTTTGAAATATCTCCAATCACGTCTGCAAATTGTGTTGCAGTTTTAACGTCGCCTGATTGTGCTACTACTGGAAGTTCTGCCGATGCGCGTGCGATCAATTGCTCTCTTCTGTCAGCTCTATTAGTGTATGGAATTATGGTTTCATCGGCAATGGCAGAAACTTCATCATAGGTTAGTTTTCTACCGAGTTCTCTTTCTCTCTTGTCCAAGGCTGTTTTATATATTTCTCTTCCTAATTGTTCAATTTCGGATGCGGAGCGAATATTTGCTTCTGAAAGAAATTTTTGAAGAATTTGAATTCTTTCTTGAAGTTGTTCGCATAAATTTTTGTAGTAGATATGTTGGTAACGCATAAAGTTATTTATTATTTTCAATAACTTTCTGTATTTTATTAAAAAGCTCTTCTTTTTCTTTGTCAGCGGATATTGTAATTTTCACAAGATTTAATTTTTCTGGATCCATATTCTCTATTGTCTTTTTTCTTTGTAAATCTTGCTTTGGGCTGTTTGGATCATAATTGGTAAATCCGGGCATTTTCAATGGGCAGTTTAATTTTGGATAATCAAGCTTCGAATATTCACCTTCTGCCTTTATAAGCCATGTATGAGAATGATCACCACAATTGCAGCCATTACAATAATAATATTCTGATTTGTCGCTTTTTTTCAAATTTGTGCAAGGACTTATGTCAGAATTGCCAAAACAAGATATGTATCTAAGCTGTTTTGTGGGGAGATCGACTTTACAATCAGATAACCCACGCGAGGCAATGGCCATCGCAAAGGACATAATTTTTGTAAACATTTTATGGACTCTCGTAAAGTATTTTCATTCCTGCCGGATAAACATATTCATTCAAAAATGGTTTATACTTTTCTGGAACATTTGCTCTTACAATTATAAAACCCGGACTTCCGGTAAACACATCACATGAATCTGTATTGATACCTATTAAAGCAGTCAAAACATATTTGATTCCTGCCATGCTTCCTTTTACATTAAAATAATTTTCATCTACATTCAGTGCAAAAGTTCTAATATTTGGAAGTAGATCATTTAAGTCACTTGATGAAGAAAAATCTGCCTTTGGAAAATACAAGTCAGCAATTCCCTCCAAAAGTTTTGTTGGAATTGTTTGTGGATCTCTTATGGTTTCCCAAGGAACTGCACCGCCATAACCATATGGAATGCTGAACAGCCATCTTAAGTAACTTTTTACTATTTGAACAATTAAAACATTTGATGGATCATCTTGTGCTTCTTTTATGATCCATTTTGGAAATAAAGATTCTACTGTTATATTATCGCCAAACCACCGGTCGTCTTCAACATCATAAAAATCTGAACCATAGGCAGATTTTACAGTTTCAATAAACTTTGCAATCTTTTGATTTAAAGTTACTGGAAGATGGTTGAATAATAAAATCATAGTGTATAAATTAAGTTTACTCCGGCTACCGCTTTTTCACCGAGGTAATTCATAAGTTCTAGTTCATACGAAGAATCCATGTCGGTGACATATACATTTATTGTGCAAGGATCTGTTCCATTTGCCACTGTTATTTTGTCTTCGTTTTCTGTTCCAGGAATACCTGAATTTAATATTGCGATGACAAAGTCATTTAGTGTTACGCATCTATGTTGTGATGTAGCCGAGAATTGTACTTTTGCTCTGGCCTGTTCAACAGAAAGGCTATCATATCCACCAGAAGGTACATTATTAGTTAAGAAAACCAATCCACTAGGTTCATTTATTGTGGAATTATTGCCCAAAGAACCGTTCGATATGACAGCTTTTACGAACACTGTATAATTTGTTGGAATATCAAAAGATTCTGGTAAATTTGCACTTACAAGATAACCATTTACAGTGTTCAAAACAGAATAAAAATATTGATTTGAACCAGCATTTTGATCCGATTTTGAAACTCTAGTCCATGTTATGGAATTGCCTGAAGTATCAACAGAATAAAGATTTATGGTCCTTGGATCAACAATCAATGGTATTGTCATCGACTGACTATTAAAATCCCAATTTGTGTATTGTACAACTTCATTACCGCAATAAAGATCTACGCTCGAAGCTGTGTTGCCCGGTAATTCTATTGTATTAAAAAACAAAACTTCAGAACCATCTGTTGCAGATGCAGTGAAAGGATAATATGCGGAAAAACCTGCTGCAACTGTAGTTGAAACGTTTCTTGTGCACTTTGCTGAATTTTTTACTTCAAGTAATACAGATGAGTTTGAAGCAATTCCAACGATAGATTCTAGTAAATTTGCAGTGCTTAAAAAACTTTCATGATAACCAAACTGAGCATAAATTCCATTATATGCTGTTGCGGTTGCGAGAATATCACAAAGAAGACTTACTGCACTTGCTGAATTATCAAAATCTAAATCAGATAAAGTGGGTTCTTGTTTTAGAAATGTTTTTAAAGAATTCACAATATCAGTATAATCTAAAGATGCTACATTCAAATTTTTAAAGTTTAGTGTCATGTTAAAGGAACCTCAATTCTGCATTTTGAATTTTGAATTTTTGATTGTATGCTTAAAGTAAATTCAACATCCATGGTTATAGTATTGTCACTATAATAAATTATATCGGTGTTGACTGAGGTAAATTCTGGAATTGCTGCCTTTATGCTTCTTGAAATACCAGATTGTGTCAAATATTTATTTGCTACTGGATTGAATATAAAATTGTAGTAATCCACTCCAATTGCCATATCACTCGGTATTTCATTTTCTTGCAATTTACAAATATTTTCTACCTTTTGAACATAAGAATTAAATCCACTAACAACAGCAATATCTTTTTTATTTGCTGGTGTAGATACTTTTTGCCCAAGTATATTTAAATCTTTAGTTGCCATACATATTATTTATGGCAAAATTGTGCTTGCAACAATTGCTGTTTCGTGTACCCCGCCACTCGAAACCATGTTTTTTACAGATATGACATAATATTTTTTTGATAAAATTGATGAACCAGAATTTTGATATGCTGCCGTGTTATCGGCTTTTATTTCAATTACATCGCCGGGTCTAACTTGAAATGTTCCAGGAACAACGATTGTTGTTTTAGGAGCAAATTTAATGGCATCTAAAAATTCCGATCTTTTTGCTGGAGTTTCTATTGGAGTGTTCCAGAAAGTTGCTACATTCAATCTTAATTTTAAGTATTTGTCAAAATTTGCACCTACATCTGGACACGTGCAACTAAAATCCGCCATAGGCGAACCCCAAAGACAACCCAACCAAGAGCTTCCAAGTACTCTATCAATGCCTGTGCATTCTTTTAAATCCGAGTCATTGCCCAATAAAGTATCGTGTATAGGTGGCAGAGAACCTGGTATTGGTGGACCACTCCAAGGATTATCCATATCAACGCCCAATGCAGTTGCGATTGTGGCTATGTTGGGATAATTATCTTTACATTCGGCTAAAGTGGACGGCTGTCCAGTCAATCCTCTTGTTATTTGGGCATTGGCGCAATCATAAGTTTCTTTTGAAGAAACTGTATTTATTGCAACAGAAGTTTTTGTTGCACCAATTGTTTTAATTTGGGAGGGAACATTTGTCATTTTTATGGTCCTTAATCAGCTATTATAATTCCACCACCCTCAGTTGGTGGGCATGGCCCGTCTGTTATATTTGCAGAATTAAACGTATACAAGTATTTACCAGTATAGTAATTTAAAACATCTTCATCCTGCACACCAGCCTGCAATAATAAAAGTTTTATTGGAGTTTTTGTCATCCTGACAATATGCCTCTTAGATGAAAAGTCAGTGTAATTTTGCACCAATTGATCAACGGTATTTCCAACGGGTCTGTAATAAACATCGTTAAAATCATTCAAAAGATTTAATGCGTACCAACCCGGTGCATAATAACCAGTTGATTGTATAGGACCAAAACCGAAAGAAAAGAAATTAGTTCTTTCGTTTAAATTTACTGCCCACGTAGAATTGTCGTTAATATCTACTCCTTCACTGTCATCTTCCCAACCATCGTTTTCAAAAAGTCTGAACAGAGAATTGTTTGGTGGCACAGGAGGAGTTCCGCTAAATGTTGTATTTGTATATTTTAATCTTCTCCATGCATACAAATACTTCAATGGTTCTTCGTTGGCCCCTATATCACCAGCAGTCACTGGATCTGGTTTATAACCATAAATTGCAGCAAAAAAAGTTTCTTCTTCTAATACTTCACTTTTCAAACAACACAAAACATATGCTATAAAGTTTTGTCTTTCAATTTGTCTTATTTGTTCCAAAGAACTTGATATTCCATTATCGGCTTTGAATACATCGTACCGAATATCCATTACTTTTTGTAACTCTAAGTTTGTTGTGTCCGAATTTGTTGAGATATTTGGATGAATGGGTGTAAAATCAAAAATGTTTTTCCACATTTCTGTATTATCGATATATGGAAACGCTCCAGTCAAACCCATGAAATCTGTTGATGAATATTTATTATTCAATCCTAAATTTTGATTTATAGAAGCTGGCAAACTTATTCTATCATCAGAAACCATAGATGTATAATAACCCCAGTGATAAGGCCATTTTAATTCATCCGCGCCTGGTTCTATGCTGTTTCTTGCACCATCAGATCCAATTATTTCAATATCAAATTTTTCACCTTCGTCTTGAAATTGATATGTTAACAATTCTGTTGTAGATTCTGTAGATCCCGGCGGTCTTTTGTTTAAAATTTTTGGTGTTTTTCTTACATAATAATATTTTTTAGAAACAAACTGTTCTGCGGGCTCTGTTGTTAATATATAAATTTTATAATGTTTTTTGCCGCCTCTGGGTATTTGAATACTGGTGGCATCTGAATTATAAACAGCATATCTCAAATTATAAGAATTTAATTTACTTATTTTTGAAGTATCTTGCTCTATATTTCTATAAAAATATTTAAAATTTAATTGATTTTCAAATCCAGTCCAAAACAAATAATTTGGCTCAAACGTTAACTTATTACATGCCATACTTGAAAGATAATACAAGTACTGAATAAAATTTTCATTTGCTACTTCAATTTTATCTTCAAGAGGATTTAAAGGTTTATACAAAGCATAGTTTGAAGTTTCATCATTTGCCACCAGTGTAGGTGGTGTTGCCGATTCAAATTCAGAAAACAAAGAAGTTGATTTTGAAACTATATCAGATACTAAAGAACTTACTTTTTTAACTATTGGTTTTGGTGTGTTTAATATTTTTATTAAAGAATTATCTTGTGATAATTTATAAAGATGATTGCTAAAATTTATAGAAACAAAGTTTTCTTCTGTTTCTGAAGCGGCATTGGTAATATAAGAAGTACTTGTTATTGAAAATTTATTAACTTCACCATTTATAAAAGTGGCAACAATCGTGTCGATTTCTTCTCTTTTTATGTGGCTTATTATGTCTGATGTATCTTTAACAACCAAAGATCCACTTGGAAATAATTCAAAAATACTTTCCAAAAATTCCATTTTTTCAAATCTACAAAATGTATTTGGTTTTAGTATTGAAAATGCTTCATCTCCATTGTCTTTTTGAAGAACAATGTCTAATACTTTAGAGTATGCTGGATTTAACTGATTTACACTTGTAGGCATATTTTATACAACGTAATTTTGATTTACTTGCAACAAATTAGAATAATTTACGCTCTTTAAATCATAACCCAATATATCTATATTTCGGTTTTTAACATCTTCCTCAAACGACGAAGTGATTCCTGTTCCCTCTGGGGTATAAGCAGATCCACTTCCTTTGGTTAGATATGGTAGCGGAGAAGTTAACTGAGTAATTCTTCTCATGTCTATTTCGGCAAATTCATATTTTATTGTGTTTATGGATTGGGTTGCTGCTGATTGGTTCAAAATTTCTAAATCTTTACTTGGATTATAAATTGAATAAGAATTATTTGAACCACGATTTAACATAAAATAACCGGAACTCGGTGTTATTGGTAAATTTGATTTGGGTTCCTTTATCAATACTGATTTGGTGAAAGAATTTATTCCGTCAATCAAAGCAAAACCACCAGTTAAACTAAAATTTCCAGTAGATCCATAATCCCATGTAACGCCGCTGTTATTTGCCTTTTCTATTAAAATGCCACCCTTAGTTCCTATTGCATCGACTGCAGCACCTTCAGACATATTCAAATCTTCATAATTTTTAACTTTTGCAAGAGCAGTGGGTGTATCTAGTTTTGTTAAAGTAAAGGGGTTTATTTTCTTGTTTGCAAATAAAAATAACCAAATAGCATCAACATCTCTAAAGTTTGTATAACTCGCTTCTACTAAAGTTTGACTTTTATCAATTGGAATGTTTACTTTTTCAAAGTTTGTATCATCTAAAGTATAATAACTGCAGAGATCAATTATATTGAAATCTCCTATTGTTGTTGTATAAGTTCTTGCTGGTAAATTAGTTGAATATTTCATTTTTATGTTGAACTTGTTCCAAAACTATTATAAGAAACTTCGGATTTTGACAAAATTTGATTTCTATCGTAATCGTAAGATCCTGTTTCAAACTCTACAAATACTAGTCCCAGTAAGGTTACGTTTGACAAACCATTAGGAAGTAGGCGTATAACGGGATCACTGTCGTCGTTCTTCTTTACAACCATGGATTGCAACACACATGGTAGTGGTTCACCCAGCCAGTTGGCTGTCAGATCTGTAACTGGTCCAGTTGGATTTGGATTATTGGAAAAACCGGGACTAACTCCAATTGTCCACAAATTTTGTGGATATGTTCTTTCCGGTAAACCGTTGGCCACATTTGGATAAGAAGATTTTCTAAAAGTTCCAATTATATTTTCTACTTGAATGCTATCCGCATCGTTTTTTGGTGCAAATATATAATCAAAAGCGTATACTCTTCTCGCTTCTGAAACCATGGTGTATTCGCTTATATTTGAAAATCTTCTATAAGTAGATGTGGAATACATATATTCGGTTGCAGCAACATCTGGAGCCAGTATACGATTCCAGAGAGTATCAAAATTTTTAAAACCACCACTATTTGCAACAGCACCCATGGACAGAACGGGTCCAACAGGATTTGTTCCTTCACCGAATTCGTGCTTCAAAGAATATCCTGGAACTTTTGGCATCGGAAGTGTAAGTTCTGCAAATCTTCTTTGCCATAGACCGTTTCTTGTTCTGTCTCTATTAACTAAAGAATATTCGGAAGCAGAAAATGTAACCCAAAGCGGTTGTTCTTCAATATAAGGAGAAGTGCTAGGATATTGGTAGGAAAGTCTAACCATATTAAATATTTATGATAAATATTCATATGGCTTACAGGACAACTTTTAAACCAAAAAATGTTGAAAAGTATGTTGGCGATGCCACAAAAATAACTTGTCGTTCACTGTGGGAAAGAAATGTTTGTAAATTTTGCGATGAAAATAATAATGTTCAAAAATGGTCTTTCGAAGAAGTTGTAATACCATACATGAGTCCGATTGATCAAAAAGTACACAATTATTTTCCAGACTTTTTGATAAAATTTACAGATGGATCAAAAGAAAAATCTTGGATGATTGAAGTAAAACCAAAAAAACAAACTTATTTAAAAGAAAATGCATCCAAAAAAGAAAAAATTACTTGGGTTATTAACCAAGCAAAATGGAAAGCTGCAAAGGCTTACTGCGATAAACATGGAATGGAATTTAAAATAATAACAGAAAAAGAGATTTTTGCAAATGAGCAGCTTTAATTCAATTCAACAAATAAAGGATTATGTTGACCGCCACGGTGGTTTACAACTCACCAATAGATTTAATGTTTCATTTTTTAACGTTCCATCTTATAACGGAACAATAGAAATACAAGCCCAACAGGTTGACATGGCCCCAAGAACTTTAAATTTTGCTCAAGATAATTTAAATGGTTTTGGTTTTGGTAGGTTTGTTCCCAGAAGTCAGCAATTGATGGCAGGTGGTAATGGAGTTCTTGTAACATTTCCAGTAACGAATGACAATTACATATTAAACTTCTTCAATGATTGGTTTAATTATTTCTTTTCTAGTAAAAGAAACAATAGTGGTGATGGGAGAGACCCATTCGTATTGCCTTATTATGACGAAGCTATTAAAGATACAAGAATGGTTATAAACATATTAGATCCAAATGGTAATGTAAATAGCAGCATAACTTACTACGAGGTGTTTCCAGTAGAAACACAACCAGTAATGATGACCATGTTAAAAAATGACAGTTATATGACATACAGTGTGTTGTTCGGTTTCCGTGATTATCTACACAATTTTACTAATACTCAATTATGAACGATTTAAAAGAAAAAATAAATTCTGTTTTGCCTTGGTATGAGTGTGAGCTTCCTTTTTGTAAAAAGAAAGTTTTGTTCACACCGTTCAGAGTTAAGGATGCAAAAAATATATCAATAATTCTTCAAGAAAATAATTCTTCTTTGGCAATTAAGAGTTTAATTGATGTTTTAAAAAATAACACCGATTTAAAAGATATAGAAAATTTATGTTTGGCTGATGCTGAATATTTGTTTCTGCAAATAAGATCAAAAAGTGTTGAAGAACAATTGAATTTGATTGTTGGTGGTAAACCAATAAAAGTCAACATCAATGATGTTAAGTTTAAAAATGGACTAATAAAAAATCAACTCATAGAATGTGGAAAATTGCAATTGTACATTACAACACCTACTTTAAAAAAATTATTAAACGTAGATGTAAATGATAACATTTCTTATATGAAATCTGTAATAGAAAGCATTTCATTTAAAAACGAAGTATACGATTTAGAAAAATTTGTTTCAAAAGAAGTTAAAGAATTGGTGGATAATCTTCCTCTTTCATTTTTAAATGAAATAGAAAAAATTAAACACCCGGAACTTTATATGAATTTACTTGAAGAAGGTAAAGAAGTGGAGGTGTCCGGTAGACTAACTTTTTTTACCTTTCGCTAAAGTTTTTTGATTTAAGGGATTATTATGTAACCAATTTTAATTTAATAAATTCCGGAAAATGGAATTTGAATAATTTAGATGATATGTATTTTTGGGAGAGAGAAATATATGTAAAACTTGTTGCAGATTACAATGAAAAAATAATGCAACAGCGAAGAGAGATGGAGCAACAATATGGAAGATAATGAATTAAAAATAAACGTAGATGCTGAATCTAATATTCTTTCTCCACTAATAGAAAGTGAAAATTTTATATCATCCACAGAAAAAGTTAGAAGCAGTTTTCTTGAAATACAGGCACCCGAAACTATTTTGATGTCTGCTCAGAATCAACCAACTGTTGAAGCACAGCCAAAGATAAGCCCGAATGTTGAAGATAAATCTTCGATAATTGAAAGAGATAAAAATTTACTATTGGCGCAAAGAACAGAAAAATTACAAACTTTAGTTGATCAAAATTTAATTCCTGCAGTCAATAAAATTTCCGAAGATATAACAAATAAGATGAACAATCAACCAAATCCAAAAGATCTTTCGGAACAAAGACCTACATTCTCTCTAACAAATTTAGTGTTTAACGATAGGCTTAGTAAAATTACAAATGCCCCTATATGGGTTTAAATAAAAAAAGCCCCTTTCGGGGCCCTTTTCAATCATTATCCATTTCAGAGAAATACTGAAGTGGATCTTTTTCTTCAACATTGTCAACCACAGTTTCTTCAACATCATCTTCGATGTTCTTGGATTCTGTGAATTGAGAACGAATGTCGTCACCAACAGACTTCTTCAATCTTGCCTGAAGCTCATCGTAGCTCTTGAATTGACTCTTATCAATAAATGGCTTAAGAGGATATTGCTTCTTCCAAATTTCTTCAAGTTTCTTGTCATCACCACCGAGCAGAGGTGACGGCGAAGAAAATTCACTTCGGTCATAGTTTACATATCCACCAACATTCCGAATCTTGATCTTAAAATCTGCACCGGTCCAGAAGTTAAACGGATCCACTGCAACCTCGTCTTGGAATTCTGGGTGAGCGAGGCTTTGAATCTTCTGGAAAATCTTGGTACCATACTGATACAGGAAAACCTTTCCCTTATTCTCCGGATTAGCGGGATCTTCGATGACCAAAATATTTGAAATGTAAGTCAATTTACGCTTACGTTGACGAGCAATGTTTTTGTCGTCTTCAATACCGCTGTTCCACAGTTCCGTGTTTGCAGCGCAAACCGGGCACTTTTCTCCGATGGTGGTCGGACAATTTTCATAAAACCATCCACCCTTGCCTTTAAAGGTGTGGCTATAAACAGCTACGAATGGGCTGTCTTCACCGCTAATCTCGGGAAGGAAACGGATTACAGCATATCCATTGCCAGCCTTGTCGATACCGGGTTTCCAAATACGTTCATCCTTGTAACCTTCCTTAGAGGTCATTTTATCAAGGCGTTCGGTTAGAGATGCGACTGAGTTTTTACTCTTCTTTTTGAAATCTGAAAAATTTGTCATAATAGTGAACCCGAGGAACTACCTCGGCCTTTCTTTGGTTAGTATAGTATAGTTAGTGTATTAGTCAAGAGGCAACTTTGTGCTTTTTTTCTTTTTTAAGAAATGCAATTTTTCTGCTTCTTGTTCAATTTTTTCAATTAAAGGTTTGGTTAAAAGTTTACCTGCCGTTGATGCATCTATATTCATTTCTTCACTTAATTCTAAAATGCAATCCATAAAGGATAATTTTGTTTTTTTAACTCTTTCGAGAACTTTGCCTGAAAATTTTTCTTTAGCGGTATCATCCATATACATTACAACTATACTCCATTATAAAAATAAATCAATATTTAAACGTTCTAAATATTCTAGAACTATTTATAGGAAACCTAAATGGCCTCAGATAATGATGATAACATTGTAATTGAAACATCCGGTTTAACAGCTGCAGTTGCAACCGACGTAGTGCAATTTGCTGGTACAACCGCCCACTTTCAACTTTTTAAACTAGCATATGGAATTTGTGGAACAGCAAACATTGTTTCCAGCTCATCCCCGCTACCAGTAAGTTTTTCAAGCGGGTTGACTGCCACTGTGTCCACTTTGGTTACGGTTCAAGGAACAGCAGGGGGCTTCCCACAACCAGTAAGCGGAACGGTCATTGCTACAGGTATAACAGGATCTCCAGTATATGTAAAAACTTTTACAGGAAGTCAGGTTGAAGTTACTGGTGGCCGTTTATACACGACAGCAGATTCGATTTCCGTATATGGTCCAAGTGGTGCAACATTCCTTCCTGTAAAGCTTGTAGGGGCTACTGGATGGAACATAGGAACTGTAGGTGATGCTCTTAAAGTTAATATTACTGGAGCAACATTTCAGGCTACAATTCCATCTACAGTATTGGTTGCTGGAATTTCTGGTGCAACGGCTATCAATGTAACTGTTGGCAACACAGCAAACATTAACGATGCTGCTATTTTGTCCGGTATGACTAACATATATGGACAAGTTGTTGGTCTGAGAACTGATTTAACAGCTCTCGGTGTAGGTAGAGCAACAAACTTTAAGACTGGTAAACTTTCGATTAGCAGTGGTTCTGCGGGGCAAATGGACTCCGCAGGCTATACTTGCTTTGCTGGAATAAACATCAGAGCACTTTCAACAAATACAGACTTTATATATCTTGGAAACACATCCGCTCTAATCGGTTCATCTTTTGGATACGCTTTAGATCCGGGTGAAAATGTATTCTTAGATATTCAAAATACAAATAAAGTTTACGCAATATCTAATACAGGTACTCAAACCATAACATATATGGCTTCATAATATGCCACTTTTATATGTTCTTAATGCCACCAGGACACTACAGAATTATGGGTTAGTTCTTGAAGGAGCTACCTATGATCCTGTATTTGGCCAAGGATATATAAATTCAAAACCAAATATTTCAATAATAGGTTCGAGTTGTTTCATTGATTATTCATCAACATATTCGACTAGTGATTTGACTCATCTTATAAAGATGTTTGAATCAACTCCAGCTGGAACAACTTTTGCTCTTGTCGATGGAAATTATTATGATTCTGAGCAAGACTATAGCGTAGACGTTTCTGGTGTTTTTTCTTTACAAAGTTTAACAAATTCAAATAAACTTATAATTGGTGGAATAGTTTCCGGGTTTACTTATACAACAAACTATAAATTTTACAATCAAAATAACTTTATAGATCCACCACAATACACAACCGGATACACCGGTGGTTCTACGGCAGCAAATTATATTTTGAATAATATTACAAACAATCCATCAAAGTCCTTTTTGAATGCTGGATTTTTGGGATCTGAATTTGGTAAAGAAGAATATGTTGAGTTAACGGGTTCAACATTAAATACAGGAAAAATAAAAATAAATTCTGTTTTAGTGCTTAAAGATAATAGAGAGCTTTTGTATACTGATTCAGTTCTTACTGATGAAAACTTAGTTACAAACAATATAACTGTAACTCAATATCTAAGAGGAAATGCAAATCCAGAAATTCTATCAAAATCAAGAAAAGCTTTGGGTTGCTACGTTGTTCTTGACGCTAATGGAAACCAAGTAAGTTGTTTTGAAAATCAAAATCAATTACAAGCATTTTTGAGATCTCAATATGAAACTTCTACATATAATTCATATTGGATACCTTGCTTATATTGTGCAAGATTGACAGACAATGCAACAAATGCAGCTTCTGCAGATAAATCTATTTTGTTTGATGGTTCTGTTTTCTTTATAATAGATGAAAATCCAGTGCCATCTTTCAATGATTCTGGTGATCTTGTGGTAAATTATGTTTATACTTTACTCGCAAATTCAGAGGGGAGCAGCAGTTTGGCTGCAACTTCTAGTTTAGAATTTGATATAGACTATGGATTTAAAATAGATTTAAGTCATCCAACCTTGAAAGGATTTGCTGTAAATGTATATCTGGATGAAGCGAGAACAGTTCCTATGGCAGATCAATTTTATTTAATAGGAACACCGGGATTTGATCAATCTTATTTTGTGTATTCAAAATCAACTACAAGTCCTAAAAAAATATACATGGAATTGAACGGAAACGTAGTTATTCCAATCGATATAACAATTCTTTAAATAAAAACTCCCCTTTCGGGGAGTCTTCACACTACAAAACTTATTAAATTTTAGCGGCTACGATTGCGAACCAGACGGTAGTATGAACGACCGTTGCGTGTTTCGCGTGTGATGGCGTAGTTCATGTCAAACCGATCAAACGCTTCACGGAGGTCATGCATCGTTGCGCGCATGTTGCTCACACGGAAACGCTTCCGTGCCTCTCCTGCTGTAAGGGTAGAACCCGAACGCATGTAATCAAACACTCTCTGAATCTTAGTAGGACGATCAACTGTAGTAATTTCCATATAAATTTCCTTTCTTATAAGAAGTGCCCATAATATAGCACCCATTGCTTGACTGTCAAGTATTATCCTAAATAATATGGACTGAGGAGACTCCCCTATGAACAAGCGGAATCGTCAGTTTGTCAGGCATGTGAAAAATCATCTGGCAGAATACGGAATGCGCCTCGTCATTGGACGTGGAAAATTGGTGAATGTGGGGGGCTATAGGTGCGTTGGATTTTTTGATGAAGGCAAAAAAGTAATAAAAATTGCAAAAAATTCACCAGAATTTATGTCCACTCTGGTCCACGAATATTGCCATTTTCTACAATGCATCAAAAAATGTAAAATTTTTAAAAAATCAGACAATGCTGGTATTATAATAGATGAATGGTTTAATGGAAAAGAATACTCAGAACAAAAATTGAAAAGAGCATTCTTTCTTGTTCGCGCCATGGAACGCGACTGCGAAAAAAGAGCAGTAAAAATTATTAAAAAATTTAATCTTGAAATCGACAGCAAGATGTATGCAAAGAAAGCAAATTGCTACATCTACAGTCATTTTATGATGGAGAAGACTCGAAAATTTGACTCATACAAAAAGAGTCCTTATCGAAGTCCAATCGTGCTTAAAGTTATGCCATCTACTATGGCCGCTTTAAGTCACCGAACTATTCCACCAAAAATATATTCAATACTAGAATCATTCACTTAACGGTGGATGTTCATTTACAAATTTTTTAAATGGCTGTTCTCCGTAAGGCCATCTATCGTCTTTGTCCATAAACTTATAATGGACCAAAGAATCAAGATGATCTGAAAGCATTTTCAGAGTTGTGTCGTCTATATTCCATTTCACATTGTCCTCTTCATTTATTGCTGGGGCATCTGCTGCATTGTGTTCTGCAACTGCAAGATCAGCAATCTTGGCAAGATTTCCAAGAATTTCTAAGGACTTGGCGCATTGATAAAAAAGATCCTTGTCTAGAGGATCTTCTTCTTTGCGAGCCAAGTTACGAATTTCGTAAACTAACTCTGAAATTTTCATAATTGTCTCCTTACGACAGTGTGAGGAGATACTTGGTTTGTTGTACGGAAGCAAGCATCTCATCTCTTATATTTAACAAAGATGTTTGATTGCTTTCTATTTCTTCTGGCAATTCATTCATTAAATAATCTTCAAAAGAGTCTAATACATTTTCAGGTGTTGTTTTAGAGGGACCATTAAATGAAAGTGTTTCTATTTCATTTATTTCTTCTTTTCCATATGTTCCCAAATAAGCTTCAGTAAAGGTATCTAAAAGTGAATCTATATTTTCATAAAGTTTTCCTAAAGCTTTATGTTTTGCGTATGAATCTGTTCCCCAATGATGGAGTTTAATTTCATTTTGAAAATTTAAAAGTTTTTGAATGCATGGCATAGTATATTATTTATCCTTTTCAAAAAGATTTTTAACGGATGTTAGAATTCCTTTAGCAGAATCTACGGCATCCTCTACTTTGAATCCGGAGCCCTTTTCTACTCCAAATTTTCCTTTTGGACATGATAACGTTGGCATGTAAAGTTTTTGTGATAAGGCAGCTCTCGGATTTCCTACCGAACAACCACAACCGCCACCACACCAACCTATGCTATCTTTAGCATCACCCTTTGCTTTTACAAGATGTGTACAAGAGATGCAAATATTTTTTCTCTTTTCAAAAACACCATCATCTACTTTTCCCTGTAAAGCCTGTGAGCCTTCCGCTTTCATATAAGCTTTTGCTTTTTCTATAAAAGATTTTTGTGCTTTATTTTCAGGAACAACAACTTCTTGCGGTTTGGTGTAAGGTATATTTTGTTGATTTAAATAATTTTGATAATGCGAAATTCTAGATGGACATTCCAAGCATTTAGAAGCATCTAAACCTATTTTGCATTTTGGAACATAATTTAAAGCTCTCCAGTGTACGCAGTTTATCACTGGAAGCTGAATGTCCTCATTTATGATATGTGATAATATTATTTTTTCTTCCATTTTAATCTATTGTTATTGCACTTCCTTGCGTGGTGCATCTTAATTGATCAAACGCATAACTGTAAATACGAATAAATTCAACTGGACCGCCACCCGGCGGCGGAGTTGGTGGTGGATATGGGCAAGAAGGTGTGCTTGGACATGGTACACACGTTAGTGGATTATAGAATTCAAAATTTGCTCTTTCGCTATCAGAAAGGCACGGAGGAACACATGCAGCAAAATCACCAATTGTTAAATAACAATTATGTGGGTGTCTTCTTTGTTCAATCCCATCAACACCTCCACTGGGATCCGAAGGTTCATTCACACAAGACAAACCAGAAACTGCAGGTTCTATTACCGTGTTGGGATTTGCCTCTTCACCTAAAACCAAACAACGATCTTCTTTTATCAATATTTGTGATCCACAAGTTTCATTTTGCATTTGATATCTATAGTTTTGTGCATACTCTGCCATTGACAAAGTATTTGTAGATTTGCAATGGTTTACCACACTAGGGCAAACATAATCATCTGCAGCGAAACCAAATTCATTAAAATCGTACTTACATCTAGCTGATTGAGAAGCACATGCACTATATCTTTTTGCAGATGCTCTCAAAGTATAAACATATTGTTGTGTTGTAGCATTAAAAACTGGCGTAGGCGGGGGATTGATAATATAATCATCTCCTGCAATATATGGTGGTCTAGTGTTTCTACCGCTGCACGGTGGGTCATCTATAATACCACACTGAAAACAAGATTGTCTATTGTAAAACCAAAAATAAGGATTCAATCCTGTCGCACTCACTATTGGATTGAACAAAGAATTTATGGCTTCACATATATGGCCAGCATTGCCTGAAAAAACATTTATTCTATGTCTTCTACCTCCACAAGAAAAATCCAAATAACCAGTTGTTGCTGGACCCCATCCGGTGTTTATATCATTTACACCGTAACCAAGATATCTAAACCCGTTTGGTTGTTCATAAACACAAGCTGGTACAAAAATTTGTAATAAATCTGCCTCATATCTGTCTTCTGGTGAAGACGGAGTTAATCTATATGCTGTTTTAAGTATATAACTTTCTATTTGATTTCTATATTCGTTATCATCATCATCACAATAGTTTGTACTAGTACTTGGAACATTATCTATACATCTATTTGGGCAGGCTATTTGCGCATAATATTGACTTGTTTCTTCACAGGTTTTATATTCTATTTCTTCTTCATATAATGGATTAAAGTAACCCAAATACGATCCATTAGCATCTCTTGCGACTGTTCCGCCATCTTCGCAACTTGGATTACAATATTGAAAAAATGCATTAATAGATCTAGTAACTGTTTGATAATCTGCTGTAGGAACACTTCCATCAGATCTAGTAAAAACATCTATTCCAGATTTTAGTACGCATGTGTTCGCAACAGAACTTATAAAAACTGGAGTTATTAAACCAAATTGATCTTTAAATGGATAACATTTAACTATGGTGGTTTCACAAACTATATCATCGGGATTGTAAGTTTCTGTAATTTCAGTGTAAACCGGTGCGTATTCAACTGGAATACCACCTCCTCCACCAGTATCTGGTGGTATTACAGGAGGATCTGTGGGCCGACAACAGGGTTGTCCTGCTGCGTCTTTTCTTTCGATAAAGGTACCTTGATTTATCGGTAATTCCGGAGTTGATGCTGACGGATCACATTCTCTCAACTCAAACCCAGTCAAAACATATACACAATTCAAATATAAAAAGAAGTAACAAAAATTACTTAAATTTGGTTCAGATTCACCAATAAGTTTTCTTAAATAATTTTCACAAAATTCAATTCTATCTGGACCACAGCAAACCAAATCGGGACAACATTCATTTTCAAAATAATCATCACACCTTAAAGCATACCATACTTTTTCTGGCGGTTCTTCGCAAGGATCCTCTGTGCAATCAAATACTGTGTTTGGATCCATTATTCTATGTTCATATGGATTTACTGCTTGTTCTATGCCGTAATTCGCCCAACAATTTGTTGGTTTGCATTGATAGAACCATTGTGTTACTGGATCTAAATGCCAATAGCAAGATAATGCATTTGCATATGCACAGGATTTAACTCTATTTGGTGTGGGGCTTCCATACACTTTCAAAGAAGGGCAAATCGGTATACATTCATAACAATCACAGCAAGTAGTAACAGTATCTTGATTCCATTCCGGATAATCGGCAAACCAAGCTAGATTTGCTCCTTGAACGTACCACTTTACATCTGTCGGTGTTCCCTGAACGATATATTCTGGTTCACATGATAGATTACATTCATAGAGTAAAATATATCTCTCACCATTGAGAACAAAACTTAATTCAACATCTCCCTGTGCTGGTGGAGGTGGATCGACTGTTGGCTGTTGAGCAATTATAGCCAGATACTGTGCTTCTGTTAAACAGATGTAATTTGGTTCAACTAACTCTTTTCCAGTAATTTGATTTTCTGTACAGGTGCACCATTTTGTTCTAAACAAAGTTGCTGTTTCGCCGTTTGATCCGCTGTCGCCTGTAGAAAATGTAATACCTGAATTTGGACAATCTTCCCAAACTTCACAGTCTTTTATAAATCTACCATTTCTATTGGCTCCGAGGCCAGCATCATGCGTGAGTCCAAAAAATGGATTGCATCTGCTTCCGGGGCCGTAAGTGCTTCCAGAAAAAACATATTGTCTTCCGGATTGTAATTTACTTGATCCACCACCACCGGCGTCTCCTATATTTCCACCACCTCCGCCATACAATCCAGCAGCACCTCCACCACCTGCATCGGAATATGGAGTTATTGGTGTTAGAGGATCAAAAACTCTTCCTCTACCACCTTTTAATTGTGTTCCGGGTTGTGGTTCAAATGCATTTGGTGATATGCTTAATACAGTTCCGCCTGAAGTTTGTTTGCCACCCGCTCCACCATAATCTCCATTTCCTTTGATTCCTTCAACCGTTCCACCATGTCCTCCGGAAGCATTTTCATTTACACCACCACCACCGCCCCCTGCGGCAATATATGATTCATTTAAACTTTGATTCGTCGGTATAGGATTTGCTGTTTCTAAAGCTATTAAACCGGATGAAGATCTTCTTGCTGCTTCTACTGCTATTCCAAATAAATAATAAAGTAAATTTGCTCCCCCGCCCCAACCAGATAGGGGATATCCTTGAGCACCGGAATAATTTGGTATTGAAGTTCTTACATCAAGCGCAGATGGACCAGAACCACCAGAAGCAATAATTGTGGCCCAATATTTGTCTGCTGGGATAATGACTTCAACATAAGCCGCGTTTCCACCTTTTGCAGCAGAACTTATACTGTCTCCAGTTTTGCCACCACCCCCACCACCTCTTTGCATAACAAAAACTGGTCGTTGATTATCTAATCTAACATAATTTGGAGTATCTGTAAAATACCATGGATATGTTATACCGGCATCCCACATAAGTGGATTAAAATTTGGTATAGGTGTTGCAGAAGATGTTTGGTTGGGCCAAAGAAACTGTGATTGCGTTATAGTTTTTCTATAAACGTGATTGGCGTATTCTTTACAAGGAATAGCAATCCAATTTGGATAGATTGGTGGTTGTACTATTTCTTCTTTACAACAACACAGTTTTTTTGGCATACAATAAAATTAAGTTAAAATTGCTTTTATGCAATTAGAGTTGCGTTTACAGTTTTTATAATATCAATTAAATTATTAGATTCATTTTTTATACCAAAATCTCCGCTAGGTCCTGGTAAGATTCCTGAATTTCCAAAAGTTCTAAATCTTACATTCGGTGAATTAGCGGGTATTGTTGCTTTTCCTGTTGAAGAATTAAATGGAATCCAGTTTGATCCACCATCAACTGTAAGTTCAACAGTTGTTAATAATCCCGAACCAGAATATGGATTCAATGTATTCGGTACTATTACTAGCACAGTCGGGCAAGTATTAAAACAAGTTAATGCTGCAGCTGGAAATAGTGTTGGCGTGGTGCCATCGTTTTTAACATTTATATTAATTGTATCTGGATCATTTGCTTGAATGTTATATGCGCAAACAAATTGCGATTCATCACCTGCTGCTGTGTTGTAGTCTAACATAGCCATTGCATCTTGAAATGCAATGTTGTTTATTTGCATACCGTTGTTTGTATTTACCCAAACTTGTAAATTGTCATCCCACTGAAATGGGCCCATTGGTGTGCTGATTGTTTTTGCGCCATAACCACCCATCATTTGGGAACCCATAGCAGCAAAAAAGTTTTTTATTGATGAGCGTTCTATAGCCATATCTACCTCTGTATACTTATTTAGAGTGAAACTATACCATCATCTGTGGTATAATAAATTTTGTAAAAAACTTCGTTACACCATTTTGAACACACTGAACAGGGCTTTGAATTTCTAAAATTTCCAAATCGATTAAATCTAAAATTTAGCAAGATAAGTTTTTTATCTCGCAAAGACTTGGGAATTTTTCTATAAGCATCCAATTCGGAATGCATTTCAGCATACTTGTATCCCAAACGCACACTATCTGGGTGGGTCTTAAAAATATTTTGACCCACCGAGATAATTTTGCGCTTGTAAATTACAAGAGATATATGCTTTTTTTGACGTTCCATTGCCATCGAAAGAGGCTGGGCAATGGGAAGATAATTTTCTATTACTGTATCGATATTCATTCATTACATCGTCAACTTCAAACTCGGCTTATCAACCGACTTAGAAGGAGTGACGATTCCCTTATTCAAGCTCTGATCGTACTGTTCCTTGAGTTCTTCAAGGGGTTCAACTATAAAAGCAACGAATGATTTTGGAATTTGAATACCTTTGGCTGCTTTTGTATACATTAGCCAAGGCATTAGACCAATTTGACCACGTTCAAAAGGAACTAGAATTGCTGGATCCTTTAAATTCCAATGGGTGTCTGTTTCTTCAAAACGAGATAAAATTTCTTCACCAGAGTTTAATCTAAATACTTTTACGTTCATATGTATCCTTTGTTGGAAGGTACAATATAACATAAAAAATAACAAAGGCAAATAAATGCTTGGATTTAAAGAATACCTTATAGAAAATAATCAATCAAGTACTACAGGTATAACTAGTGGCACTTATAAAATTTCTGCAATGGATGCTTTATCCAATAGATTAGGATCAACACAAAAAGCATTAGATTATTTGGAAAGTATAAAACAACGAAGAGCAGAACATTCATCTGAAATCGACCCGGATTGGTATCTCCCATCAGTGGAATTGGATGATTATTCTGAAAAATTAGATGTTGCTATGCAGCCAGGTAGACCAACTGCTCCACTCGGTATTACGCCAAATATTCTGATGGTAGATAAAAAAACTAATACTATTGTAGATTATCAAAAACAAAATCCACAAATTATAATTAATACAAATGCTGGGTCTCCATTTCCCGAAGGTATGGAAGCAATAAAAAATGATTTAACTAAAGTATCAAATGAATTACAACCCAATGGAACATACAAAAAAAATACTAGTACAATGACCGATGTTCTTTGGCACGAAATGCAACATGCATTAGCATTAAAAAGTTTTAAAACAAAAAATAGACCAGTTTCTTCTGTAAATGCTAAAGGCTATGATTATAGTAATAAAAATCCTAGCATATCATCTAACATGTCTACGTATGTAACATCTCCCTCAGAATTGGCAGCACATATGAGTGAAAATAAAATGAGATTTTTTGAAAAAACAGGAATTTTATTAGGTCCTAATTTTACAGATGATGATTTTCAAAAATATAAAAGTTTTTTAGAAACCGATAAAACTAAACAATCAGCAATTCTTTTACAATTGTTTAATGATCCTAAAAAAGATAAACAATCAAAAGAATTCTTGAGACAAATTGCTCAAACAAATAAGCGCGACACTGGTGAAATGATGGCTTGATTAAAAAGGAAGAAGAGCTTCGTCAACAATCCCAAGCAAAGGATCAGAAGCCGAAAACCAAACAGGGATGACACCCGTCTTCCATTTAGCAAATCTAGTTTTTTCAGCCAAATAATATTGACGATAACCAATTACTGGATTTTCATTCTTGTATTCATCTGGCATGGCTTGTACAAATTGAGTTCTCTTGCCTCTTGGAATGTTGGCAGGTGGACTGTAAAGACCGTCCATTAGCATGGCTTCCATAGAGTGCACCTTACCGTATCTTGCGGTATATTCTTTGCACAACGAGTAAGTGTGCTTCCAAAGCCACATATAATTTTTTCTACTTTCTCTTACCCAAATACTGCATGGGTGATTGATCATGGTTGCTTTGCAAATATTTTTCTTTGTGCAAATGCTAGTGGTATATTTTCGCTTGCCCGTATCGACTACCAACTGCTCACCATCAAGAACATGGTGAGCAGTTGACATAAGTTGACAAGATTCAACAATCATTTTAACTACATGCTTATCACACATCATCTGTGCGGCGATTTCAGGCTGTTCATCCAAGACAAAGATATTCATATTTCGTGGTTCTCAAAAATGTTGTTAATAGTGCGATTTACTTTAACCAGTTTACCATTCAAATACAGTTCAGGCAAATTAAAAGCGCCAACATAAGAGCAAGCCGAGCGCAAACCACCAAAAACATCCTGTATCGTATTTCGTATAGATCCGCGATATGGTACTTCAACTGTTCTTCCTTCCGATGCTCTGTAATCGGAAAGCCCGCCATTGTACTTCTCATTCGCAGTCTTGCTGCTCATGCCGTAGTGCAACATTCGGAGCTCTCCATGCTCACCGTGTCGTATTTCACCACCACACTCATCGTGACCAGCAAACATTCCTCCAGCCATTACAAAGGCTGCGCCTGCCACGTATGCTTTTGCAAAATCTCCGGGATAAATTATGCCACCATCAGCAACGATCCCAATACCGAATGCTTCGGCTGTTTGTGCACACTCTAATACCGCGGATAGTTGTGGATATCCCACGCCTGCCACACGCCGGGTCAGACACATCGACCCCGATCCTATCCCCACTTTTACGAGATCTACTCCAACCTTTGACAATTCCTCTACCCCCTCTGGGGTCACGACATTCCCTGCAATCAAAATAGACTTCGGCCATTTTTCTCTAACCTTTCTTGTAAAATTATAAAATTCAGTCATGTAGCCATTTGCCACATCAAGACATATAAACGTAGGATCTTTGATATCGGTACTGTCAACAAAAAGTTTGCTTTCAGCATCCAAACCTAGAGTAAGAGAAACGTATTTTTCTTTATCGGGGTGGGCAGAAGCAAAACTTGAATAATAATCTCCACCTTTTCTTAGACAGGTTACAATGTTATATTCTGACAATACAAGTGCCATTTTGTGGGTGCCAACGGTGGACATATTAGCCGCCATTATAGGCACACCCGACCAAGAAGTTCCATTATTAAATGTCTTGCTGACCTCAAGACAAACTTCTTTTCTTGATTTTACATTGCTTTTCTGGGGAACAATTAAAACATCAGAGTAATCAAGTTTTGGATCAGCATTAATGATCATAGCGGCATATATTACCACCACAATCAAAATTGTCAACAATTATTTTGATTCTTCTATTCTTTTTATGGCATCACGAAGACTTAGCATTTTTTGTGCAAGTTCTTTTGAACTTATCTTTTCTTTAAGATAGTCTTCATATTTTGAGACAATAATTTTTGATTCTCTAAAAAGAACCGCGTAAAGATGATCCATTTTAGAATGATTGTCGCTCATTTAAATTATTTATTCTAAACCATACGTATCATCTTTGATAAATCTTCTAAGATTTGACATATAAAAAGAAGACCAACCCTGTTTTTGCAAATCCCACACTAAAATTCTTCTTGAACCTATAAAACTAAATGCATTTGCTCTGGTGTTTTGCTGGCTTGAAGGTATTAAACCTTCTTCTAGAGTTCCTACAATTTTTGCAGCCCTACCATCCATCTTAAAATATTCTATTGTTGCAATTCCTTTTAATATTTCAAAAAAAACTTCTGTGGGTGATATAAATCCAGATTTATAATATTCTTCGTCGGTTATGACTACTACTTCTGCAAGATAATCTGAAGAAGGATCATACAATTTATCTTGTACTAAATCCTGTCTAAAATCAAAAAAACTAGAAACGGACCCGTAAGTTCTTTTTATATAATCAGCAAACTCTTTATCATTTTCTGGTATATTTTTGTATTTTTCTTTTCTTTAATTTGAAGAATTATAATCAGTTTCAGATAATTGCTTTTGATAAGACAGGGAGTTTAAATCTCCCTGTAGAAACTTACTTAAAATTTCTTGTTCAAAATTTTCTTCTTCCATTATAGTAACACTGTTATTAGATCATTTTTTATATGTGTTTCTTTATATTTTAAATCACATGATTGCAAATTTTTTAAAACCCACAATGCTTTATTTTGGTCTGCTTGAAAATAAACATCGTGAAATGGTTTAATTTTTTCATTTTTTAAAGTTTTTAAAACTTTATCCCACAAATCCGTGTCATCAAAATCTTTGTTTTCTAGTTTTACCAAAGATCTAGATAACTCAGTTTTTAATATCATCACTGAAATCCACGCTTTGGGGGTTTAAAATTAGTTAATAA